AAAATCTTTTCAGCCTGGGAATCATCATCTGGTTGCCTAACATCAGGATTGCAGTTTCTCCTTGAGTCAATAAACCAAAAAGCGCATCTGGACGCCCAACTATCCTGTACAACCAAAGGGCCGCCGCTGTCTACACACAAGTATAGGTCGACGGAAGGGTCATCTTCAGGAACTTGACCTTGAGTGATAAAAGCGTTGTGCCCCAGTTCTCTTAGCGCCTTCTCGAGGTATGTTGCTGGGTTATATCTAATGTAAGCTGCTACTGGGATCTGTATTTTCATAATATCCTGTTTGGCACCGCCTCTTTATCAGTGCCCGGTCCTTCGCTGCTCTCTGAGTTTGTTCCGGGATAGAGATGAAAGCATCCATAGTTTTATGTAGCAAGTGCTCGATGTAAGTATTTTTTAGTTCTGGTATGCGCTCAATTTTATATCTCAATTTCTGGACCATTCCACTTAGGTCTACATCATCGGCTACCAAAGAGAATTGCTCATCTGAAAAATATCCTCTGCTCTTAATAATTTCGTCGTGAACTCTTCTCGGTATGCAATCCCAGCCACCACCTATGAACGGAACACAGGTCTCTTGCATCCAATCTTGCCCAGCCATACCTACATCTGGGGTCATTGCCGCGTCTAAGATATTTAGCCATCCTGTCTTGTGGAACAGAATATCGTTGTTAAATAGTATCACCCTTTCACCCACAGTTAGCGGATACACTGTGTTTCGTGCTTTGGGCATAACCCCTTCCTGACCTCGGCTATCCCAGAAGTGGTATTGAAAACCTACACAATTTTGAGTAACTAAATTAGGGATTAGCTCCTGAGCTTTCTCCTGTGTGCCATCAATAGACCCATTGTCCACAAACCAAAACTCATATTGAAAATCTGCCCCAATGTGCTCAAAGAAAGTTCGTAGAAACGGTTCTGTTAAACTATCCCACAGGTTAAAGCAGACGACCATGATTGAATACGGAATCAACTGTATTTCTCCTTTAGCGCGCAAAACTTTTTGAAAATTTTCTCAGGACTAAAGTCACTAAAATTATCCCCCAGAAAATAATCTAGGTCAAATACTCCCCAGCCCCGCATTAACTCAGTGCCGTCGTAGTTGATATGAGAATCGCTATAAGCCTCTCGTGTATGCTGATCGAAGAAGGCTATGGTTGGGACTCTTTGAGACAACGCTAAGTACATCATACCCCCAACTGCCCCCAGAAAATAGTCCATCTGTGCCATTTGACTAATCAGGGGAGCGACCGAGTTGTGAGTCCACCCCAAATCTACAAAGTTCTTCTGAGGCTCCAGTTTTACCTCTAGGTCATCCATACCCCCTAAGCGGAAAACAGTCCCCTCGAATTCTTCTTCCATAATCTCAAGGAAAGCGTTCCAATACGGCCAAGCCTTTTGGCGATCTTGCGTCCCAGCATGAGTGTGAATAGCTACAAAGGGTCGTTGGTGTTGCCCCCAGTCATAAGGGAATGACTGGAGAACACTTTCTGAAGGAGTAAAAGCCAACCAGTTTACGGCATTCGTGGGGTTGACTTTTGTCTGAAAGTGGTTCACCGCCCAATGGCCACAGAGAGTAGGGAGGGCGGGGGAGTAGGTGTGGATGTCGGTCATAAACACACCAACAGTCATGCCCCAGGCGATATCTCCCAATAGTGGTTTGAGTTCTCTAATAAGAATTTGGGCACATTCTGACCAGTTCTCTGGCCTTGGGTACCGCCGCCAGTCATCGTTTAGCCGTGCGTGGCGGTGTGCTATCATGCTGAGGTGGTAGTGGTCTTTAATGAGAATCCGCCAGGAACAAGGGAACCGCTCTACGAGGGGCTCGTAGCGGGTGGGAGTTACTATGACAAGGCGTTTGTCGTTGATAATCGCATCTTGGAGTTCAGTAAAGTAAACAGCAGGAAACCAGGGGATGATCTCTCCCATGCAAACAAGAGGGGTTAGAACCTTGGCCTTGCGTTCGTCTTCGTCGAACTTTTTGATAATAAGTGATTCTCGTTCCTCAATTTGTTCCATCCATAATCTCTCCATAGAGTTTGTTATACTTTTGTGCCATTACTCGAGCATCAAATAGCTCCCGAACTCGTGCCTGCCCCTTCTCGCCCATATACTCTCTAAGTGGATTGTTTTCCAACAAAGCCAAAATAGTATACGCCCACATCTTTCCATGATACTCCGCATCCCATCGGTCTTCCCAATACTGAGGAGGAACCAAATAAATAGCGTAAGGCCCGCCCAGCTCAAGGTTGGTTGCACATAGAGACCCAATCATAGGCACCCCTGCTCCCATGATCTCAGCACCAACTCGGCCAAATCCTTCAAAGAATCCCCAGGTAAGGAAGCAACCGATGTCCATAGCTCCGTAGGCCAGATCTTTTCTCCGAATGCCTCCAGGAAGCAGGACATTCGCCCCGATCTCTTTTGCCAAGTCTTTGGCGGGCTCGTAACCGTCTTTATCCCCAAACATAATGAATTGGACCTCTGGATTGACTTCCTGAGTGTATTTTGCTATGCCGATAAACGCTCCCGGCCCCTTCCAAACAATAAACCTACCAATCCACCCGACGACAGGTTTGTCAGGATCCAACCCCCAGTGCTCCTTTGCTGCTCGTTTATCACTGCACTGGAGCCGATCCACGTCTACACTGTAGTAGATGAGTCTATGCCTATCCTCGGGGATATTATGGTGATAGTCGGCCTGCATCTGGCAAGGCGAAACCACCCACACTTCGTTACGGTAGTCCCAATGCACAGGTCCTCTTGTAGCAATAGTTGCCACACAAGGGATACCTTTTTCTAACCCAGCATCTATGGCTGCACAGCCAGTGTTTGCTCCTGGGTGCCCGTGGACAACGTCAACATGAAAAGATCGAAATATCTTTTTTATGTCTTCTTTCTCATTACTTACAACGATGTGAGGAACTCCCAGTGCCTCGAACTCAGCGTCTGTCCTCTCGTCGTGGTGCTTATCGGCATAGACAAACTGGATATTGCTTCTATCAGAGTATTTGATAATATCGAGAACGTGATCCGTAGGCCCGCCCAATCCGGAGCCTTGGAGGTATTGTAGAATAGTTATCATGCTAACTCTCTGTACAGATCGTTGTACTTCTTAGCCATTATCCTCGCATCAAATAAATCTAACGCTCGTTGTTTTCCTGCTTTAGCCATATCCAACCTAGGTTGTTCACACTCCAGTAAGGCCAAAATCGTATGAGCCCATGTTTGGCAATGATAATCTGCTTTGTGGTTGTCGTTCCAGTAGTTTGGAGATGGGAGGTAGATTGCATAGTCCCGAGCAATCTCAACATTGGTTGAACAATGTGAGCAGATCATTGGAACTTCGGCGCCAAGCATTTCCGCAGCCACTCGGCCGAACGCTTCTCCAAAGGTTGGAAATAGCCCCACATCCATTGCTCCGTAGGCTAGATCCTTTTCTCGTGTACCCCCAGCAAACACCACCTCAGCTCCGAGTTCCTTGGCCAACTCTTTCGCGGGTTCATAGCCATCTTTATCGCCGAACATGATAAACTGGATGTTTGAGTCTACTTCCTGAACCCGCTTCGCGATCCCAATAGTAGTCCCCGGGCATTTGAAAGCGATGTACCTTCCCATCCAACCGACTACGAACTGGTTTGGGTTTAACCCCCAGTGCTTTTTGGCTGCCCTTCTGTCTGCACACTGCAAGCGATCTATATCTACTCCATGATATATAAGTTTTGCACCGACTGGCTGTTTACTAAGCAATGATTGGCTTCCTGCCACAACAGCTACTAAACCCTCGTAATCACGGTGTATGGGTCCTGCGGTTCCTACAGTAGCAATGGCTGGAACTCCTAAACTGAGTGCTGTGTCTAAACTATCACATTTTGCATTCGCACCAGGTTGGGCGTGTACAATGTCAACAGTTTTGATAATCTCCCTTAACTCATCAAAGGAGACTTCTTTGTGATACTCAACTCCTAATTCTCTAAACTCAACTTCTGTTCTATCATCGTTGTGGTAGTTAGCAACTACAAATTGAAAATCTTTAGAGTATTTAATGAGATCTAAGGATAAGTCTGTTACACCCCCCAAACCTGAGCTTTGTGTAAAATGCAAGACTTTAGTCATGGCTTCCTGTAACCTCGAAGTAGTGTTGGAACGTCTACAATGTTATAGCCAGGAGGTTTTTGCCATGATTCGGACAATAGTGGTATGTCCATTGGTTCGCAGTAGTGTGTATTTTCCATAATTTCCGTACAGGCTGAGTATACTCCCGAACTGACAGGTTTATTAAGCTTTACACTGGGCAGCACCCAGTCATGAAACACAATAACTCCACCCTTCCGTAGCATTGGGTAGTAATCCAGTATATCTTGCTTCACACATTCGTAGGAGTGTCCTCCATCTACAAATACTAAATCCAACCCCTCCTGCTCCCCCCGCACTCGCTTAGCAGCTTCATGTGAGGGCATACTGACATGCGCAACTCGATCTTGTATTCTAGAGTAGACTCTATCAAAAGGAACGAATTGCGGAGCGGGGTCAATTGTGTACCCTCGAAAGTTGTCACCGAACGTTCGCTTCATGGCGGAATACATGAGCAAAGCAGACCCGCCCTCCCATGTACCAATATCTACAAATACCTTAGGAGTTGGAAGAGCGTTTAACATTTTGCAAACCACATACCAAAGACGGAAGCGATCTTGTACTGCCATTAGCACTTTGACACCTTGGTGTGTGGGATCATCTTCCATAAACGCATTCAGTAGTTGCTGAGGAAGCTCTGGGTTAGTCTCAAACGGTGGCCCGTATCTTTCAGATAACATTATCCCTGCACCAGTCCCTTCCGCACGTACCTGCTACCCAAGTCTACGGCTACAACCACGACTAGTATCACAATGATAATCGTGAGGGTTTCCTGTTTCCTAAATAGCCGGGTTGTTTCGATTAACTTCAATCCAAGACCGCCAGCACCCACCATGCCCATAATAGCAGCGTCTCGTATGTTGGATTCTAGGTAGTACAGAATGCGACTTATAAACAGCGGGAGGACAAGGGGCAGCATTCCGTAAAACAGCACCTGCACTTCGTTTGCCCCATCTACTCTCATTGCTTCCAAGATCTCTTTTGCGTGTGTGGACATTGTCTCGATTGTTTCCGAGAAATGTTTTGTTAAGGCTCCTGAGCAGTGGAGAGACATAGCCAAAACCCCCGCCAGGGGTCCTAACCCTGTCGCGCACACGAAAAGAAGCGCCCACACTAGAACGGGAACAGATCGTAGAATATCGGCGACAAGCCTAACTGTGTAATAGCATGGAGGAGATACTGTAGTTTCTTTGGCAGCCAAAAAAGACAAAGGTAGGGCCACCATAGTTGCTAAAGTAATCCCAGACACCGCCATTTGTACTGTCTCCAACAGAGGAAGCCACAACTCTGGCAGGATGCTCCATTCTGGGGGAAACATCCCTAACGCATAATCTACAGCAAATGGAAGTCCACTAACAACTTTGGGTAAATCTACAACAGTTTCTGAGACACTTACTAGAAAAATCGCTAGCAGAACTACAAGATATGCGTTAGTCCCTTTCAGGAATTTCCATGCCCGCTGCACTCCGGATACCATCAAACTCCTCATCTGAGCACCTGGCCAGCCCACTCCACCCAAACTTCCACGCTTCAATCATCTCGCCAGGAATGTTGACTAAGCACTCTGTTACCTGCTCTTTCAACTCCGGATCCATGGATTTCACTGCAGCGATAGGTGGATTGGGAATGGGATCAGATACCCAAATGATAGTCATCTCATCTTTTCCGATAACTCCCAACTCCTCAGCTATTCCAACGCGCGCTTTGGTCGAAGCAGCAGCATCAACTGTTCCGTTCTTGACCGCGTTGAAAGCCGCATCATAGCTACCAGAGAAGATAGTATCTTTGGGAGTAATGTTATTCTTCTCCAAGTATTTGCGAGGCATAAGATGTCCAGAGGTTGAGGCAGGGTCTAGATAAGATAGTGTTTTATCTTCTAGCTGCTCGACATATGTAATACCGCTATCAGTGCGAACAAAGATAACGCTATAGTAGACATCACTGCCAGACTTAGCGTCAACAGCATAGACAATAGCCTCAATCTCAGCGCCCGAATCCACACCTAGCACATAGCTGTACGCCCCCAACCTGCCTAACTCAGCATGCCCATACTTCATTGCCTCAATCGTAGCAGTATAGTCGGAGACCGTTTTAATCTCAAACGGTCTGTCTAGGCACTCAGTCATATACTCTGCAAACGGCGCGTAAATCACTTTGCAGGTGTCAGCATCCTCCAGTGGAATAACCGCCATAGTCACAGCACCGGTTTCTTGCCCCACACAGCCAACAAGAACAACAACCAACAGTAGTAACACGCTTAATCTTTTAAGCATCTTTATCTCCTTTTCTTATTGTTTCTCTTATTTGTGACGTGGATACATTAGGTGTAGCTTCTAGTATTCCGAACTCGATCCCCCTCTCTATTAGATGCTCAAAGCACTTTACTGTCCCACAACTTGAATCGTACCACGTGGATCCAATGATAATTTTGTCCACCCCATACTCTTGTAAAGTCTCGAAGGTCGGAATACCAGAGTGAGGAACAACACGGTCGACACACTTAAGCGATCCAATTATCTCAGCTCGCTGTTCCCAAGGTATAGTAGGAACGTGTTTAAACTTCAGCATCCACTCGTCTGTGTTTACTCCCACGATCAAGAAATCGCCTTCGAGTTTGGCTCTCTCTAGCAACCGCAAATGACCAACGTGAAAAAGATCCCAACAACCGTTCGTGTAAACCACTATCACCAGAGTAACCCGCCCTCATCTTTTAGACGACCTCGTAACCCCTTCCAGAGCCATTGGAGCACGTTGTTGGATCTGTCCTCCCTGTACTTCCAAAGCATAACAGCGGTAAACGCAGTGGTAAAAATACCAAACGCCCAGAAGCACTGGTCTTTGGTGTCGGCAATGTTAAGGTTGTGAGCAAACATAATCCAATATTCAATATGGGTATGCAAAATAGCCTTAGTAGAAACATCTTGACAGGACCTGCGTCTACGAACTTTAGTACCCAGCCATACGTATTTCATGCGTATGAAGGTAGTGTAGGCAATCAGAACCCACCAGATAGTATCTACAATTTGTGTTTTTGTCATTGGGCTCTCCTAATCTTTTCTTTGATTTCTGTGCTAGATTTTAACGGATGGGGGTATCGCGGTACAACTATAACTCTACCGCTGAACTCTGGATACTGTCTTACCTCGTGGTCTGTAGACTCAAATAATATATCTGGTTTGATCTCGAGCAAATTGTCGAGGGGTATGTACTTTTTCTGAGCTACAGCCATGTCTACACATTGCAGAGCACTAACCAATCTAAGTCGATCTTGAAATGGCATGGTGGGCCTCGGTTTCTTTTCCATCGCTGCCTCATCAGTTAATACCCCAACTACAAGTTTATCACAAAAAGATCTACAATTCTCCAGATGGAGTAAGTGGCCAATATGTAAAATATCTGCGACAACATAAGCATAACCTACTTGCATGTAATATCCTCCAGTTGTGCTTTTGCTACTTTAACCTCAGGGGAGTTTGGATTGAAAATATTTTCGCGTTCCTTGGGGTCTGCTGTCAGGTCGTACAACTCTTCCCCCCACCGCTTCGTGTGAATGTACTTCCACTCTGATGTCCGAACAGAAACCTTTTCTGAAAATATATATGGGCTATCGTACTCAGGATTACTCTGTTTCCAAATGTAGGATATAATTTTAGGATATGATGCTTGTGAGATCGCGTATGGTGAATGATAATCCGCAGGATCTGATTCTTTGTGGCCAGCGAGATCTAAAACAATGTTGTAGATCTTCTTTAGCTCTACTTGGCAATCTATCTGCTGAGGGGCTAAGTCAGGGGCCCAAACAATTAGTGGAACATGAAGGAGTTCATCATAGAAAACACAGGTATGCTCAAATAAGTAGCGATCTCCCATCCACCTATCACACATTGCCTCCCCATGATCTCCGTAGAATATAAATGCAGTGTCCTCTAAGTATCCTTTTTCTTCTAGCCAGGCCCATAGAAGGTTAAGGTTATGATCTTGATAGTGCACCCCCTCATCGTACCTATCTTTGGCCTCCTGGCATTCCTCTTCCCCCCATATAACTGAGCCAGTGTAGTACTGATCTGGTCTAGTTTCTAACCTTCGGGATTTGGCATAAACCTCAAACTCTTTGGGCACATTGAAAGGAACATGGTTATCCCTTGTTCCCACCCACAAAAAGAAAGGCTCTTGGGGTTCGAATGTATCGAAAAGTTTATTCAGGAGCCTGCCGCCCCAACCCTCGATAGGCGGATCTCTGAATAATGTATACTCATAAAAGTGGTCAAACCCCCTTGATAATCCAGACCGATCTGTTACCCAACTTCCGTCCATGTAAGACCATGTTGAGTATCCCATCCCTTTGAGAGTTTCAGCTAGCAGCGGTTGGTTGGGCAAAGGAGTTACTGTTCCATCTAATTTTGTATTTTCCATAAGCGCACCATGCTCATAAGGATACTTGCCAGTGCAAACAGAATAGTGTGATGGTAGTGACCAATAAGAATGAGAGATTGCTTGATTGAAAATCCAGCCCTGCTTAGCTATTAAGTCAAGGAAAGGAGTTGTCTTTCTCTCATACCCATATATCGAACAGTGATCGTATCTCAGACCATCCCATGCCACTAATATGATATTTCTCATATACCTAACCCGTCTAGAAGATGTAGACTATCCCAAACTGGACCGTTAGCTCGGTGGTCTGGGTGATAGATATTATTCTGCTCTCTGGGATCTTGTGTTAGGTCGTAAAATTCGTCCCCGCGCAGGCTCCGAATGTACTTCCACTCCGGCGTCCGAACCGAAACTTTGGGCGAGAATAGTTTTGGGTTATCATATAAAGCATCCACCATCCAATAGTCTTGCATTATAAGATTAGGAAAATCTACCGAAGACACGGCGTAGGGATCTAATCCAACCGACCTTTCAGATAACCCGGTCTCGTGTGCTACCATATTAAAAACATACCGGAGTTCGATTTGGTCATAGTTTACTTTCGATTTAATTCCCTCTCCCCATACTACTAAGGGAACTCTTAGAACCTCATCGTATAGCATACACGTATGATGGTACAAACCGTGCTCACCGAAATACTCTCCATGATCTCCGTATAGAATGAAAATAGTATCCTCTGCGTAATCCTCTGCACTAAGCCACTCTACCAATCTCTTTAGTTGGTAATCCATGTAGACCATAGCTTCGTCGTACCTATCTCGAAGCTGACCAAACTCCTTCTCCCCCCAGGGTAATCTTTCGGTGAAGTATAGATTTACATTTGTGTGAAGAGAGCGATCCGACGCCCATTGAAAAAACTGTTCTGGCACGTGGTAAGGGTCATGCGCGTCTAACCAATGGGAGAAGAAGAAAAAGGGCTTTTCAGGTCTGAAAGTGTCAATCACCTTGTCTACAACTCGGCCCCCACGGCCTTCAGGCGATTGTTGAAAAAGACGGTAGTCGTAGAAATGGTCAAATCCCCTTATATCAGTAGCGGGGTCTATCCATGAGTTATCAGAATAGCACCAAGTTGAGTAGCCCACCTCTTGCAGCATTTGTGGGAGAAGCTTATTCCGCCTCCAGTCTGTAAATGTTTGGGCGCGGTGGGGACCTCCTGCGGTACGCATTGTCGCGCCGTGCTGCCAAGGATATTTTCCAGTAAAAACAGTGTATGCCACAGGCAGTGACCAAAAGGACTGGCTAATAGCTTGGTCATATACCAGCTTTGGCTCGATCGAATCTAAGAATGGTGTAGTTTCCCGATCATACCCATAAAGAGAACAATGATCTCGTCTCGCACAATCCCACGCTAGTAAAACTATATTTTTAGTCATCTTTCCACTCGTAGACATTGCAGATTGGTCTAGCCGGTACACCGGCGGCAAACGTGTCGGCAGGTACGTCTCTTGTTACGACTGCCCCCGCGCCTATAACCGAGTTGTCTCCGATTGTAACTCCACCAATGATAATCACGCCCGTGCCGATAAAAACATTTCTACCGATGAATATATCTTTTGTTTTGGTTGTTTTCCGGTGATCTGGGTGTATGGGGTGGTAGGCAGTTGTGATATGTACCCCCATACCTACTTTAATATCTCTGCCGATATGTACGTGACTGCCTGGAGGGATATTGAAAAAGCAATCGTTAAAGTCTGTCCAAGTGACCCCCTCTTCTAGATCAAGGCCGGATGGCTGGTTTAGTATCTGAGGGCTAACTTCTCGGCCCTGTTGCCTTACGACTAACTGACCATCTCCCCACCTACTGCTACCCATCTGTCACCTCGTGCTTTAAGAACTCCTGTCTAAACGACTCCCACAATATAGGCAAGAACTCTCTCCAGGGAGTGTTGGTTGGATAAATCCTTCTAATCATAAAAGTCTTGATGATTTGATACACAACAGTGTAGAGCTTATTTACCCAATGAGTATGCCTTACCCTAATTAGCCGCCGGATAGCGGGCCAAGCCCTCGGGATGACGACAGCAATCATACCGAGAAGGGCGATATTGCTATGGACATCCTTCTCCTGTTCTGAAAAACTATTAAGAGGGCTCCTGCCCATATAGAACTTTGGAATAGCGTTAAAGTCTCCGTCATATAAGCCTCGTTCGATCACACTATTACCTAGGTCAGTTCCAGGATATGGGTGGAACACTGGGAACTCCGCATAGTCGGCGCCCGCCTTAATATTAAACTTCACGGAATAGACGTCGTCCGCGATTGTAGCATCAGGCAACCCAACTATGGTGTTTGAAAACGTCATGATCCCATACTTCTTACACAAGGCGAACGCATCAAGTATCTGCTGATCTGACATATTGCGCCTTAGTTGGTCATTTCTGATTGACTCTCTGCCGTGCTCAATGCTCATTGAGATTGTAGTACAGCCAGCTTCTTTCAGAACCTTGATAATATCTTCAGTTAAGAGGTCTGCGCGGGTCAAAATGTAAAATGGCAACCCAATCTCAATTGGATATCTGTCTCCAAACGCAACCAGCCAGTCATCCAAGGAAAATGCGAAAACATCGTCATAGAATTTGACAACGGCTAGTGGGTAATTCTTTTTGACATACTTCAACAAATCTAAGATATAATCTACTGAGTGTCTTCTAACCAGCTTGCCTTTGCCGGAGTATAATTTCTTCCAAGCATGGTTAAAGCAATAGGAGCAGTTGTAAGGACACCCCCTACCAGTTATAAAACTCTTGAGGTTGTTTCCCCCCATAGTTGTCCAGCTGTCCGGGGGCCCATAGAATATTGAGACATCCGGAACTGGAAGAGTGTCTAAATCGCGAACAAGAGGTCTGGGAGGGCTGTACCCATCTTTGGTCCTAAGATTCGGAATATCGTGTATTACTGACCCATTCTCAACTGCTAGGAGGAAATCACCAAAAGCTCCCTCTCCTTCCCCCACACAAACAGCATCGAGCGAGTCGTGCCCAAGAGCATCAGGGAAGAACGTCGGGTGGGGTCCCCCCATAATTGTCCATATTTCGGGATGCAGCTCGGATACAACTTTGTTGAACTGATGATAATATTTATGCTCACCTGTGCAGGAGGAGTAGGCCACCATGTCAGGCTCCCACTGGTTGATAACGTCCAAAACGTGTTGGCTTGCGATGACTGCTAAGCGAGTTTCCCAACCTAAGGTTTTCGCAACGGCAGAAAGATACTGCACGCCAATGGGAGCAATAAAACCCAGGTCATGCGCGACAAAAAGAACTCTCACCTCCAGTGTCTCCAGGGCGCCGCTTCGGGATACGGAAATCCCTCTTCTAAACGCCTATAGTATGTATCCTTTGCGTCCCTAAATTCTTGACTGTTAAATGTTTCATCCCAACCTATAAGAAGATGGTATACATTGGCATCTGGACAATACGACATCTTATTGTGTTTCTTTGCAACTTCCGCATATTCTATGTCTATCCAGTTACATGGGTAGAAAGGACTCACTAACCACCCAGCCATATACAAGTCACAAAACTTAGCAGAAACCATACACAAACCGTTTGCTCCGACATTGGGTACGTTCATCTCGGGCGCCTTTAAGTCATTTAGAAACATTAGCCCATCCCGCTCAGGGAGGTACCTATCGTAGCATATCATTGCATGGGTAAACCATTTTGGTTTGAACTCCATATCATCCGCAGTGGCTAAGCCTAAGATATTCTCACCAGGCCAGGTCTGTCTTACTAGTCCCCAAGCCGTGTTAATTGCGTCTGAGAAACTTTTGCTCTCCTCATAGAACACGACACTAACCCTAGATTTGTGGGGCAGGGATTCTACATACTGTGAGAGCTCCTCATATTCTGGACGGGACTGACCTACGATCATGATAATATGGCAATCCGATGTATCTAGGACATTCTGTACAGTTCTCTTGGCATGAGCTAATCTTCCGTGTGTGGCGCAAAACATTATTGCCTTAGCGTCAGCGTGCTTATCGATATTTGCTTTAATGGGTGAGTTGACATTCTTAGCACTCTTTTTGGGAGCGTCTTTCACTGCAGCAGGAGGTGTTGAAACCACGCTCTTTTTCTCTTTACTAGCCTTTTTGGTGGGCGGTTTCACAGATTTGTAGTATCTCCATGGTGCTTCTGGAATACCGTTGTACGAAAACATCAACTTGTTTCTCTTTTCAAACACAGTGTGGTCAATGTCAAAATCGTCAGTGTGTATGTTACTACTGTGGTCTAGCATTTGGTGAACAGCCAGCGCAGCAGGACATTTGTAGAACAAACCGAGCCTCAACGCTACCCTGGTTATCTCAAAATCCAAATACCAATGAAGATACTCAGGGCACAGAAGCCACCCATTTTGGTGGATGTCACAATACTCAGCGGTGAGCCCAGCAAACCCGGCTACGTTACAATTGGTACGCCCATCATTCCCCGCCAAAACAGCCACACCGGGCTGACCGGCGTCATTATACCCCTTTGCAAACCCCTCATACCAACCGGCATTCAATCTCATGTCGTCCGGCAGGGGAAACGCAAGGATATTTTTGCTCGGATTGCGGGTTCTTAGAATGCCGTATAACTCGTTAGTAACCTCAACAGATTGCCGCCAATTTCCCAGCCTCAGTAAGAACTGTTGAGGGTGCTTTCTTTGGATTTCTTGTAATCCTTTGAAAATACTTTTGTCTCCGTTAACTCCTATTGCGAGGTTGCATTCTGTTTTTAGTACTTCTTCTGCTATTTTTATCGCGCTGTTCAACCGTATAGTCGAAACAATTACCCAACTTTCTAGCATTAAAATGGTCCTTCACCAGGGATACACTCTCCAGGAAGACCTTTTGTTCCATAGAAATCCTCTTCCAATTTCCAGGAAGTAGGAGAAGGACAATCAGCAAATCCTTTTCTTCTCACACCTAAATACTCCTCTGCTACCCAGGCGGCGATTTCAGCAGATATACCACAAGCAATCCAATCCGGCTCCCAAATCTCAATGTATCCAGTTCTCTTAAGAGAGTTAAGAATAAGTTCCTTACCATAAAGAGACCTCAGAGATGAGACATCCACAATCTCTGCCACATGATTTTCGTGTATTGCTAGGGGGGTTGTGTAAGACATCCCAACTATAGTTTTTGTAGCTCCTGAACGAACGACCTTAACTCCAGGAAACTCTGTGTAATACCCATCTGGAACTTCATCCTCCAGATCATAGAGTCTACGGTGCTCAATAAAAATAACTGGATCCTGCTCCTCAAATATCGCGTGCAGGAGCATGCCTTTTGCATCGTAAGCATTGCTGGGAGCAATTACTTTTAGTCCAGGAATGTGGGCAAACGTTGAGAGAAGAGATTGAGAATGTTGAGAGCCCTGCCCCCAGCCTTTTCCGATAATAGCTCGGATCACTATTGGCACATGCTGTTTGCCACCCGAACTGTGGTGGATTTTAGCGGCCATGTTGACTAGCTGGTTCATTCCAACCAGCATAAAATCCACGCGTGCGTGTACAATTACGGGTCGCATGTCCATTAGAGCGGCTCCAATTGCAAACCCAGTGAATCCTTCTTCACAGAGTGGCATATCATAAGCCCTTGGAAGATCTTTGGTAGTCTCAAACACTCCTTTGGGATCATCAACCCCCTCACCCATAACAAAAACTGTTGGGTTAACTTCTTGTGCAATCTTCAGCGCCTCGTGAATTGCTTCTTTGTACGTTTTCATACGAAACAGCTCTCTGGGAACTCCGAAACCCTAGCAAACTCAAAGGCATCTTTAACTTCTTCGTTCACCGTAGTATCTTTTACTCCCCGCAACAAATCCAATTCTTGATCCAATCGAATAGCTACATCGTCCCTATATCCTAAATGAAAATCCTCCCCCGGTCCTACATGCTCCATCCACCTACAAACTTTGCAGTGAAGAAGCGCTGGATGATTATCTCGAACCGACCGGACTAAGAATTCTATCTTCTCTTTTACCTTAAACGGATCGTTGCCTTTCACAAATCCATATACTGCACCAAAACTCTCAACCTTATGCTTGACAGACCCGCAGAACCTGCTCTCAGTAGGAGAGTGTGTGGCATACCCATTGTCTTCCAGCACAAATAGAACAGGAAGCTTTTTCAATGCCGCAAAGTTTAAAGACTCCCAAAAAACCCCTTCATCGAGAGCCCCATCTCCAAAGGGAGCGACCGCGATTTGTCCTGTTCCTTTCATTTTGAAGGCCCAGGCGGCACCGACAGCTACTGGAATGTTGGAGGCGACGATTGATGAGGAAAGACTGACCCCAACTTCCGTATCTACGACGTGCATTGAACCACCCATGCCGCCTGAGCAGCCAGTTTTTTTGCTGTACAGCTCAGCGGCCAAGGCTCGTATATCTCCGCCCTTGGCCAGGTACCAATGATGATTTCTATGAGAAGGAAATACCCAGTCTGTTTGTTTAAGGTAAGAACAGACACCGACAGCTACTGCCTCTTGCCCGTTGCAGAGGTGGATCGGACAACGCATCAGCAGCTCAGACATATAGCGGTTTGAGACTTCCTCCTCAAACCGCCTTATACGCAACATATCTTTAATAAGAGGATCCATAGCCCTTCTTTCTCATCCACTTGACATTGATGGTTCTTGGGTCATTTTGACTCGTTTTGCTTTCGTGGATGGCCTCTAAGATTTCCATAATAGCGTCTTCAACGGTATACTGAGGTTTCCATTGAAAATACTCTTCCGCCCTATCCCCACGAACTTGGTAGGATCTGTTGTCTCTGCACTCTTCGATCAAGTTGATCTCGGCCCCGGTGCAATCACTAACCAGTTGAGCAATTTCTCCTGTGGTCATGCTAACAGCTGAGACATTGAAAATATTGGCTTCTGGATGTACTATCAGCCCAGGCCACTCAACAAGTGTACAATAGAAATTGACCATGTCTTGAATGTGAAGAAGAGAGCGGTACTGTTGCCCGCCCCAAAGCTCTATCTGACCGTCTTCTGCTGCCTGTCCTGTAAACCCGTTAACCATGAGATCAAACCGCATCCGAGGAGAGTATCCCATCAGAGTTGCTGGCCTTACAACAACCACATCTGGAATCTCGGGCTCTACAACCCGCTCCGCCCAAACTTTGGAGGCGGAGTACCTCGTTAGTGGTTTCAATGGACTATTTTCTGTAGCTTTCTCTTCACATATACCGTAGACAGAGGATGAACTAGCGTAAATTAGCCGCTGGCAGCCACAGCCTCTGACGACGTTGAGTGTTCCACCTACATTGGTTGTCCAAGTTAGATCAGCATCTAGCTCTGAGCAGGGGTCATTACTGATAGCTGCTAAGTGGACTATGCAATCTGCATCTCTGAGAGCTTTGGTAAACCCCTCAGTCGGCTCCCGAATGTCAACTTGGATGTTTTCAATACTGCCCTCTGGCCACTCATCGAACAGTAACCAATCAGCTACTACGACATCGTGGCCACGCTTGACTAATGTAGGAACCAAAACATGCCCCACATACCCTGCCCCACCAACAACCAGAACTCTCATGCCAGTAATCCTTTGATAAACTTCTTAAATTCAATTGGGTCAACCGGCTTGTTTCCAAATATTGACACCTTCATTGCCCCATAGGCGTTGCCTAGGAGCCCAACTACAGTCAGCGGAAGTCCTAAAGCGACCAAAGGAGCAGTGATTGATAAAAACGCATCCCCTGCTCCTACTGTGTCTACAACAGAGGATGCCACTGGAGGAAAATACTCAACGAATCCTCCTCCTTGGTAGGTGACAGATCCCTCGTGCCCGAGAGTAACTGCTAAAATATTTGCCACGTCTAGGTTGGCTGCTAAATCCCCAATAGCTCCTTTCTTATCGCCGCAAGCCAATCTAAGCTCTTTCTCATCAATAACAGCATAGTCTACATCATACCATTTGGTAACTAGGTTATAACCATAGTTGGCTGAATTGGTTTGAACGTTGACTGCCAAGAAGGGAGATTCTCCGATAATGTAACCAATTAGATCTTTTGTAAACAGCCCATGACCATAATCGCAAACTATAACAGCATCTACAGAACCAAGAAGTGCACCAACGGAGTTTTCTAAGTCTCTGCGAATGGTCTCTGGGTAGTCTTCATCGAGATGTATCTCTTCTGCGACCTTGCTACTTGTCCCCTTTTCTATCAGCCGCCGTTTGCGGATGGTTGGGTGCGAGCATAGGTGTGTGGTGATTCCCTGTAAGGCAAGGTTATCGCCGCAAGTAACCAAAGAAACATTTTCACAAAACTGAGCTAAATTACGTGCAACTACTGCTGCCCCTCCTGCGTACGTGTCCTCACTTAGATGCTGCATCGGAACCATAACATCTTTTGAGGAGCGATTTAATGCCCTACAGAGCACATACTCATCTCGAATGTATTCTCCAACAACCAAAACCTTGAGATCTCTAAGTTCTGTAAAATAATTTTCAATGTCGCGATAACTAACGAGATTCTTTACTTTGGCAATAAGTCTCTCAAGGTCTGGGCCAAGAGATGTTTGGTTGATTACTTTCGAAGATGAAAAGTCACCTATCATCCTCAGAAGGGCAACTCGTCCCCCGTAACCTTCTACAAACTCTTTTTCTTTGATAATATGGTTGGAAGGGCAATCTAAAACTTCCTCTCCTTTACAATAGACGTCTGGCCGAATCGCTTCCAAAACATCCATAGCATCTGGGGATTCATTTACGGCGACTAAATCTACATACCTAATCGCCTCTACGACAGAAGCTCTCGTTTGTTGGTTGAAAACCGGGCGGCTGGGACCCTTTCGTACAAACTCATCTGGTGTTAAAGTAACAACCAGTATATCGCCGCAGCTTTTTGCTTCTTTTAGGTGCTGAATATGCCCCGCATGTACTACATCGAAAACACCGTGACAAAGGACAATTTTCTTGCCCTGCCGTTTCTCTTCCGCGCACGTGTGATATAGGTCTAGTAGTTCCATATTAGTCTATAATTGATACATCAAGGTTAAACTTGCCACAAAGGTACAACTTGTTCCTGTGAACCTCTAACGGACCTAGCACGCCTTCGCGTGACTGGTGCTTGTGGTGGAACACTTTCAACCCAAAAGTAGGTTTTTCAACCCATCCCTTCTCCCTCATTCGAATTTGCCAGTCAACGTCTTCGCAAGTGCCGGGCCAGTAGCTCTCATCAAACTCTCCTACCTCTTCCCAAACCCCCCTCGAAAACATCCACAGACTTCCTTCGATAAAGGGAATTCCAGCCCAAACCATGTGCTGCATACCAGTACACCCACAGTTGGGATTCTCCTTTAGAGTAACCAGCATGGGAGTCAAAACGGGGCCCTGGATGACCATATCATTGTTTATCAAGCAGATGTAGTCGCCCCTTGAGTGGCGAATTCCAAAGTTCCACCCACCAGGCACCCCCAAATTCTCCTCAGATTGGAGAATTTGAAAATCCTTGAGCCAGACATGATTCCAGCCCTCAGAGACTCTCTGTAGTTCTTCCCAAGTCTCTCCGCCATCTGGGGATCCGTTATCGAGGATTATCAACTCACTCGGGTAATCCAACCATGAGAAGAAGGAGTCGAGGAAAGCGGAGGTTAGATACCACTTGCCATAGCAAAGGACGACAACGCTGACGAGTTCTTCCATTACTTTCTCGACCGAGATGTGGTGGCGTAATTGAGGAAGTAGCCTATGCCCGTACCAGCAAATGCAGAAAGCAGCTCGGGAATGTCTTGACCAGTTACCGCCAGGTAGATAACTGCCCCAACCAGACTCACTGTAATTATACCCGGAATCACCACCTCTTTGAGCAGTTCTTTCAAATTGCCACTCATGTTTTCCTCCTCTATATCATGTCTGCAAGTTGTTCCGCTAGCTCATCGTACTCGGATAGAATCGTTTCGATCTGAGTCAGTTCCAGTCGCATATTGGCGATAATCTGACCAATCGTTCCTGGGGTTGGGGGTACTGGGGGTTCCCCGCCTTGGTAGATCTTCTCTTCCCACAACGCATCCACATGGTCATGGTTCGTCATTCCAATCATACGAATGCCCACAAGCTCATCTGATGGGAGGTTGGGATCCCGAATCCACGCCCGATGAGGGCCCGTCCAAGGATCTTGATAATAGTCGGTGTAGGCCCCTGTCCCCATACCACTCCCACCTGCACCGTTCTGATCCAACCCACCCACATCTGCTCGATCTTCTCTGTCTGTTGTATACTGAGGATCCAACTCAGGTGCATCTGTCCACCAGAAAGCTCGGTGAGATTTTGTTAAATCTAGCGTCTCTTGAGGATTGACGACAGGGTTACCGCTGATGTCTTTTACCGTTGAGACAAAACTAGCATGCCCAGTTTTAACCCACAACGTAGTAATTTGATAATAGTGGTCACCATCTTGCAACCCAGAGGGAGGAGAAATCGCTACCCCGTACTTAGCCATCTCCTCCGCAGCTGCTGCTCCAGTAAGAGCGTTTCCATCTAAGTCGTAAACTGTTAACATATCGCCTCCATTGGGTGGCCCAGGAGCATCCATCTCCATTATTGGGCCGTATATTTCTGGCCGGTTATCATGTCTAAACGTCCCCCACTGGCCCGGCCAGGGATACCAGATGAAGGGGAGAACCGCCATGACCCGTGAATCTTGACAACAAAGTTCGTGATACTCCCTCAATCCTTGCAGGTATGTCTCATCTGTCACTCCATAGTCTTTTGCTGTTTGACCCATCCAACCCTCATCAGGGCCAGCTCCATTTATAGCACTCGTGATTCCACACTCAGTGACATAAACATCTACATTAGGTTTCCCAGCTTCTTCTAGCCACTGCAACCAGTAGGGCCATCGGGCGCAGTGCCAACCTTGCATTCCATCTGACCAGTAGTGTGGGAACCAATACTCATTAATGAAAATACAATCTAGTTCCTCTACGCTTTCGGGAAAGTATTCGTCAAGTCGTGGCCCATCTTGAGTGAAATTCCCTTCAGCAAACCGAAATGCCCCTACTTTGACTCCATGAGACCGCATCACCCGGATAAACTCAGCCTGACGAGCGTCAAACTCAGGGAAAGATTGATAATCTCCTTGCCAAAGTGGCTCGTTCCAGTAAGTTGTTATATCTGGGGGATTCTCTGAGACTTTATTCCAAATCTGTCCCGCCCACCACTCAGGATCTGTTGTCCTCCAGTCTCTGTCTCCCTCGTGCATCCAATAAAGGACAGTCGTATCTGGAGAAGCTTCTCTAACCTGAGCGATATGTTGGCTCTCGGCGTCCATTAGGAGGACTGCCTTAGGTTTGTACCGCTCGATTAAATCTAATCCCGCTCCAGGAGTTTGTATGAAGAACCCGAATTTGTTCATAACTCTGCCAACTGCTCCCAAGCATCAGAATACTCCTCAAATATGTTGTCTAGTACCTCATCCCAAGACTTCTCATCATAAGGAGTACTAACAGCTTCTTCCACCAACTTTGGGAGGATTCTGGATGAGGTTAACATCTCATCCTCCTCCCTATCACACCCACACGGCACAGATCCCCAACCACAACCACAAACTGGACAGTAAGCATTTTGCCCGCACTCGCACGTTATCATCTCACATGGCTCTGGTTTGGGTTGGTTCCACTGAGTAGGTATCAACTCAGGATGGCAGCATATAGGAATTTTGTTATTCATATTTTCTCTTGCCCAAGAACTTATAGGAGAAAATAGCTCCCCCATCTTGGTGCTGCTCTGGGTAAAGGTCTACATGCCAACCTCGGGATTGAAAATCCTCTGGTTGTGGTCCCCACTTGTGAACCTGGTAAGGATTAGGAGTTCCGTCTGGGTTGGTTGGTCCTCTTTCCAACATCCCTAACGGCGCCCAGCAAATCACAAGTTTCTTGGCAACTCTTTCTGCATCGTCAAGAATTTTTAGTCCTCTTTCTTGCTCAAGGTGCTCAATAATGTCAACTGCAAGAACAGCGTCTACTGAGTTGTCTGGAGAAATTTTTAAAAATTCTAAGGCATCTTTGCAGACAGGAATCCAGCCCGTAACAGGCCGCCTTTCCCAAGCTAACCTTAACTGTTCTTTCCACAAATCAACTCCAATATGCTTAACTACCCCGGGAAGCCCTGCGGTGTGCCATAAGTCTCCACAACCGAGGTCTATAATGCTTTCAATGTTATCTGGCCAAATCGCCTCAATTAGACCCCTCACAAAACACCCTCCACCTTGAATTCTGCAAGAGCCTCTTTCGTGATAGGATCTGCGTCTCCCCAATCAAACCCAACCCGTGCTAAGGCTGCTGGGTTTGATAATCCTAGCCTGTGTTTTCCTATCACTACCCAATATGTATTCGACTCATCACTCACAAGGCGCGATCCACGTTCTTTGTGGTAGTGTCTAGGATCTGTCCAATCAGCACAATCTATGGCTGCATGTTCGGCGTATTCAGCGTATTTTCCGATCTTATGTTTTTGGTCAATCTTGCCAATATTACAGTTTAGTTCTTCCCGCATCTGTTGTTCCGGAGCATAACGAGCGTGCCACATATGGTACCCAATTAGTTTTTTGACTCGGAGAAACTTGTGGCGCTTCTCAACCGCAGTCATTGCTAGGTCACAGTCCTCCCCGCCATGCCCAATTAACTCCTCCCAAAATCCCCCACAATCCCAAAAAATATTTTTAGGATAAGCAATGTTACCCGAAAAACAACCCATCGCAGCAGCTAGCCCAACAGGAGTAGCGGGCCAGAGCTCAGGTTCTACCTCATCCGGAAAATCATTGTACCGAGGATCTTTTCTGCCTTTCAACGAGGCGTCAGGAGGCATGGGGAGTTTGGGGTAGTTCATTGACTCCAAGCGGAACCAGAAGTCTTTGTCATTCTTAAGGTTTTCAATCCCATACTCCATTCTCAGGAGGAAATGGTACAACCCGACGATAATACAGTCAGGATGCTGCGTGTGAAGGTCAGCGTACGTGCCGAGGATATGAGATGGCATTAGGTTGTCTGAGTCAATGAATAAGGCGAGAGAATAATCGGGGTTGGAGTTCGCTACACCGAAGTTGCGCGCCCGGGGTGCGCGGAAGCCTTGATGGGGCCCCGCACTCAGGTACTTAAGAGGAATTCCATTTTCATCAGTTTTACCTCGCAACCACTCGAAAGTGCCGTCAGTTGAGCCGTCGTCTACAACGATAATCTCAAACTCTCGGTACTCTTGCATCCCCAGCGCTGCGAGGCAAAGTTCTAGGTTTTCTTTTCTATTGTAGGTTGGAACTACGACGGAGATCACAGCCCCTCTCCTTCCCTCAGAACTAGGTCTCGCCTGTTTGCAACTCCATGTACACACTTAGACCTTGGTTTCCTGCTGAAGCATTCACACGAAAAAGATTTGTATTATTTACAAGGCAATCCAGCTCATCTCCAGGACCAAGAGGATAATATGATTGCCGACTCTGGTCCCAAACGGCGATCCATTGACCAGCAGTATTCTGTGTCCACGCCTTAAGGACCACTCTCTTTGTTGGATACCCAGTAGGCACTCCGTTTACTTGTGGGCCATTGGGATCAATAGGCTCCGGATCTCCAGTTGTGATATTTCCGTGCCCCCATATCTTGATTCGATTAGTTGTGATTGCTAGTTTTGCCATTCTACCTCACCAGATTCAACTTCTTCTTGTGTCCCGTAGAGCCGAACTCGGTCCGAATTATCCCCTCAGCCTTTCCGTTTCTTTGTCAACCCGAGCATCTGCTCAGCATCTACATCCCAGACATCCGCCCAAGGATTGAAAATGTAAAGCGTGTATGTGACGGGGCCGTACTCCTGCCTCCCGCTCCCCCAAAGGTATGCGATGTCAATTTTCCTCATCTTTCTTTTTTACTGCCTTACCATTAAGCCTTCGCAAAACTTCTAGAATTTCCCCCTGAGTTTGGGAGATACCGGCCATCTGATCCAGATACCGCTCCAACAGCGGGGCGAACCGCTCTATAATAATAACAACCACTTTATAGAAGATATATGCGTAGACTACACTGATAACAACAGCGCCCGATTGATAAACAAACAGTGCAGTCAACGGACTTAATTCTGTCAACCTAGTCTCCCGCCATCCTAGCCAAGTCAGGGAACCGCTGCTCAAACTCATGGGATTTGTCTTTGACAGTCCACCCTGCCCCAACAAAGCGAATGATAGGAGTAGAAATAATTTTAGGACAAAGCCGGTGACACTTGGGACAGGGAGCAGTTGGAGAGGGGTTAAACAACTCCTCATAACTATCGAATAGACCATGCTCTTGGCAACGGTATTGGTAAACCAATGAAAATCTCCTTAAAAGGGATGGGATTGAGACTGAAAATGAAGTGGAGCTGAAAGGAGGGTTGTCTCAAATCCCATCCCTCACACTCAATTATATCACAGATAGGGAGATAATCAAAATAAGAGCCCCGACCATTGCTGGTCGGGGCTGTTGTGCGCCTTGTCGCCCCGTCGTGCTGCCGGTGGGGTTACTGCCAAGATTCAAGGATCTTGGCATCCTTGATGCGAGCAAAAAGCCCGCATTTTAGGCATCGCGCTTCGTAGGAACCGTCATCATAAGTCAAGCTTCTCAAGAAACGATGCCCGTCTCGCCGTGTAGCCGTCATATCGAGAGTATTCCTGTCCACTTCTTCTGTCGTTCCCATACATTGCTGTGCCATTTTTATTATCCTTTCAGAGTCCACTGGTGCAGGGGATCGCCCAGTGGTGAGCCTGAGATCCGCTCAGGCGTCGGGCAACCATTCTATTGGGGCGGAAAGTTGACCAGAGAAATACCGGGGAAAAAATATACAATATCCAACATTTCCCCTCTCTGATGACAATTCACCTCAATCGGCAGAACGTTGGTGAATTGGCGAATCGCCCAGTAGCGGCTGCCAGTGCCATGCACTAACAAGCCGGCTACACCCCCGATAGACACATCCCGGTCAGGACCTTTATCAGACCCTTTCTCCAATTTCAATTGAATCTGTTCTAATCCCATTGGACTCATAAACATTTTTTCCCTCTCCCTTCTTGAGAGCCTGAGAACCGCTCAGGCGTCGGTACCAACAACTAACTGGTATTGTCTACAAAATATCCTCTTCGCACGATGTCTGGAACTGGGTAGGTACCAGAAGGCCTGGTCTTGGCTAACCACTTAGCGTAACATTCGTTGCACAAGTACTTCCCAACATCCGGCCGCCAGCGACCATCTGGATTCCCACATTCTCGGCAGTTCGACATTTTTAGCCCCCTCTCTCGATCAAGAATGATAACCGACCCCAACGATACCGATGAATCTTATCTGCCCACAACCTTTGGCCAGGCTGCTTGCAGGCAATCATCCACCCATTGCGGTAAAGCCGATGGTTACCATGGTATGACGTGATTTTCCAGTTTCTCAGTTTGATCTCCATCTTAATCTCCTCTCGTGTCCTCAATGTAGTCTTTCAAATCTTTGCAATCACTATGTAGGTAGTCATCATAGAACTCCTTGGCGATTGCTACGGGAACATCTTCCTTACCCCAGTACTGCTCCACGAACTCGTCAAACGACAAGTGTGGGGCGACGGGGCAACAAACTTTCTTACCAGTCCACTTTCCCCCGCAGACAGCACAGATCATATCCCCCGTCCACCTGTCTCTTGTCCACAAAGATTCTTGCTTGCCATTAGTTGTCCTCAGCATCTTCCTCCTCCTGTTTAACTGCTATAGCCATGGACTTGAGAAACGATCCACAAATACCACTAAGATGCCAACCACGAAGATCTACCTCACCTCCGTACTGAGCGAGAATTTCCGCTTTGGCACAAGCCAGACAATGAGCTTTAATTTCTTTTCGCTCCCAACCATCTTTTGTCTTGCGTTCAGCTAGGTAGAAATCCCCGCCGGTGTTGAAAACAGCCCATTTCTCGTACGATAACCTACCTTTCATTTTCATCCTCCTCTATACTGATGAATACACACCAGGGCTTGTCTGGACTTTTGACTTCATTTGACAATCTTATACAGTAAGGATCCATATGGCTCTTGTACTTATCAACGAGATACATAATCCGCCTCCAAGAAGAAGGAGTAACCTGCATATACCTGCGGAATCCAGCACCTGCCCTACTTCTATGAACTTCTGCAATCAATCCACCCAGCTCGTACACATAAAGATAAATTAGCATTGTAATTCTCCTTTCAGTTGATTGAAACCTTCTTCTGTTAGCTCTCCCTCAGCAACCAACCCCCGGCGCTCCAAAGCCTTGACGCTGGCCCCGTGCGCCTTCTCTCCTTGACTGAGTGCAATCAGTGCCTTCTTCATCCCCTCAGACAAGTCAACTTTTGGTTCTATGGAGATTGATAACCCATCTTCAGGAACCACAACTTTCTTACCCTCGGGAACAAAGATCCGAGAATCTTCAGGAGCACAGGGCCACTCACACTTGGGGCAGATCAAAGTCTGGGGTCGGAGTGGGTCTGGTTTGAGTTTACTCTTTGGCCACTCTTTAAAACAGTAGGTACATTTATACATCACTGGGTACTCTTTTGTAGATCCCCCAACCAATGCGCTCTATCTGTCCCCTGTCGCAAGCACGAGTCATTTCCACGTGAACTCGTTTAGGAGCTATGTAGCTCTCCCACCAGTCGTCAGGATCATACGCACGCCGCTCAACCAGCAGAGAGTGAACATCTTGCGAGGTGAATACTCCATCCTCTGCTGCATTAGCTGCGTCTCGAACTGCTTGGGTAACTCCGAGTATGCAAGGATCTCCATAACCTGGTGCGTTATACATTTTACCCTCCTTTTATTATTCCGGCGGCCAAACAACTCACTTTATAGGAATTCTACAGTGTAGCCTCACAGCCACTGCCGACTCTCCCTCCCCCGCCGACGTGTGCTCGTCACGGCTTGGGAAAGTCTGATTGTTTGGCCGCTCTTTGCTACACCCAACAGAAGGCGAATGCCAATTCACCAGCCTTATTATTTTGGCTCCCAGGTTCCGGGTGTTGGGTGCACCAAAAAGCGGCCGAGCAGAAACTTTGTCTGCTTTCACTGCGCTTCCTTCCTGAGGACTTTGTTGTATTCCTTGGCAATTTTTCCATTGTCTGCAACCATCAGCTCTGCGCACAACTGGAAAGCCCAATTCTCAAACGCCCTCGTACAATCCTGTGCACTCGATTCTTGATGCCCATACTCATGGACAAATGTTCTCAAAACTGCTAGTAGGTCTGAATCTCTCAAATGGTCATGCCTCAACCAGCAAGTTTGATCTTCATAGAACCCATTGCGGGTTTCGGCATGTGAACCTTTAGGGACAAACACTTTAACGAAAATCGGCCAACCCATGTGATCTCGGACTTTTTCCAGAAACCTTTTTCTCCTATTGGCTTTTGTGTCGAGTGTCTTGCGTTCCCTATAAGGATCTGGAATATCAGCAACGTCTTCGTCATACCTAATATTCCCGTCTACAAAAACTCGTTGGTATACTGGGTTATCTACTCGAACTACAGTGTATCCTCTCCTTCTCGCCTCTGCGGCTACAATATCATTTGACCACAGAACTGTCTTTCGAGACCCTCCTGTCTCCTTTCTTAGGGCTGAGACCCACCGCTTTGGGTCTTCTGGATCAAGGCGCTGAACTCGACCTTCCAATTTGCGTCGGTCATCGAGGATAACTACTTCCCTGATGATCTGCCGGATCTTGCTGAAGGTCTTGAGCTCTGACAACTCTCTGGTAATCTCGGGAATGAGATCATTGTCATCCACAATATTTCGGTCTCGGTTGAGAGGAATATCAAGGTTATAGGAGAACACAGCGTCAATCTCCCTAACAAAGATCCCCTTAACGAACAGCCGAGCGCCTTGCCAACTCTTTGGTTCAAAGATTGCCTTTGTCGAGGGACTTCGAGTCTTTTTTGTTTTTCGACCACCGCTACTCGTTACCCGAGCTGTTCGCTTCCGAAGTTTTTTGTAATCTGGGAAGTAATCCTTGGCATACTGGAGGTATTCATCAGCAGCAGTGTTCCACTCAATGAAAATCCTTGTCCCGGGGTGCGTACTTCGGTGCTTGTAGACGTTTAAGGCCAGGACCTCATATTTGTCCTTGATAATGACCGGCTCGATGGCCCAGTCACGAGAGGTCATATAAAGCCCAATGCCCTCTCTAACTGCCACCAGAAAAGCCATCAATTGCCCCTCACCCTTCTGTCCACGGTAATGGGTACCCCGCTTACCCGAGATCCCTAGGAATAAAATGTCCTCCAGGTCAACTCCTCGGCCTTCATCCCAGATTCTCCAATACTGCTGGCCGTTGACTTTGTAGTCCTTCCAGATCTCCATGTACTCTGAGAGGTGGCCGCCATTTTGATCTGCTTGGTAGTCAGCCTCATCCATGATATTTTGCATGCACTCACGAACCATCTCCCACGGACCCCACTTGGAAGCTTCGTCATTGAGGTACTCAAGGCTGATGTTAGTCAAAATCTGGCGGTCAAACCTGTACTTCTTGCCATTGACTTTCAGAAACTCGGCCATCATGCAGCTCCTTTCATTGTATTTGATTACATTATAACACAGAATTCAGTTTTTGTCAAGAGGCAACTGAAAATTTTAAGGTTCGACCTCTTGACAAATGTAGATTCTATGTTATAATTGTATTGTGTTAGGATCTGGTAGTGTATGGGTCAGAACTGGAGGCTAGACCTCTGTGAGATTGCAACCTCCCATAATTGTTTGAGCGTCTCCAGCCTACCTAACTAACACACCCAAGCAGAGGGCAAGGCCTTAGGCCCCACCCGCTTGGCCCGAGGTGGCCAGCCTCTTAATTCACTGGGGGTGCAATCGGGCAAAGAGAAAATGGCGAACCTCTGCCAACACCGTCCAGCCTGTGGCCGCGACCTTCTAGGGAAAGCACTCGAAGCGCTGGGGGAGTGCCGCTTGACTGACGGGTCAGGGTCGTGGAGACCCACGCCTTAGCGGAAGGGGGCGCGGTGGGCAGGCAACGTCAGAATGTCGGAACGGTAGACGAGCACGAGAGTGTGCCTGAATACGGGCGTGCAGGTTCGAATCCTGCTTCTGGCGTTTAGTAGGTTACAATGTCAAAACAACGAGTTCGAAGAAGCACACAGAACGAATCTGGAAGGGGAGATCGGCTTAGGAAGCGCCAAAAAGTTGAAAAAGTGAGGCGTACTGGCCGGAGGAATAAAAGCCAATCCTAGCTATGCAGACTTTTTTACCTTACCCGAGTTTCATCGAATCAGCCAGGTGCCTTGATAATAAGAGACTTGGCAACCAGAGAAGGGAAGTACTATCCATCCTAACTGCTCTCACTGACCCAACTGTGGGTTGGCAGAATCATCCTGCAGTGAAGATGTGGAGGGGGTATGGTAGCGCGCTCATAGACTATGGACTTACCATCTGCATTTGGTGGAAGATCCGGGGATACAAGGATACCTGTTACTCAAAGATACTCAAGTCAATAGGAAAGTTTCCCGACCAGTTGTACAATCCACCTTGGCTTGGAGATGAAGATTTTCACTCCAGCCACCGCGCTGCTCTGCTGGCTAAGGACCCCGAGTGGTACGGGCAGTTTGGGTGGAGTGAGGAGCCCAAGATTGAGTATATTTGGCCGGTATAAGAATTTTTAAAAATTTTTTGAGGAGATTAGCATGGCTATTAGTCTAGAACAACGAGAAGAGATCATCAAGTTTATAAACTACTACTCAAAACGATGCCCTCACTGTGAAAGCACTCAGTTCACAAGCGACAACCATGGCAATCATCGCTGCCTTGACTGCGGAGAAGACTTCACTGATGAGACAGCCCTCCCGTCCCGAGCAGGAGTAGAGAATCAGACGTGAGGTGCTCAGTCTGTGATGAACCGCTAACTGTTCGAACCAGGAGTGGAATTTATTATATGCGTGTTAACCCTAACTGCCCAAGGTACAAAAAGAAGATATGGATCTCAAAAGCCCAATCCAAATAGCTAATGGACTCTATCAGTTTTATAGGCAGAACGGAATGAGTGAGGGAGACAGTAAAGAGCGGCTGACTTCTTTATTAGCTCTCGATCCTCAAAACTATTCTGTTCAGCTAATCTCGTTCATACTAGAGGAGGTCGAAAATGAAAATAGCAGAGGTTAGCATTTACAACGATCCCTGTGGACCTACGCCTCAGTGGATTATCGAGTCTATCATCCGGCGGAAGAAGAAGAAAGCCAAGAACCGCCGGTTGAGGAAGATAGCCAAAACAACCCAAACCACCAAGAATAATCGGCGGCATAAATTGAGAGGATACCAAGGTACCAGAAAACCGAACTCCTCGAAGAGCTGGAGGAAATAATGAGCTGGGCACTATCTGTTACTGGTACTGTCATCGCTAACATTGGCTTTTGGTTATATGGAAACAAACATAAGTGGGCTCCAGTAATCTCAATGCTAGCCACAGCAGTATGGATACTATACAACATACTCAATAACCAATGGCCTCTACTACTACCTTGCGCTGTAAATCTAATTATTCAAATTCGTAATCTGTATCTCTGGAGGAAGTGATGGCCGGAAAGCCAAGGACCCGATGGGAAGAAGAAAAGGCCCGCGCCAAAATGTACTAAACCTATTCGAAAGTCCAAGAGGAGAAGGAAGAGATGACCTGTCCAAAGTGTATGAGCTGGGCGGACTGGGGTTGGGTGCGGATTCAAAAAATAACGAGAATGGAGGTGATTTAAATGGGAAAGAAACCAGGACAAAGCCAAAAGGTGGTTCTAAGCCGGCAGGTGGCGGGAAGGGAGGAGGCAAAGGAGGATCCCAGGGAGGGAGGAAATAGAAAGGAGAAAACAATGAGAACCTTATCTGACGGGAGCCCCAGTACATTGGGAACTTACCGTGATTACGCGGAAGCTCTCGGAATTGACAAAGCTGTAGCATTCTTTGACCAAAGGATCGCCAAGAGTCCTGAGGGTAGAGATGAGGAAATACTCAAGGATGTAACCCAAATGCTCTACTTAATCATGAGCATGGCAGAATGAAAACCTCAGAACTGATCTACCAACTAGAGGAGATCCGGAGCATACACGGGGATTTGCTTGTTTGTGTACAAGGTACCAAGCATAACTTGCTCTACTCTCCAAAACTGGTCTGTTTCCTGCCTAAATATGAGCTGCTGACTATTATTACAGACCAGTTAGAGGAGAACCCTTGGATTGAAGTTGAGGAGCCAGATTGGGATATGGAGATGCGGAAACCTTAGAAAGGAGGCCCCCGATGAGTGTAGAAACTTACATAGACACTGCCGATGAGCTGAGCAGAAGAATACTTCTACTTATTCCCAAACACCCAGAAATACTAACAATGGAATCACCCTGGGATCTATTTAAAATCAAAGAATTCTCCTGCAAAGATCTGGCCCCCACCATGTTCCAGGCGGGCTGGGCGTTAGCTAAAGCGAAAAAAGACTACTCAAACGATCAGGATTGACAAGGTAGCGAAGGTGTGATAGAGTAAAGGTGTCAGCGTAAACGACATCTAAATAATTAGCAAACAAATCCCACCACCTTACAACGGATGTCGTTGTGCTGACAAAGGCTGGTGGGGTTTGTTGTTTTATAGGGGGATTGAAAATGTCTAAGTATGAGATGCCATACTTGTGGGAGGATGATTGGGACAACCAGATATTTAAAACAGCCAAAGAACGCTTTGGGATCTGGCCCCTGACTGTTTGGCCTTGTGACCATCAAGATCCTTTATATAGGAGATTGAAAAAAGAGATAGGAGACACAGGACAGGCAAGAAGAGGATGTCTATCGAAACCCGATCCTCAAAGCAAAAGTTGGTATCGCGGTAAACACACAGAAAGTATATTTAACCCACAACTATGCGTCTGGATCCTTAATTGTTTTGCTCCTCAATCAGGGATATGCTTTGACCCTTTCGCAGGTGGCGGAACTAGAGCCGTACTAGCTGCAAAACACGGACTCAAGTATACAGGCATTGAATTACGCCATGAAGAAGCGGAAAGAGTAAAAAACTTAACAGAAGGGCTAAACATTATAGAAGGTGATGCGAGAGATTGTCTAGAGCTTGTTGGCCACAACTTTGGAGATTTCTTAATAACTTGCCCACCTTACTGGAACCTGGAGCAGTACAAAGGGGGACTTCAGGATCTATCCATGCTGGAGACATACGATGAATTCTTGGCCGCCCTTCGCCAAGTCATAACTGGTTGCTTTGGAGTAATGAACCCAGGATCTCTATCATGCTGGGTTGTGGGGCTTCATAGAAATACAGACGGTGAACTACTGGCAATGAACCATGATATAGCCAGACTCCACAAAGAGGTGGGGTTTAAACTGAGAGAAGAGATTGTGGTCAACCACATTGGAACTCAGGCAACTATGCGAGTCGGAAACTTTGAAAAAGGTAACAGGTGGTTAATAAGAACCCATGAATATGTACTGGTATTTGAGAAGCCAGAGGAAGATTGAGAATGAAAAACGAAGAAACCGATTATGTAGTATGTCCAATCTGTGGTGAGCAAATGTCCAGAATCACTTGGAAACATCTAAAGTTTAGGCACCAAATGACAATGAGTGCCTTCAAACTGCAGTTTCCACATGCACGAACAGTTAGTAAACATTCCAGCAGGAAATCTGGATCTGCTATATCACGTGCCCGCAGAACCGGAGTAAAAAGAAACCAAAAGTTCTGTAAGGACTGCGGGGAGCCGTGCCAGGGAGAAAGATGCAAAACCTGCTATGAAGTATATCAAAATTCTCCCGAGTACTCGAAACACGCTAAGTATATACGATCCAAGCGTCCCAACAAGTATAAACCAAAGGACTACATCTGCCCAGATTGTGAAGGAGAGAAACTATCCCCAACAAGTCCTCGATGCAGAAGTTGTGCAGCTAAAAGAAGGAATGAAGAAAGATACAAAGATCCAGAGTTCAGAGAGAAACTGAGCGGGATACATAAGAAAGTGTTCGAGGAGCAGCCCGAGAAAGTACAAAAGTTACGGGCGGGTCATAGAAAATTTATCCAGGACCCAGAAAGAAAAGAAAAATTTTACGAGTCCAGAGAAGTCGTATCAGGAGAAGAGCACCACTGGTACAGAGATGGTTCCTGTCTAGACAGCGAGTATGGTGGGGAATTCGATGAGAGATTGAAATTTCAGATCCGTCAGAGAGATCAAACCTGCCAGATGTGCGGAAAGACTGAGGAAGAGAACGGAGAAGCATTATCCGTTCACCACATAGATGGAGACAAAGAAAATAATGACCCCCAAAACTTGATAGCATTGTGTAGAAACTGTCACTCCAAGACGACATGCCTCCCGGATCAATGGGAACTAGCATTATCTCTATACATGGAAGATAAAGTAGAAGGGGAGATTCATTAACTGAATCTCCCCTTGATATTGCGACACGTCCTAAAGACGATTAGAATCTTAACCTCTAGGTGAATGAAGTGCCCCCGACGATGCTGCAGCCGGTGCCAAGGTGACCTGCAAAGCTTGCCGTGTAGGCGGCTTGCGCACACATATGCTTTCTAAATATCTTTGTTATCATAAAGGTGTTTAACCCTCTATTTCTTACTGTTACCAGTAAGCTCGGACTATGTCTTCGCTCATTTCTGAACGCCCCGCGCTCGTGGGAGAATTATTGCCATACCTCTCGGTTCAGGCGCACTCCTAGTCTCTACACCCACCAAAAAGTTTCCCTTCTGGCTTGGCTCGGCGTTGTCCCAGTGGGAGTTTCGCCGAATTCACGGAGTTAAGTGACAAAGCGTTTATCACTAGTGCAGTCACCGCGTAGATTTCAAAGGCAAAAGCTGTACAGCCTCTTGGCAGATCTACATAACTTAATGGTGTTTGTGTACTCTTATACACAATAGGTTCTCCATTATGATAAACTCTTAATGGATACACCGTCGAGCTAAATATATCTGCCCCCGTCGTCGTGGCAGTGAACCGGAAGTCCGGAACCAGGATCAACTCTCCTACGAACGTCTGGATTCTCGGAGCTAGCGTGAAGCCAGCCACGATGCCTCCGCGGTCCTGGTTGATCTGGATCATTTGGACGGGCTGTGTCCCTCCGGTGGCGCCCAAGCTCAGGTAGCCGATAGCGATGGCTCGGAGAGCTTTGGGGTGACCGAAGATGTGGGTGGGTCTTGCACACCCAGCAGCGAGGAAGTTGTCGAACTCTTCCTCGTCATAGGTCCCGGTCGGGTTGCTGTTGGTCCGCGCACCGTTTGCAGATGTGACTTGGGTCTCGATCCCGTCGAAAGCGTTCGCAACTGTAGCGATTGCTCCCTTGACCAGGGCGAGGTCCCACTTGTTCAGCACAGTCACTTCCTGGAGTTTCATCATCTTCTCTTTGACTCCGATCACTGTTTCGATTCCAGAGTCTAGAGAAAGTCGGCTGATCCCCAATCCCTGCGCGCGTGCGACTGCTATCGAGTGACGTAAGTCCTCGTAGGTGATAGACTCATAACTGCCGATGTACTTGCGGGCAATTGTAGTCGTCTCACCCTCATGCGTGGTCTCGTCCGGACAAGCTCCTTTAGTGAAGAAGCCATGGGACGCCTCCCCCGTGGTGTCGAAGCTCAGGCTGGTCATCTCTCGCCAGCTATCTGAGTTGTAATCGGTCACCACTTCAGGCAACGTCTTCCAGACTGTGATCTCCTCACACATGTCCAAAACCTCAGTCGGATCTAGAGGCTGAGGATACTGGTTAGAGAAGTCTGCGGGCTGCGTATAGGGCTGAGGCAGGATATTTGGGTCGGTTTGGGTCTTCTCAACCATTCCCTTGATGACTTCCACAGCGGGATCGCCTTCCGGCTCCGGCTGGTTCAGGTTCTCATAAACAGACTGAGCAACCTGCTGCATCTCGGTCATGGTCAAGTCCTCGCCGCCCTTAGCCTCTCGCACCTGTAACACGGCCCTAGCAACAATGTCCTCGATGTTCGGACCTTCGGCAGGTTCACGACGACCTGCGATGTCGGCGGCACTCTTGGTCACGATATCGGTAATCGTAGGAACCAAGAGTTCCACGTTGCACCTCCTTATTTAGTTTTTAAAGTGTTTCCACCTAGTATATTACACCAGGTGGTGTGGTCATCCGTGCGATCTCTTTGGCAGAGTAGCTTTCCTTCGGTTCTGGAGCAGGACCACTCGAGCGGTACATAGATTTCCTGATTGGCGCCGCCTCAGCTACCGGTTTGCTGATTTGGTTTCTCAGATCCTCCAGTTCCGCCTTCAAGGTTGCATTCTCTTGCACTAGCGGCCTTGTGCCCTCATTTACTGCAGCTACAATAACCTCCCGGATGTCGCCCATTGAAGGTGGGGTCTCTTGGATGACTGATTGCTGCATCCAATTCCCCAAATCTCCGAGCGCTTCCTGACAGGCTTGTAACTTGCCCCTCCGGTCTAGCTCCTCGCTCCCGAGCACACTTTTGACCTTTATATTGAAAACATCTAGAGGTGTGGTGGCAGGTGGCTCTACTCCTTCAGCCTTAACACGTTCCTCAGGCTCGGCTTCCGAACCGCCGACTTCTGCCATAGATGTAATCTCCGATTTAATTGCTTCTGCGATCTGATTTAACGCGTCTTGTGCCACTGACAAATCACCTTCAGTAACTGCGTTGTAGACGCCTTCTGCGAACCTTGTCATGTTATCATCAAAATCTGCTGCCATAACTTCTCCTCCAGTGGCTGGAGTTTCTTCTAAAATCGAAATAGCTGGGTTCTCAGGAAGTGGTTGCATTTCCGTGCTTGTACCGACAACTGCTTCTGGGGTGTACTGAGCGTCTTTGTACCAAGTTTCCATATCCTCGTTCAGTGAAGTAACCATCCCGCCCAGCTCACTCAGACGCCGTTGCATATCCTCGAAAGCCTTTAGACGAGCGTCTGAAACCTTGCGGCCTGCTTTCTCAACTGCCTCAGATTGTTCCTCAGCCTCCTCAACCACAGCTTCATCCAAACTAGGCGCCCCGTCCTCAGCTTCGGACTTTTTGCCTCGGAATTTCCCAGCCTTAATGGCTTGGACCACTCCCTCTTGTTTGTGTGCAGCTGCTCGGGCGGCCTTTTTATCTTTATATTTTTTGCCCTTACCATAAGGAAACCTACCTAGGACTTTGTCCCCCTTACTTGAATAAAGGACAACCTCCCCATCCTCTTCCTTTATCATCAGCTCGATGAGTTCAGCTTTTTCAACTCCACTCATCTTAGCACCGCACTCAGGGCAGGTGACACTCGTACAAGGAGTTCCTGCTTCGTGAGGAGCTGTGGCTCCGCACTCTGGGCAAACGCATTCAGCAGGTCCACCGTCGCCTTGCTTTGGACCACCTACTCCTTGTCCCTCTCCCCGGGCCTTTTCCACTTCGGACTTCTGTTTCTTTCGTTTCTTAAGCTCTTCCTCATTCTCTTTCTTAGCTTCTTGATCTAGTCCGGGAACCTCGGCTTCCTCCGGAGTCTCTGTCCACATTTCCTCGGCCATTGTCTCCTTGCCAGGTTCCTCCTTTTCGTACTCAAAGTCTTTATCCACCTTCTTGCGCTTTGCCTTCTCAACATCCTCACCCTTAAAGACTAGCCCCTCCTCTCCTGCCTCAGACTTGCCGACTTGACTGGAATATTGCTCTAACTTCTCAGCCCACTCATCGCCAACGATCGAAGCAGCGTCTTCTTTCTTTGTAACCATACTTTTCTCCTTCCAGGCCTCGATCTCTGTCCGCGGTAGAACAGGAACTCGAGTTAATGCAAAATGTTTGATAATCCCATCTCTATAAACACGCCGAGAGCCTTTCTCGGTAGCCTCTGACTTTTCCTCTTCCTTGGTTCTATCATAGAAGCCCATCGAAATACGGACTCTCTCATCATGCGGAACATCGTTTTTAATATCCTCCTGAACTGCGGTAAAGGCCGCCTTACCCAGTTCAGTCGGCCAGAAAGTACCTTTTGCTTTGAACTTCTCGCCATCCGGGTAAATCACAGTGGAAGGCCCAGCTATCCAATCTTCGTCAGGAATTCCCTTACCGGCGAAGTCATAATGCGAAACACAAGCATACGGCATCATATCCATTTCTTCGGCATGAGCAACAGCATTGTCGAAAAAAGCTCGGTCCACTCGCTCTTTGTGGTTGTCTTCTCCTGTATCTGAAACAGTAGCAGCCCAGTGCATGGTGCCGTCGTCGTGCAAAGAAGCTTTGGTAAAGTAGAGACTAATATCTGGCATAATTATATTCCTTATTGAGACAATATATTAAAATGTCATTAACACAAAACAAAACCCAACTTTCCAGGTCTTCTGACCTTTCCAGTTGGGCTCCAGTTGGCTTACTGCCTTGGCCTCAAGAATTATATCATTTTCCTCTTTATTGTAACATAGAAGAGGGAGAAATCAAAATCACACCTTATACCCCCACCTGCCAGGATTCTGCAAAAACTCCTCAGCGTTCTCCAGAGAGCCCCCCTCCAACCACAACATATTATCCCCTAGCCCCTCCTCAGACTCCAAAACCTCAGAAGTAACCTCGCGGGATGTATTGATAATCTCAGTTACATCCTCCTCAAAAGGACCAGTTACCACAACCTGATCTGGGGCGATATCCACAGTTGCAGCATATTCACCATCTAGTCTATATACCTTCACTTCCACTCCTCCGGCATTCTATCACCAAGGACAGCTCCCACCATCTCATGTGATTCCGGAAAATAATGCTTATAGAAACCCACTTCCCTTTTATTCGAGTACCTTTTCACACATTCTATACTCTCTGCAAAGAATTCCCGCTCTGTTTTCTTTGCATAGTTCGTAGGAAACCGATCAAAAAGCCAGGCTCGGTCGTACGGATTATCTTTTGCCCGAATCACCTTGGATGACTTAGCCACTCCCTTCGTTTCACTCAGTGTGTAATCCAGCGCATGTCCCCACTCATGCCAAACTGTGCCATAACTGGCAAACCCCTGAGGTGTGTCTAGGTTAGCAGATGTTTGCGGCCCAAAAACAATTTCATCTGTGTACACCCTGTAAAATCCAGCGCAACCCCTAGCCGAACCTCCATATACGCGATCGAATTCTTCTTGGGTTTTTGTTGTGATAAAAGTAACCTCAGTATCGGGTTGAGGCATCCCTTGCAGACTGTATGCTATCTCAGTAGCTTGGTTCTTTGTAACACGCGAACCCACACGGTGCCCACCAGTAGCCTCCTCAAACTTACTCCTATAGTTGTCATCAGTCCAATCAACAGTACTAACCTTTCCCACAACAGCGGGCGCCTTACTGGGAGCACTTCCCCCTCTCCTGCCCTTGCGCCCTTTGTGACCCCAATGACCACTTCCAGGCCCGCCTTTCTCAACCTCTGACTTGCCTACGTAGAATTCAATCTCTTTTCCTAACCCTGCGATCTCCGACGGAGTCGCTGCCAAGTGGCACCTTCAGACGTTCGGGTGAGCTGGCGGCCCACCACACTTTTCTCCAAAAACGTTATCAAAGGTCTTCGAGTTAACCGGCTGGGGACCCATCGCCTCATTAGCCTTACAGACCTCACATGCGTCCGCTCCAATGGTCACCCATCGCTTTGTTTCAAGGCCGACTTCGTCCATCTGCTTTTCCCAAGCAGAAGACTGGGCACGAGCAATTTCAAACCGAGTGATCGAGCGGATCCTTTGCTCACTAAACTCGCTCTGCTCGAATAAATTTTTAAAAATTCCGTCTATCAGGTCTTGTTCGGGGATCCCTTCTTGGAGACCGTTGTAGATCATAGTGCGGAGGTAGTGTTTGGTTCCTCTGTTGACGTTTCGAACCATCTCTGCTGCTCTGTCTTGAATAAATTCCAGAGCAACAGGATCTACCAGGTCAAAAGCCAACTCAATTGCTACCCCAGCCAGCTCTCCGATGTACTCTGCTGCCCCTTCTAGCCCGTCTAAGTAAGCCAGAGTTAACGCTGCAATGAGTTCGTCAGAAACGTCTATTGACCAAAACTCTTCTGAGTCGTCTAGGATCTCATCTATTCGGTCCCACAGTTCTTCGTCAGCCACTCAAAAAGTCTCCTACTCTCGCGGCACCGTTGTACTTGTATCAGATACATATACCTTGCCCCTGTTCAATATAATCGTCTCAGGCAACCCTTGCCCATCTAAACCTTGAATAGCATCATAACCCAACAACGCCGGGAGCCGAGCCATATCGTGTCGCGCAAACTCCGCTACATCATTTGAAATCCGAGAATATTCTGTTATATCCCTTACCAAATCCTTGTTTGTTGGGTCCTTAGCAAGACGAACAGATAACTTATTAAGTTCGGTATCTCTCAACTTGCTAAACTGGTCGTGTAATCTATGAACTTCTGCCTCTGTAACAACTTTAGCCCCTTTACTAAGAGCCATCCTAGTGACAACTCCGCCCTCGCTTTTCGCAAAATGTTTAGCATGGCTTTCGGCATCCCTACCATGTGCAGCATGAACCCCGCTGGCATAAAATCCACTCCCAGTATGCAATCTACCTGACCTAAACTGTTCGGCGTACTCTGCCGCTCGGGCTCCTCCCTCCGCCCTAAACATCTCCAGTCCACCAGAACCGATAACGCTGTCTAGCTCCTTCTCCGTTACCACACTCGGCAGTGAATTATAACCAATCTCGGCGAACAGTCTTCCTGTGATCTCCTCCTTTGTGCCTTCCTCTCCTAAACGACCTATCATTCCACCAATATCCGTAAAACCGGTAGGAGAAACCAGATCCGCCAACGGCGTAAGTCTTCCAGCTCTAGAGGGAGCCGACCCACCTCTTTTGCCCTTTCGTCCTCGATGTCCCCAATGACCTGAGCCAGGGCCTCCCATCGCCCGAAAATCACCAAGAGAAGATTCTATTAGATTGACAATACCTGCAGACAAGTCAGCCATTACCATTTCCAATCAGGATAACTACTCCCCAAATTACTTACCTGATCCCTTGCCACAATTAGTTCTTTATTGAAAATCGCCCTATCCTCACAAATCAGAACAGGGGAAACCCAGAATAATTCTCCCCCGACTTCATAATCAACTATAGCGCACCCATTCTGCCACTGTGGACCTGAACTAAACCCAGGTACCCGGCCATCTATCCAGCAGGCACACCCAGGTGAGAACCCAACAACCTGCTTTATCTCCTTAGCGCGGTGTATCGTTCTGCTTCCCCACTCCACCTTGTGAGTGTGGCCGAAAATCTCATTCGTGTCTCCACTCTCAATAACTGCTTTGGCAGTATTTCCGGGAATTCTCGCTATCTCGCCGTGGGTCAAGCGTAAAAACTCATTTAACCATACCTCCCCACTCGGGTAATCTCCAACCCATTCTATCTCTAAACTGTCCAACCCTAGTAGACGGGGCACACTCATAGCTGGTGGCATCTCCATCTCATCGGCGGGCCGGAGGTCATAAGCGGCTCTCAAGTGAGTGACAATGGCATCTTGCAACCTTTTACCGTGGTTCCCTTCGTAAACAGTCATCTCCTCACAACATTGCCGAAATTGAGACAACCACCAGTGAGCTTCCAGTACAGAAGGCTGAGTCGTTTCGCAGAACTCTGGAGATTTTGTATATTTTGTAGACCACTCAGCCAAATCTAACATATCCCCCAAAACATCCACACGGTCCACTTCAGCTATTTGAGCTACTTGGAGGATAACATCTAGAACTGCACGGTTATGGAGAGGAGTAAGCTCACCTGTTGTAATATCACGAATAAATCCAAAATGGGGATCTGAAAATATAAGCGTTCTGCGCAGTTCCCCTTTTCGTGCCTTATATGCCTGTGGAAGTTTGAAAATCTTGCACTCAACCGGCTGGAGGACTGGGAAGATCGGTTCCGGCTCAATACGTGATAACCAAACTTTGACTTGGAACAGGGGAGCAATAACAAGTCCGTCCTCGTATACAGAACCAGTTAGACGCCCCTCATCCCAAGTAAGATCCTTTTTGGCTGCCTTAGCACCAACGGGCCACTTGTTTACAAGGTACCGGTCAACCTTCCAGACATTTAAATCTACCTGGCAAACTTCAAGCATCTCATCGAGAGTTTTGATTCCAGCAAACTGTGCCTCAACAACCATAGTGTTAACCCGTTCATCTCTTTTGACAGTTTGCCGATCTTTCCTGCCTCTTTTTTCTCTCTCTCGAATATACTTCTGCCGAGCAGAGCTCTCAGAGACACCAAACATCTCCCCCACTTCTCTCCAGGACTGCCCAGATGCTTCGATGTTGTCTCCCATAGAGATTAGTAGATTTGTCTCGTCTTGGGTCCAGCGCTTATTGGCCAAAAACTACTCCTTTAGCTGATTGAAAATGTTCTCGATGCTTCCCTTTACTGCCTTTCCATACAACTGATCCGCTAGGACATCTTGCATCATTTTAAAAGCTTTGGTTTGTTCAAGGTCATCTCCTACGTCTTGCTTCAACAGGAGGGTTTCCTCGACTATATGGGCAGCTTTCACTGCGGGAGGATACTCAGGATATTCTCCTTTTGGTTTTTGAGCCTTAGGTGGAACTTCCTTTTGGGCAGGAGGTTTGGGCAGACCCTGGATTCCTTCTTGTATTGCTCCCGGTTTAACAGGGATTGAAAATATTCCGTCTTCAACTGCCTGCTCTAGCATATCCTCTGCTGCCAGTGCCCCAGCTCCTACCATCTGACCCAGGTAAGCAATTCGCAAACCCTCAGCCTGGCGCCGTTTGACTACGTCCTCAATCTCAGGAACGTCCCAATCGAACATGATTGGGCAATCTGGCGGGAAGAACTGCCGGTTGATCGCCCGCTTCTCGTCGTAGGCGAACCCACCCACGCCAGTGCGTTGGGTAGTTAACCTCTGTACACGAGCTCCAGCAAGCGTCCTATCGTGCTCCGCCAGGCCAAGGCTACCTATGGTCAAACCATATGGTGTTCCACATTTCTCCGCGTAATGCTTCCATTTTTCGCTAACATTCAGCTCAGGTTGACCAAAAGGAACAAATTTGGCAGGAGTCTCGTGTTCATACAGCAAAGGAATCTTAATGGGATTCACACCCATCATCATTTCTTCGAAACCTTTTTTCCACTCTGTCACGTCCGCTTCCGAGAAATCCATTAAATCCAAGATTCCTGCAATGGGGGTATCCGATAAACTTTTCAAATCATAAGTATAAAGCCTTGCCAACGCTTCTATCACTTGATAATTTTGTTCTACAGGGCTTTTTTGATACCCAAAGAGCTTTATGCTCGTCTGCGGAAGGTACATAAGTCGAGCAATTTCTCGACGTTTAAACGCGATTGGCCGCTGATTGTCATTCGGATCCATCTGGACGTATGGATAGTTTGGGTTGCCTTGATTGATATACATCGTACCAGCATCCACGTGCACTATTCCAGCAGGGTAACCAGCAGGGAACTTCCCACCAAACGCACCATCTGGCCACCACATAATCTCTAAAGAACCCCCAAAAGGTAGATCGTAGCTATCTTTCTCCCACATAACCTTTAGGAGATCGAACCTAACATGCTCGAAAAGTTCCTCATAATACTCAGTTATCTCTAATACTTCATCGCTCTTTGGGTCCACCCCCTTCTTTGGAGTAAACTTATACTCAAGTTTCAAGGATCTCACAAGATGTGTCTGGTACGAAAGGTTTACAGGCTCTGATGCCAGATACCGCCACTGCGTGCTTGAGAACATAGAAGGCACACGAGACGGCTGTAAAAATGGTCTTGTGTTTACATCCAGATATGCTACTGATCTTCTCTTCGGTTCTGCTGCCATTAGAATAACCTCTCCATATGAGGAGCCCCCACACCCTTGGTAGAACTTAGCGGCAGAATCCAATTCTCAACTAAAAAATCTGCTCCGTACTCCTCCAGTTGAAAATCCCAGATTGCAACCACAAAGTATCCATTCTGATGCGCCCACCTAGCCTTTTCTATATCTCGCTCCTGCATGTCAGGGAGAGTATGCCAGTAGGACCCTTGAACCTCAATTAGTGTCCTGGGAGGCACGAACTCATCGTAGATCCTATAATACCCCTTCGGCCTATACTGAGATATGTGCCTAATCCCCTTCTCATCCAGAGCCCGAGATACATCAATCTCTATAGAAGTAGGGGAGTCAAAAACTCCATCGTAGTCGCCTCTCCGCCAAGCCTCTTTTACGCTCTCAGACATCCTTGCACGGACTTCGTCGGTATACACCGCCCGGTTTCCAAGTAGAACTTTAGCCTCTCGGGCTCTCCGCATATTAGCCTGTACCTCATCCGGGTTATTCTCACACCACTGCCTTATCTTCCTAGATTGCCGTACTCGGAGTTCCTCCGTCCATGCTCCCTCGTGATCGCCCCTATCCCAAGATTCCTTTATCTTACCCGACATCTCATGATGTCTATCAGGATCCTTCCACGCTGCAGTTGCTGCTCTAGATTTTTTCCGAGTTGTTTCACCACTACTGTGGTCTCCCCGACTCCACGCCTCCTTAGTGGTCTTGGAATATTTCCTCCTCGTCTCACTGCACATTAGCGGTGCTTCAGGAAACCTCTCCAGATACTCTACCGAAGATATCCCATGCTTAAACGGTAGATGGCGGTTATCTAAACGCCTTGCCTTGGCACCGCATACCCTACAAACTATGTAATCTATTCCTTCCACGCCCATATCTTTTGCCATATAATTACACCTTAATAAGCATCAGGTGCTAGAAATTTTTAAAAATTCCCCCTACTCAACGCGTCCCTCCAGAACAGCAATAAGATGGTGCATATCCTGCTCTAAGTATTTCCTCCGCGTATGCCATTTCTTAACTGTCCCCGGCGATTTGGATGTTGCTACCTTCTCTGCCGCTGCGATTGCCTGCTGACGCTTACTCTCTATTTGATTTCTCAGCCAGCTAACTCGATGCTTCGGCAAAACAGCACTTGGGACAATTTTGCTCACATCCACCTGTTGCGACGGCAGTACTCGAGGAGACTTTATGGAACCTCGTTTAGGTGCTGTTGCACTCATTGGGTTCTCTGCTATTCGCAGTGCAGATCTATTTAAAACCACCATGTAGCCCTGCTCCGATACATCTATTGCATCATAACCGCTAGCAGCAGCAAACCGCCCCCGATCTCCTGTCGCTATGTGTCCTACGACATCTCCATGCTGTTCTGCTATGTAAGAGGCCTGCATAAGATTATTCGCAGTCTTATTATCGCCACGATTCGCAGCAGCAAAGGCTTGGGTCCTCAGAGTATCAGGATCTACTTTTACGCTCTCCCGGCTTGCTAGCCATCCTTCCATCTCCTCCTTAAGCGCAGACTCACTTATAACGTTAGCATCTTTTTTCAGAGACATCCGAATTATAGTTGCGTTTTCTCCTTGCTTAGCTCCAAAGTACATTGCAGTACTATCTGCATTCTCGCCGTAAACTGTATATAACCCTGCGCCATGCATACCGGTCCCCGTCTCAAACGAATCTCCATACATCAACTCCTCGGCATACTCCCCCCTAGATACTCCACGGTAAAGCTCCCTCTCCCCAGAATTCACAAACTCATTTAGCTCAGAAGCAGTCACCACATCCGGTTTGCCATCGAACCCCTGCTCTTTGATAATCTCATTGGCAATAGGATCCGTTCGGCTGCTGGGTGGGACATACGTGTCGACCCTCCCCTCGAGCACAGAATTCAAATATGGGGATTTGGCCACAGTTCCAGCCTTGCTGGGAGCGGAACCACCGCGCCTCCCTTTCCGCCCTTTGTGGCCCCAGTGTCCAGAACCGGGCCCACCCATCTCCTTGTACTCACCAAGGGACTCGTCTATTAAATTGATAATATCAGCGGAACATTGGGTAGAAGCCGTCAACTGTATGATAACGCATCTCCTTCATGGGTTGAAAATCTTCCTCGTTCACTGGGAATGGCTTTTTATCTAAAATGTGATAAGTTCTCCCAGAAGCTGGGCCTCGAACTGTAAAGGGTGGCTGAAGTAAATACCGCAGCTCAAACCTGTCTCCTCGGTCAGCAGAAACAATCATGCCCGGGCTTAAGAATTTTAATTTTCTCCACCGCTTCCCATCGAAAAATCCCACATCGGGCCAGGCTAACATGACCGCCTCTGCTCGGTCTGGCGACTTAGTTCCCCGGTCCTTCATCTTGTCCTTCTGCTCGACAATAATTTTACCCCGGGAAGTCACCCCCCACCTTGGTGCAATCATCTGTGACTGCAAAACTTCATCATCTGGCAAGTCCATTTCCGTAATACCCAAACGCATCATCCACCAGAGCTGATCTCTCAAAGACCAAAACTCCTCCGTGTAGTCTTTCTCATTGATAGGTGGTTTCTGGACATGGACTTCGAGAATCTTGACTCCTTCCGGAAGATCTCCAAGCTCACTAAGTTCCTTCAGCCTGTCGTGTACACCAGACCCTACTCCAATAATATCTACCCGAACCTCCTGAGGGTGATGTTTTCTAATCAGACGAACCGCCTGGCCAGCCACAGTCATCACATCTGCTCCCTCAAAAGTCCATAGTATTTCGGCGTGGTGTCCGAAAATCCCAGCAATCACTGACTCATCTCCCCCACCGAAGGCAACATCTATTCCGAACCGAACAGGCTGGCCTGGTTTCTCAACTCGTTTGACTGCGGCGTCCACGGCAGACATGGGAATGATTTGATCTTCCCCCTCGCTTGGGAACCAGCCTAAGACCTTGGACTCTGCGAGGGGATTGGGCTTCCACCACTGGTCCGAGTCCGGAGGAAATTGAAAAAGTTCTACCTTTTGCTCTGGTAGCGGGTCAAAGACTCTCGCACACCACTTCCTTATTCGTTCTTGCACCCACTCCAACCGGACAGCTTTTGGGAAGGGAGGATCCTCTCCTTGTAGTTCTGCCAGTATATTGGGGTGATCGAGTGCACCAATGTGTATACAATGCCAGGTAGGATCGTTCGCAGCGTCGTAAAATGGTCCAGATCTCTCTAGGGGGTTTCCAATAGCAATAACTCGGTTATCAGGTCCAACTGGGATGTTGTCAACTGCGGCGTCCCAAATCGGCGCTCGGATACCAGGACCTTCGTCGAGTGCCACACATATCCTCTCCTCATGGAACCCCTGAAACCGGTTCTCTCGGTCGGTTGACAATCCTAGGGCGTAGTGTTTAGCAGAGTGCTTAATTTCCGTAGAGTAAGTTTTTCCGACAGATCCCTCTGGGCGCTGATCTCGGATTTCGCCCCACAGAAGCTTCTCGACTTGGGGCCAGGTGGGAGCGGTTGTCAGTGCAATCGAAGGATCAAAAACATCGAACCACCAGTTGATAAGCCCACCCACAATGAACGTTTTGCCCACACCGAACGATGCTGGGACGATTGTATATTTGTTCATCTGGAATGACAAAGCAACCGCCACTTGTTTGTCCCACCACTCAACTTTGAGAACTTCCCGGGCGTACTCTTGGATGCTCTCGACGTACTTCGCATACTTCTTAGGAACGGCCAAGGATTTGTCCCGGTTCATCCGTTCCCTAATCATTGCGACAAGTCTTCGGTCGTATTTTTCCTCCCAGTTTGGTGGGAGAGAATCTAGCCAGTCGGGAGCCCTAGTCAAAACGAAACCCCCGACTCTTCAGAAATTCTACAAGGTCTGCGCCTTCTGGACATCCCTTTTTCGCCTTCTTGAGGTCGGGGGAGTAGACTTGTACTACAAGCCAGCCAGTGAGCTGGCCCAGCTTGTTATAGATTTTTACTTTGCCCATACTGCTACCTTTCTAATCCACTCCATACAAACTTAGAATCACTGCACTTCGTACCGTCTCGGGACTGTTCGCGAACCAAGCCTCACCTACATCTACTCGCTCGAGATCCATGCAAGTTGATGGGCCCGTCCCATCAGTAAATATATAGATAGGTAAGTCTCCATGCTGCTTTCGAATCTCTTCTAGATGATCGATTAGTTCACTAGTAAGCATAATACAAGTCTCCCTCACTCAAATAAGCTCGATAGAGATGTTGCCACCCGTTGTTCGGAAACAAGCACGTCTTCCACCCACCCACCTTCGGGACTGAGAACGAGTTGGGATTCGATTTGAGAAATGATAAAATCACTCTTAGATACCCCACCCGGTACTATAGTAATATTTTTACCTTTGATAGAAGATACCTTATAGTTTCCTTTTATCAACCAAGGTTTCTCCTCGGGGTGATTAGAAAAATTCTTAAGGTTTGCTCCTCTCTGTGGGTTATCCAAAATAAACGTATATTTACGAGCCCCAAAAGCCCCACCAGCGGGACTAAGGCTCGAAAACTCACGCCCCAAGGTCCCAAAATCTACCTTGTCTCCCACAGATAGAGAGCCCTCCCAATCTGAACCGCGGTATAAACGAGGAGTACTTCTTAAATCTTGCTCTACCATACTTTTGATTATAGCTGCTGCTGCCAATTGCTTTGGTATCCACCGACGCTCTGGATTTGCTAAGTCCCTCTCGAAACGTTTGAGAGACACATGCCTAAATCCTGGGTCGCTTTGACCACTAAATCCCCCGCTGGTGAATAACCTTGCTTCTGCGTAGGCATCTGCATACTTCATGTACTCATTCTCGGGTACCTCATCATGCAGATCCCCCAGAAGGGAGGTAAAACCCCGGTCGCGGGCATCTCGACCTATAGACACCAGTATACCCGGATCGTAACCATCCTTCTCCAACTGGCTTACAACCGCAGCGCCAAGAACGCCGACTGCCCCCGGCAAACTCCCTCCCCTCTTTCCTTTTCGACCAGCGTGACCCCAATGGCCACTTCCTGGTCCGCCTTTCTCTACCCATCCACCTTCGGGGCTGAGAACGAGTTGGGATTCGACTTGAGAAATGATAAAGTCGCTTTTTACCCGCAGGACTTTTCTTCCGATGTATGTGGCACCATATGGAGCTATGTGGGTATTATCTATAAAACCCGATATATCAACCCTATCCCAACCAGCTTCCGCTGCCATTAACTCCTCAAACCTCCTATCTATAGATCCCCAAGAAGTTTTACCCAACCCTCGAGACTCCATGCATCCTTCCCACCAGCTTTCAAGCTTAACCTCGTACAAAGTGTTATCCACCTCAGCCTGTATCGAGAAATCAGGGTCTATATTCCCCTGAATAACATCCACCTCGAATGCGTGCCAAGAAGACCAAGCACCACCTACCGGTTGAGGGCTAGAAATCCCACCAGCTTTAGAAGGGGCCGATCCACCGCGCTTACCTTTGCGGCCTTTGTGACCATGGTGGCCAGAACCGGGGCCGCCCATCTCAGTTAGTATGGCGCCTACTTCGGCAAAGAGGTCTCTACTCAAAACGAAACCCCCGACTCTTCAGAAATTCTACAAGGTCTGCGCCTTCTGGACATCCCTTTTTCGCCTTCTGGAGGTCGGGGGAGTAGACTTGCACCACCCCGTTGATGTACCACCCGACGAGTTGGCCCAACTTATTGTATATTTTTACTTTATCCATATCTTACTCCTCAACCCAAATAGCCACTTTGGGCCATAGCAAACCACATAAAACCTCTCTCTCATAAAACTCAACAGGAAAGTCAGCTACTACCCAATAAACTTCATCCTCCAACCAAGTTGTATTCGGCTCCAAGACGGGCTCGTCCAGCACTCTAGTGGCCAACTCGTACTCCTCCTCTGGCAGGGGCAGCCCCCAGTAGTGCTTCACTCCATCTCGGATACCCAACCGTCTCTGACCAGCAGACCGTAGACGACCTGTGTCTTTAATATCTACAATAAGTAACTTCTCACACTCTGGAATGAATACGATTGCTCTCTTATTCGCCCACTGCGGCCAGTAACTGATGTCCCAGTCGTACACACACTGCCCAGTACTGTTCTTCCTACAATCATTGACTGCCATAGTCGGAGCGGCTAGATCCAACTCCTGGCCGCTGCGCATTCTATCACCCTGACAAAAAGCTGGAGGACCGTAGGGAGTGGCCAAGCCAACCATATCTGGCATGCGGAGTGGGATACTAGTGTATAAGATTAAAGCTACCAGAATCTCAATCACCTAAGACGCCTTAGTTTAGGAATTTGAATAGATTTCTGTTTGATTACTTTCCCGGATCCGTCTTTGGTGACTTCAATCCGGACGGGCCAGTTTTTGCCTTTAGTAACTTCTTTCATACTACAACCTCATAGCCTTCTCGGAGGAGATAGATAATGAGCGCGTTGACAAAATCCGGATCTGTATCTGATACTATCTCCACGAAATCTATTATTTTATCCTCACCTACGACGTCTGAGCGGCTGGGTATAACCACAGACCGATCTTTATTAACTGCAGCCATAATACCTTTGAGTCCTCGATCTGAAGTAGTAACTCGACCCAGCCGATCCATAGTCCCAACCTGCTTACCTGTTACACCGCTAAGGATATTCATTTTATGTACTCCACCCCACCAAACACGTCATCTCGCATGTACTCATAAATCTCCGGAGCTCGCTTCTGTAAGGTCTTCGGGGCGCTTGTATACATTTGGTAGCTTTCGGCAAATAACTCCTTGTGATCTTTCTGAGAGTATCGGGAAGGAAATCCCTTCCTCGGACCTCCTGCCTTTGTCGCTTCCGCCCGTAGTGCACTGGGGTGTATTCCGACTCGACCTTTCTTCTCCCTATAGAACTTTCCAAAATCTTCAACGTAACGCCGGTCTCCATACTGTGAGTTATGATTTTGAACCACGTGACCAATCTCATGCACCACAGTGGCCTTATGCCAAATCCGCCTATTATGAGCTCCATAAGTCTCACTATTTAGCTCGATGTAGTTCCCTCTGCACCGTCCCTCTGCTCCAGGGATATGGCGTTTCTCAATCCCATAGACCTTGTCTAGGTGCTCCTGGGGGAGATTGGCTACAGCACGCCTTATCACTCCTTTGTCTTTTTCAGTTAAAGAGGAGTGCAAACGGTCTTCATGCATAGCCGAATCCGTTGGGGGAGTGTGACCCTTGGCAGCAATCCTCTTAGCTGCTGCTTGACGCTTTCTCCAGTCCTTGCCTGTTCGTCTAGACATAGCTCTAGAGCGCGGGAGGGACCCACCTCTTTTTCCTTTTCTGCCTGCGTGTCCCCAATTCCCAGATCCGGGGCCACCGAGTTCTATGTAGTTGTCTATGATCTGGATAGCAATGTCTGTCAAATGGTGACTCCTAACAGGTCCGTGACGTTGGCGATCCGGTTGAATAGGGTAGTCGACTCAGATCCAGCAAACAACAAACCAACCACTTCGCGGTCGCCGGTTAGAACAGCCGAACCGCTGTCTCCGCCCTCGCACATGTAGCCAGCCATAACTTGATCGGTGAAAGTGGCCATTTGATAGCCGTACAAAACGTTGGCCGTCACGTCAATTTGCTCGATAGTTCCGTGGGTAAGGCCAGTTGTGCGGCCACTCTTCTGAATACTCATGCCGAGTTCGGCTTCGGCTACTCCAGCGGGTTCGCCGATTTCGAGGATCTCGGGGGTGACGAGGTCAGATGACAGTGGAGTGGCTAGGGCGGCGTCTACGAGGTTCTCCGAGTTGTTGACTCCTCGGAGGCGGTAGCGAGACTTCATGGCTCGGGCAATCAAGTTCCCGGCACCGATGATTCCATCCAAAATGGGACAACTGAACTCAACCGGAACAAACCGGTAAAGCGTAGCGATGAGGTCATCAACCGTTCCGCCGTCGTGGGGACCGGGCTGGACGATGTAGTCTCCTGGTTCTCCCGCGTTCGAGTTGGCCAAGACGTGGTTGTTGCTCAAAATATACCCTTCGGAGGTGAGGCAACCAAGTGTTCCAGCCGTGATGTCGACGTGACCAATAGACACTCCACCAGGAGCGGGGCGGTGCTTGCTCGTTCGCATCGCTCTCAAGACACCAACTTCCTGGACGTCTGTTTTGATTCCATTGAGGTACTTGGGGACAGGTTCTACGGGGTTTGTTTGTTTCTGGACTACGGAGACGATGACAGCTAGGTCGTCGGTCCGCTCTCCTCCGACTCTCTTGTAGCCAACTCCTACAGCCACGACGTTCTTTTTGGCTAGTAAGTGGCTAGCGTATGCGGACTTGATAGATCTTACTTCGTTCATTTTTTCTCCTTTACACAAGATGGGCAAGTAAATTCAATGACGGTCGTCCAGACTTTAGGTTTAGCGACTCTAGTAAACCACCCGTATGGCTTGGTAAACCAGCCTTTGCATTTCTTACACTTGTAGTAGATCACTTCTTCTCTCTAATGAAAGGTGGCTTTAAGTTCTTAACTATAGCTTGTCTCCAAGCTTCCTTCTCGTTAGACGCTTTTATTTCGTAATTGTCAGTTGAGCCGATGACAGTGTATGTCTTCATAGTAAGTTTATTAAGTATAGAGATAAGATGTGGAAGATTTGATCGTCCGTGGGACCAACGCCCTCATACTGGTCAATAAACTTGGGCCAAAGCTTCTTAAACTGAAACCAATCAATGATGAAGTGAGAAGCAAAAGCCAACGAAAGCTGGAGTAGGTTCCAACTTGTAAACAGGAAGACAAACGTCGTTACAATGAAACAGTGCAAACACATACCCCAGATGTGCTGTCGCTTTATGGTGGCTAACCATTTGTTTTGGAATAAAACATCTCCAACTAGGTGGCCTATAATGTAGTTCATCTATCCTCGCTTAAGAAGTCCTTTTCTACAACCACATTGTCCTTTGCAGTTGTAGGAACAGGTGGGTAGGGTTCGTGACGGACTAAGTAAGTGGGCGGCTTACTGCAGGTTAAGCACCAATCATCCGAGTGTGTTGGGTGTAGTTCGTTAGTCATAATTTATGTAAGGTCCTATTCTGGGGATGGGTTTTATAAAAAAGTTAGGTGACATTGCCCGCAGCGCCTTCGCGTTTGGTTTTAATTTTTTCCAACTCCTGCCTACCCACTGTCATCCTTTACAATCTTTACACCTACCTGGCCTAAACGCCCCATAAACTGCATATTTGTTGACATAACATACATAGTCTGAACATGTATATGTTTGTTCTACGCCTCAGCGCCCATACATAACACCAGAGTTATCCGGGGCGGGGGCCAGAGGGGTGGTGGGTGACCTTCTGTTACCTCCCACAGCAGTATCTCCTCAACCCTTTGAGCTTTTTAAGCCTCCTTTCTGTCTTCTTATAACTATCACGGCTCAACCTCATCTCCTCCCTATACTTCTCCATCCTCACCTTAGCCTCCTCTCTAGCTGCGTACATTGTGCTTGGAGGATATCTACTTAATGCCTCACCTTTCCGCCGAAGTAGAACTTCAGTAGATTCCACAGCTTTGTCCAACCAGCTACACACCGCCACCCACGCACTCACTATGAGAGCTGTCAAAGCAATCGCTACTTCCACTCCACATCCCTTACATAGACCAGCTTTATGTACTTATCCCCATATGCCCACCTAGCTAGTCTCTTCTCCTCTAGTAGGTGCATGAGTGTTCTGTGTGATTCTGTAGCACCTACCTCCAGGGGAGCTTGGCCAGGAGGTAGCTCTTCCTCTACTACCTTACCTGTGTGCAGTGTTTGTCCTAGCACTATTGGCTCAGTCCACACCAGCTCGCCGTCTGTATTATGTCCTCTGCCTTTCATTGGAATAAACGTAGCTTTAAATGAGTACGGTAGGTTGTTTAGTGCTTTGTTGTTTGCTTCTATGTATTTGTTGCCCTTTGGTATTCGGCCTACATAGATCTTTATATACAGAATAGCCCCTAAGCATAAACCAGTATGTAACCAGGAGTACACATACGTATCGTAGATAGACGGAAGGGGGTTATTCGCCCCATAACCTTGTGCTACAAAATCCATCCACTTCGGTTCATACTCTGCACCTGCCAGAGTAGGCCCCCATTGTGGCTCTTCCATTAGTTTGTTATGCACATAGCTCATCAAGAAAGCTTTATTGCTCACCTTGCCCTCGCAATCTCCTTGTACCTTTCATATGAGACCTCAATGTAGCCTTCCATTTTAAGGATTGCGATTGTATGTCTATCCCTAGTTGCCACTAAGTCTCCTGTGACTAAGTTCCAGAAGTACCTCATAACCCCTCCCTCACCATCTCTTCAATTCGCTTAGTTAGACCTTCCGATACCCCTGTAACACATATCTTTACAGTAATCCCTGGTGGGTCTGGTAGGGGCATCCAGTGAGTTATGTCGTATACTATGTAGTTGTCATCATACCGCTTCCCGTTTGCCTCAAAGGAAGCTATTAGTATACCCCGGTTCTTAGTGTATGTTAGCACTTTGTCTGTTTTTCTGGGTAATTTATCTTCAACTCGAATCCAGTCCATCTTCATCCCTCAATAAACAGCGAAATAATCTTCCAAAATAGGGTCCCACCACTCTACCTTTAGAATGTCATGTGGAGGAATATAGTACCGATCTCCGGGTCCCTTCTCAAGGAACCCGTGTTTCAACCACAACGGGAACATTTTCACTACGGCGTATGCACTTCCAAATTTAACTTGAGCTGCTTTCTCTTCTCCGTGTAGCGTATACGTTACTGTAGCCGCTGTAGGAGGTTCAGAATACAGTTTAATTCCGTGTAGTTTTAGATACCACTCCGGTGGAAGGATTTTGTACAGCAACCGATCTAAATCCACCCCATATCCTCTGCTGTGTTCTTTAGGATCTCATAAAGCTGATCTGAGATCTCGAACCGTTCCTTATTGATCTTTAGGCTCTCTTCTAGATCTCCATCTGCATGTCTCTGCACTGCTACCGCCCAATCAGCCAACATCTCAATCAAATCAAATAGAGACATCTTGTTAACCCCAGCTGTCCAGTGCTCTGGGTGGTGCCGGTTGTTCTCATAGTGGTGTTTTAGCGCAGGACCCATCTCTTTTAGGGCTTTTGTGCCCTCTGCACTATCGTACATCAGCTCAACCTTTCTCAACCAAATACTTAAAGAGCTCCATGTAATCTGGGGGCTCGATTTCAATCCCCTGTACTATTAAGAACTGTATAAACCCAGCCGCCTCTAACCACTTCGACGGAAATTCTCTAGACCACTCAGCGATTGGATCCCCTGTCACTTCTTTGCCCTCCTTATTAAAATCTTCTTTATATTGACGTTCAAGTTTCTCGAATATTGACAGGCTTCGCATTGACCAGAGCGATCTTCTGCTCTTTGTTTGCCGTGTAGTGGACAGTGAACTGTCACTGCAGTTGGCTCCAATCAATCTCAGGCGGGTTGCTATGCGCGATCTCAGAAATGGACCTCTTGGGGCCCGTTGGAACCGGTCTCCCCACGACGTCTAGCCCATCCGAAGCTCCCACCCCAGGTTGTGAAGGCCCTAACCCCATTCTTCGTCTACAAGTAGGACAAAACTTGTCTTCTGGTCTTTCTGGTTTGCTAGGGTCAAATTCATACTTATTGTGCCAGCACATCTGACATATCCGTCTAATCTTCATTCTAAACTCCCAACTCTGGATAAAACCATTTCCTCAAGTCAACAGGAATCCATTTAAGCTCGTCTTGAGTTAGTTCCCGCGCTCCCATTAACATCGCCAGTTGGAGTTCTGGATCTTCCTCCACTTGAGATGCGCTAATTAGAAGCTGCGCTGCATAATCCTTATTCATAAAAAGGTTTTCATTCCTTTACATAATCTTTTAAGAGCTTCTTGGCCATTTCACTGACTTTTACATCGTCAGATAAAACTTTGATCCAATCAGCATTCTCATCTGTATCACTTATCTTAATAACCTTCATCTTATCCCCGCCACTCTAGCATTATCTCCATCAATTCCCCCCAAGACAACAACCTCTCCCTCTCTTAGACAGCCAAAACCAGTTGCAGGAGTTGACAGAATGCGATTGGCTGGAACCACCGTTACAAATACCACCCCTATGTCACCACCACTCTGAGGAGTAGCAAAATTCCTCGCAACACGTGCGCTAACAGACCAACTCTCCACTGCATTTGTCTCAACCGGTATAGCACCACCGATTCTATCTGGCCATTTTCCATCATCCGGCAATCTAGCTCCCCTATACAGCCGAACCTCCTTAATTCCCCTCGCTTTCAGTTCGGCTTGTGTCTCGTTGTACATGCTTCTCAGGAGGGCTCGCTGTTTATCACTCTCCATCAAAGGATTTACACTTGCCCATCGCACTCCAAGTTGCTCTATAGTATATCCCTCCTCTAGTCTTTTTAGCTGTTTCTGTCTGTATTCTTTCATGTTATCAATCTTACCTTGAGTAAACTCCGATGTCTTAAGGCCAAACTCCTTCGCCGCATCTTGCTGCACAGCCAAAGAGCGCATATCGTTGTCGTTAGAGGAGTGCGCCCACTGCCTCACAAAGTCAGCTGCTTCTTGTTCTGTAACCCCAGATACCTCAGAAAGGTCTCTTGCCACTTGGGCTTTGAGTTTGGCTCTTTCATTGGTAGTAGCGTATTCCCAATCCCCTGGTTTTGGTTTGGTAACTACCTCCTCCCCAGGAAATAAGGTGTCAGTGAGCAACTTGTCAACTCCCCTATTACCCTCAACACCAGCGTTCCCAACTGGAGCAGACAACTTAGCCAACCCTCTAGAAGGAGCACTACCCCCTCGTTTCCCCTTCCGACCCCTATGACCCCAGTGACCAGAGCCGGGTCCACCCTTTTGGAACCACTTCTCTAGGTTGAGTTCGTTTTCAATCTCACCAACTATCTGATTAGGTAACAACCTCTTGCTCCAGCTCTACTGTCCAGGCGTACCTGTAACCGCCCTTCCGCGGCGCTACAAACTCGATCAATGTCCCCCCAACGATCCACCAGTTGTCTTGAAGGAGGGGATTTATAATACCTAAAAAGTCACTAATCACATCTCCCCGGTCGGGTCCCTCGACAATAACCAGTTGCCTATTCATCCTTCCACCTCTTTGTACTGTGCCTCTAGCGCTTGCTCCTTCTCTATCATCCGGGTAATTTCTTGGTCTAGTTGCTCAGTGGGCATTTCCCTATAGATTGCAATATCAATCGTCGTCTCAGACTTACTCGCTTGGATTCCTGCTCGGTCTGCTAGGTCTTTTGAGGCACTTAAAGCCACTCGGTCATCTGGTGAGAATTGTAAATCTCGAATGTTTCGTATCGCCTCAGGAGCGGCTTCCAAGACCATGTGCATCGCCTTAAACACGTGATCTGTCTGGATCCGGTTAATCAGTGCCTCAATAATGTGGCGCTCTTTCCAGTTGTAGATCGTCGTAGGAGACAACCCGACCATCCTGGCAGCCGCATCTTTGGTTTTGCACTGGAGCCTAGCGGCGATATACTCTTGCTGCACCGGTCTCAGGTGGCCAATCAAAGCTTGACAATCTTCATCTACTTCTGGTGGAAGCTCATCTTTCACAACTAGTCGAGTATCCCGTAGCGGAGCGTCCGGCCACTTTGCAGTATACTCATCCACAGTCATATCGTGAGCATATTTGAGGTGCCTATGTGTAATCGCCTTAAACTGTGACCCAGGGCCCTCCCCGATTTGTGCCTCACACTCTTTGCAAGTGACCAATCAGCACAGCCCCCAAGGTCCCCACTTAGTGGGAGGAGCCAACTTCACTTTCTTTTTCTCAGGCTTTTTCACCTTTTTCTTTCCTTCTTTGTCCCCCATAACTTTCTCCCAGAAATTTTTAAAAATTCTCACCAATACTGACAACCAGCTATAGACACACTCCCATAGTCCCCATCACACTCGACCCAGTTCAGCGTCTTTGTTGGGGTATAGCTAACCCAATGACTCTTGACTGAGTAGGTCTGCCTATAGCTAGGGCAACTAATTGTTAGGTTGTAGCACTTTGGTTCCTGTGGACTACAGCCACACAGAAACAACATTAAAACTAAAATAATTCTCATAATTCCAGCAGTGCGGGCCAGTCTTTCACCTGGCTTCGGCTCACGTCCGACCTGTGACCATTGACTCAGCGCGAAGCATAAAGTGTTCGCCAGTGCGTGTCATAAGCGCCACGCCGCCGCACTGCTCCTAACGATGTGGGTTTCGATCCTTGTGCCTGATAAGCCTAAAACGGAAGTTCTTCTTCAACGACCTTGACCTTTTGCACGGGCTCTTCAAAAACCTTGAGCATCTCGGGGTCAAAGGCCTTGACTAGCAGAGTAGCAATCAAAAACTCAAAGTCATTCGAGGAAAGCTTTTCAACTTTCCGACGAACATTCTTTGCTACTCCAGCTTCTGCCAGAGCTTCGTTGAATACACTTTTTGAGATCATTTTATCCCTCCTTTCTATCTGATCGAGAACAGTAGTGATGTTTATAGACCGCGGCAATTCCTCTATTGGAGGATACACTTCCTTAACGTAACGAGGATAATAGTCACTATTACCATCAGTAGTGTGGGGCCACCAAGTATAATCTATGTATATTCCATATCTATAATCTGTATTCCAATCCATGTGTCTTCACCCTTAATTATATCACATTCTGAGAATTTTTTCAACAAAACCCATCGTCTCCTAGGAGCTCAGCCAACCACTCTAAATTCGCTCTCCGCTGAGATTTGAGCTTAATATGCTCACAACTTGACAAATCAGGACAAGAATCACATAACCGGTCACACCGCCAACAGGGGCACAAATAATTACTTTCACAATCCCAACACTCCGAGTTACACTCTCTCACCAAACGAAAATCCTCCCCACACTCTAAACATTTTAATGTCCCCCAATAAGGACATAAATAATTTAAAGCCCATTTAGGAACTCCCAAGCTTTGGATCGTGGAGGCGGCTAAGCTTGTGGGTCCTCCCTGATAGAATTTTGTTTGGTAAGAGGTGCCCACTTCTCTATCCACTCCCTAAAAACTGGCTCGTAAACGATTCCAACTCGGCGCTCCTCAGGGTTCCCGTCAACAAAAACAATGTAAGTTGGGACTGCCCTGACATAATACTCAGCCACCGCCTGGGGATATTTAGAAGCATCAACAACTGCAAACCTGACCCGACCTCTGTACTCCTCCGCCAATTTTCCTATGACTGGATCCATTTGATGGCAGGCGTGACACCAAGGAGTGTAGAAGCAGACTATAACAGGAACGGTTGATTCTAAAACATCTCGAAATTTCTCTTCATTCATCCCAAAACCTCCTCGGCACTCCTATTTTCCACGGCAAAGTTTTATACCATTCTCTCACTGCCTCCTCTCCATACCGCTCGCAAGAAACTTCCCACGCTTTCTCCCTAGGAAAGACTTTACCCCAATTTGTGTGACAATTTCGACACAGGAGAAAACAGTTGTAAGGAACAAATATTAGATCCTTCCAGTCTCTCCCAGCATCAGCCCTGGTGACGATGCCCTCGTGCAGGTCCAAAATCGCATTCTCACCGCAGCATTCGCATTTAGATCCTCGTTCTGTTACTAAGTTCTGTTTTAACCTCAGTCTGTCCTTGCCCTGCCTAACCAAGCCTCGCCCCACCTTACCAAGCCGGGCCCAACTCGGCCTTACCTGGCCAAATCCTGCCCAACCCAGCCTTGTTTAGAAGTCCCCAAATAGCGGGCACATTCGCTGAAAAGAACACCAATTACACCACCACCCCTCGTTACAAGGAGCGTAGGGCCCCTCGGCGTCCATTAAGCTCCGAATGTACTCAACCTTTTCCCAATAAGCAGTACACTCATCTTTGGTCCGGGCACTGGTCAGAAATTGAACCGTCAAGTCGCTTTTATTCATCACTCCAAACGCAACGTGCCGAACCCCAGTTAAGGCAGCGTAAGCCGTCAACTGCTCATCTTCGTGAACTCGTTCTTCCTTGTAGGCTTTGCCCGAAGTCTTCCAGTCAATAATGTACTCAACAGAATTGAGCCTGCCTCGCCAGTCTATAACCCCAACAAACCCATTTTTCTTCTGTTTCCTTTCAACTTCTATCGTCTCAACTCCATCTCCGAACTTTGTTTCCAATAAGTCAAGCATATTGCGAATCAGAACACTGTCTCGAGTGAAAATAGAGTTTACTAATTCAGCTTTCTCAACTTGCCCAAATCCTGGAGGGGGCTCCAATTCGATACCCTCGAGCTCCTTATCCAAGTTAGCCCGTAAGGTCTTCTCCCAGTATTTGTTCCCTTGCCAGTGAGAAGCTATCGCAGCGTGAACTGCTCGGCCCTCTGCAAAATCAGCGTTGGATTCTCTTCTGTACCTCAAAACGTAGGAAGCGTACCACTGGAAAGGACATCTTTCGTACGAACTTATCTGGCTATGACTCAGATACCTCATTTGTCTCTCTCCTGCTCGAAAAAGGAGACAATATCATTTTGCCAAGTGTCCACAAGGGGATCATCCCTCCCTACTAGTTCGAATAGCAATATGCCCAAGGCCCTCACAATTAGTGAGAATGCTCTCCATTGAATCTCAGTCATAAGTTTCCACTCCCATCATTTCTCCCAGCATCTCCATAAATGAGGCTGGATCTACTCTTAACATCGAAGTTGTAATCCAAAACACTCTCCATCCCAAGCGAACGGCCGAGTTGTGCTTCTTGACGTCTTTCTCGTACTGCGACCCCCTAGCGTGACCTTTTCCAGGCACCCAAGTCAGTCCCTGACACTCTACTAAAATCAAATGTCCTGGCCAGGCGAAGTCTGCTCTATAGTCTCTAAAGGGATGAAAATGGTACTCCCGCACTGGCTCTGGGAGACCTGCTATTTTGACCTGCGTCTCGAAGGCGCGCTCTAGGTCGGAACCTAACTCAGAAATCTCCTGCGTATTCATCCCTCATTCCTAAAGATCTACACAACTTTGAGTGGGCTTTCAACAAAAGCGGGTCTCTATCTTCTAAACCTTGAGTATTAAGCCCATCCATACCTATATACTCAACTTCCCTTCCTCCCTCGCTGACAAGAATCATGGGTCCTTCTTGCCTGGCTCGAAACCTTCCAGGATCTGTATCCCATCCATACCCCGGGCCTTGCAATAAGTGCTGACGGTACTGCTCAACAGTCACATCTGGGTTTAACAGTAATCCCCAATCCTCGTCTGTTAGCCCAGTATCTGGATCCTGCGCCTTTCTCTTAGATAAAAGTAGTTTGGTATAATTCACACCGGTTGAAAATACGTCTGGTTCTACTACAACAAGAGATTCCTCCTGAGTCTCCTTATCGACTGCTGTAACTTCCTCTCCATCTGCATCTCGCAATATAACCTGATCTGGGATAGGGAGTAGCCCGTACCGCATTTGATAAAGGAGCTCGCCAACCCGAACGTAGGGACGGATATCTGGTTTGCCAGACCACGACATCGCCCACTTGTCGTAGTCATACTTGAAAGGCTTTCCAACCTCTGGAGGGCTCTTTGCCCAATAGAATTCACCGAGATAGAGAGCGTAAGCCAAGGCAGTTCCATGCAGTTTCTCCCCTTCTGCGTGAGTTTTGATAAACTCACCGAGGAACCGATAATCCGGAGTTTCTTTTTGAGCCTTTAGATCCCACAAATCACACGGGGCGATATGGGGCGGAACTTTAGAAATCTCCTTCATTATCCTCCTCAGTATACTTGTCTACAACTTGCTGAACTGGGCTCGAAGGCTCTCGGACAATCATCTGAGTCAGCACAGCGGCCCAGCCAACACTGTTTGGGTCTGTAATTAGAATAGGCTTGCCTGCATCAAAGTAGCGGATTTTAACTGTGTCTGCATCCACATGATTGACAATCCCTAGGAAGTAGTGAGGCTCCAACTTAACCATCAGGTCTCCACCAGCTTCTCCCGGAATATTGTCCTTAAGCTCCGCGATACTAGGAACTGTCATCTCCAGTCGGACCTTTCCCTTGTCAGCTACCAGGTAGAGGATTGCATCTTCACTAGAGTTCCTAGCTCGGTCTGAGTAGAGGCAGGCCAAGCTTAATGATTGCACAAGCGGCGCCTTCTCAATCTCTAACTCTATGCCATCCTTTTCTAACATAGCTTTGGTGATTTGAGCTGCCTCTGTGGGGTAGGCTCCAGACAGCCCTTTGGCCCACACTGCAATTAGCCCGTCCTCACTCAATCCTCGGATCCAGGTTTCGGATACAGAAATTAAGATTGTCCCTCCCATCCCCGACCGCTTAACCTCCTGAAGAAACCTCATTGAAAAAGTAGGTTTTAGATCGGCGTCCCCAAAGTCGGTTTTGTAAATAGCCATACGGAAGCCATCAGCGCCAACCATAAGCTGATTCTTCATGTCCATATTGATTCCCATGAGAATGGGCCGAGACATATCTTGAGAAACAGCAAACCCAACCTGCTCTGCTCGGTAAATAAATGACTGCACTGACTGATCCCAACCTACCTTGAACTCCGGGCACGGTTCTTCTGGAAACCCCTCTCCATCCATTGGTGGTAGGGACCGTCGCTTCCCTGACTGAGTGATAGTTAATCTCTTCTTGGAGGATAGTTTGACCTCCCCCTCGCCCAGGGATTTTGCAATACCGCTGAGGAGCTCAGCATCTACATAAATCTCTCCTGGGGTTTTGACTTGGGCAGGAATGGCTTGGCGGACCCAGACTATATGATCTGTAGCAGACAGGGTGAGCAAATCTCCTTGGGCGTTCAAACGGGTTGCCTTTAGGATAGGCTCTATGGGCCGGTTCGGGACGTTCCCAGCCATAAAATTAACTACGTCTCTTAATTGACTTGCACTTACAGTTAGGTTCACTTTGACCTCCTATTTTACCCAACATGGGGCAACTTTTGCTTCTGCAGGGCAAGGAATTGATTTAACCATTTCCCCTGCTGCCGATTCCATCTCATTTTCAACAATTCGAGCAACTTCCTGTGCCTGCTCCTCCCTGGCCTCAACTACAACCTCATCATGGATTGATAAAACTAAATGAGCATCACAGTCTTTTAACGCTTTTGCGATTCTAACCATCGCTCTTTTCATCATATCAGCCGAGGATGATTGAATAGGGGTATTACGGGCAAGTGTGCTGTACTTTCCTATCTCTTTAGAATTAAGCTCTGTTGCCTCTGGGAACCACCTTTTACGACCCCAGATCGTCTGGACATAGCCATTTCTGTGCAGGAGCTTGATCTGACTGTCTCCCCATTTGAAAACATCCGGATACCTTGATCTCAATATATGTAAGATTACTTTTGCATCACCGATACTAATACCAGAACTTTGAGCAAACGTCTCAGGCCCTGCACCATAATTCATTGCAAATCCTGTGTTCTTGACTACAGTTCGTTTTTCACCTACCAGTTCCTCCAAACCTGGATCGTTGAAAATGACCCGGGCATTCGCCAAATGTGGATCGCTTTCCCTACAAACTTGTCTAAGGGCTTTATCTCCAGAAACCTCAGCCATAACCCGCATCTCTTGCTGGCTGTAATCTGCACAAACAAACACATATCCCTTGCTAGGAATGAAAATCCTGCGTACCCTTGATTTTCGAGGTACATTCTGCAAGTTGGGATTTCTGCTTGATAGCCGACCTGTATCAGCGCCAACCTGATTGTAGCTAGTGTGAACCCGGCTTGTCACTCTGTTAATGTATTTAGGATAATCCCAAGAAGCAAGTTTCTTATGTTCCTTATAACTCCTCCAGGCTCTAACGGGGATACAATTAGGATGTTTTTTAAGGTACTCTTCCAATGTAGCATCTCGAGCGTTTGGCAAACGTATACCAGACCGCTCCATTACTCCCAACACTTGCTGCCAGGAATCTAAGTTGATAGGCGGAACAAACCCGCTGAATAAGCTGTCCATATGAGCTGGCAAATTGAGACCCTTGCACATAGTCTGTGCAGCCTCGTTAGCAAGCCCTAACTCACCTTGAACTACTTCCTCCCAAGCATTCACATCCAGTTGAACACCATGCAACTCCATATCAATTAAAACAGGAAGTAAATCATGCTCTAACCCACAGATTTTGCTTAAATCTTCCTTCTTAACCCCTTTTTTCTGTACTTCATATATCCCAACTAAGTGCTTCACATCATCTTCAACATAACCCAACTGCCTCTCAGATAACTGCTGGCCTAGCCGGAACTTTACCTCTGGCTTTTCAATTAGAATCTCTGTTCTCCTCCAGATTGTAGAAGCTAAATCGCATCTCAATAACGTCCCAGCGGTTAGAATCCGTTCCATTAGAAAGGTATCCCAGATTGGGGATACATTTATACCTAACTGTCGTTTTATCCATTTTGCATCAAAGCCAGCGTTATGGATTACCTTTAAAATACTGGTATTATACAGGAGTGTGTTAAGTCTCTCAAAATCTTCAGTTAGTAGGTAAACATCCCCGTCAGGACAGCCCACCTGAATAGTAGCGATTTTATTTTCAAAAGGGTTAGGAAAGCCCCCTCCCACCTCAACTTCGATATCCAGCCCCACAACTGATGGCCACCAATCCGGAAGCTTGTTAATATGTATCAAAATAACCTGTTCCCTACCTTATGAACAACATCTCTAAGATTACCAACTGCCTGATCGTAATAACTCTTTTTTAACTCAATCCCAACAAACCTACGCCCAAATTTAAGTGCCACGTAACCCTCACTGCCAATCCCTGCAAAAGGCGAACAAATCAATTCCCCTGGGTTTGACCACAAACGGATACAACGCTCAATAGTTTCTAATTGGAGGGGACAAATATGGCGATCATCCCTGTGTTCTTTTGCACTCCTGTATTGTAAGGTATCCGATTCGCGGATATTGTACCAGATTGGGTGTGCCCACTCAATCCACGTCTCGCGGTCAATATCCGATTTGATCGGAATTTGGTTCTCACCGGGCTTGCGAAAAACCAAAATATAATCAGCTAAGGCTGGGGATAACCAAGAGCTATCTTTCTCTAGCTGTTTAAACATTAATCCCTTTGCATGAGTTCTAACAGCCACTGCTTGGGGGTTTTTATCAATCGTTACACGACCATGATATATCCATCCTTTATCCAGATAGGCATCAATTAGGTTACCTGAAAAATCCTTCACACCGATAAACCCATCCTTAACTAAGGTTGCTGCGACATCAGCACAGTGAACTGCGCATAGCCTCCCAGGTTTTGTTACTCTTAACAAATGTTCAATAATATAGGAGAAATGTTGAAAAAACTCCTCATCCGATGAACAATTGCCAACGTCTCTCTCCGTTGGGGAATACGTATAAAGAGAAAGAAACGGTGGGGAGAAGACAGACAAGTCAACCGACCCATCCTCAATCTCTCCCATACCTTCTACGCTATCCCCAAGCATCATTTTCCACCCGTTACCACTTGTCGTATCCTCTATGTAATGGCCATTCAATTGTAGCCTCCCAATCTCTGCTTTCTCGAATTCCTTAACATAGTTAATCAATTTCTCGCTCATACGGTCCGCCTGATTTTCCTTACTCTTTATATTTTGCCATATTGCCTCCTCCACATCTGACAAAACAATATAAACGTCAACAGGGTGTTTTTGCATAAAACGATATTGGCGACGTATACACTGATAATAGCTCTCCCAAGAATCCGATAATCCCATAAACGCCATCTTGTGAGAGTTTTGAAAATTCATTCCAAATCCAGCAATTTTGGGTTTGGTTACTAGTACTCTATATTTACCATCTTGAAACCCCTCTATGGCTTTAATTTTAGTCTCAATATCATCACTTCCTGATACTTCGATTGAATCAGAGATCAAACCAGATACTCTTTTGCTCTCATCATTTAGTCCACACCAAACAATCCATTGTTCATTACATCCATTTATCAAATCGGCAACGGTCCCAGCTCTAGCGTCAATCGTTTCTCTGCGAACTGCCAGACGATCCTGAATCCCCCTTAGCCCCGTGAAAAAAAGCTGGCCCGGGGGACAATAATTCGATTCAACGAAAATTGGTTTGATTTCCAGTGGGGGCAAAACGAATCCATCATCATCATATCCCAGATCAGAAGGCTTCTTAACACTCATACCCCAACTGGCCATCCAACGATAAAATGGCTCCACCGCATGACCCTTTAATCGCCAACCCTTATCATCATGGACAAAAAACGCGGCCATCATATCCACACGAGTCATAATTCCTAAAAACTCAGAATGATTGGCTATCTCGGCAATATCATTGGGAGCTGGAGTAGCTGTACAGCAAAGCTTATATGGGGTCTGGGCGAACATCTCGGTTACTTTTTGACGTGTTTTCCCAGTGAGAGATTTCAAAATACTTGACTCGTCTAAAACAACCGCCCCAAATAAACCCGGATCAAACTTCTCTACCATCTCGTAATTTGTGATGTTCAATTTACCATTTAGCTCATCCTCCGATCTAACATAGGTCACATTCAAACCTAATTTTCTACCTTCCTTGACAGTCTGCCTAGCTACAGTCAGGGGAGCAATAATCAAAGTATCTTTACCAATGAGTCTGGCCCATTCTAGTTGCATTAAAGTTTTACCAAGACCAGTATCCGCAAAAATAGCGGCCCGGCCCTTTCTCACGGCCCATTTGGTGAGATCCCTTTGGAAAGGGAACAGTATTGAGTGAACATCACTATCTAGTATTTCAATTCCAGCGGATTTGTGTAGGAGTATCTTCGATTCTAAAAATTTTTGATAATTCAAAACAGTAGACCTTTTCTAGGGGGCAACTCGTGCCAATTTATCGGCTCAACATAGTTTATATTGTATTCCCGCTTACCTACCACCCAAAAGAGTGTTTTACCATTCGGTTTTATATAGTTCAACATCCATTGGTGTGCCTTGCTTTCGTAGGTCAAGTCAAAGCGGAAATCATTGCCGGGGTTATACAGCCTATGGTAGGGTATAGGAGATTTTATTTCAACCAAATCACCTTTAAACTTAACATTACCATCTAAGACATCGTACCACTGGCGTTTGTTCTTGTTAAAGTAGTTACTTAAGCACACAACGTATATTGTGGAAATGTTTTTGTCAAATTTCTTAGCACCCAACGCCACACCCAACGCCGAAAACCCACTACCGGCGACAATAACAATGCTTTCAACATCATCTGGTATATTGTTACACTGATTGGCGACCACATCCATTACAAAAGTACCGGCCATACCAAAATCAACGTGGTAATAATTTAGAGAACGGGCTAGTTCTCTACCTGCCTTGTCCACTGATGATTTCCGTGGGCAATCAACTCCATAAATGGTAGCTCCCAGCTTCTGCGCCAACGACACGTTTATGCGATTAAAATCTACAACAGTATTGTCATACCGAAATACCGCTACGGCGGATTGCAAACCAAAATATCTCGCCACACCCGCCATTATGCAAGATTGTGGAGAAGGCAAACCGGCAGAGGTTGCTAATCCTCCACTGCACCTTGATCGTATGTCTGGCAAATTGTGATGCACTAGAGATAAACATTGACGTACTTTACCACCTAACAACCCTCCCAGGGAAAAATAATCGTCTCGTTTGTAGTAATAACCATCCACCCTCTCAACGGGGGTATAGTAGTTCATAAGTTGCCTATAGCCGTCTTCCGCGTACGCAGGGAAATCTTTAAGGTTTACCACTTGACAAATCCCATAATTTGTGTTATAATATAGTCAGGAGGTGCAAAATGTCCCGTAGGAAATGTTCCCCAATAACAAAACGAAAATTGTCCCAAGAAGAGCTAGAGGCATTGTTAAAAGAACGACCCATACTTTCTCCCGAGGAGGCTCTGCGCGAACAGATCAGCGAGTTTAACGTAGATAGGTTTGAGAAAGAAACCCGAGATGAGGCGATAGCTAACGCAACTATAAGCAGAGGCAAAGGACCCTATATGTAAGAAGGTTTACAGAAAACAAGAATAGGCTCCGATTTTGTTTTCTCAAGGTTTTTGCCCAAGGTACTGAAGCACATCTCCAACCTCTCGAACTCGGTAAACCCCACAGCCGTAAACAGCTTGATTGTGTCTTGCACCAGGGGATAGTGCTTCGATTTGATATTGACATCGTTGATATTCAGTGCAAAAAGACACCCTGGCTTTAAATGCTCAAATACCTTGGTTACCATAGGTAGTAGGAAACCATCCAACCACGATTGATAATCTGGGTACCGATGACAACTTTGGGTATCCTCTTCTGAGTAAATCTCCTTCTTAAAGTAAGGTGGGCTGGTAAAAGCGAAATCAAATTTACGGCCACCCAAATCCACATCCTCAAACGGCGAATTCACCATTTCAACCTTATTGCTTCTACCAAAGAATTCCGCCATTTTCTCGTTACCCTCACAACTCGGCAATGACGGGTCCACACCCACGTATTTGGCACCCATTTCCAAGGACAAAAAACCCAACAGACGACCACCATATCCAGAGCTAGGGTCAAGCACACACTCCGCATCCAGAGGTACATATCTTTTGTAGATTGCTTTTGCAGCGGATGGACGGAAATTGCTGCACCTTTGGGCGCCCCTTACCAACCCTAATTTATTTCTCACATACAAGTCACCTATATCTCCATCAATCTCAATGGCCAGCTCAATGGCCCTTTGTAGCAGACCATCATCCACGTAGGAACCCATAGGTGATCTCATTCCAATAGCATAGCTGTCCCAAATATGTGAGTGAAAATAGGTCGCCGCCCTCATGCCTTCACTTCTAATCTCAATAGACCTGCTGGTGCAATCAAAAAGGGGTTCATAATGCTCTGTTATTTTTGCATCCATATTCTGCAGAACAAAGAAATCTTTCCAAATTTCATAATCTCTCATTTCTGGGTAAGGGAACCCGTGGGAGCGGTGGTAATCGAACATTAAACTCACTAATTTTTCTTTTTGGTGCCCCGCTAACTCGCGTATTATCTTCCTGGACATATCTCTCATTTACCTGTTAGATTTAAAAACTCAGTCTTAGCCAAAGCATCCTCAAATACCCCCCTAGTAACTGATGTTATCCTTAGCCCGTCTACCTGACGTTGTATGCAAGAACGCACGCCATTAACTACAACCATCACTCCCAAAGGCTCTAAATTTGCCTCGAAAATGTCTGCGATGTCTTTAGTCAATTGCTCTTGCAGAACTGGACGAGCAGCCAGTAGACACACAAGCCGAGGAATCTTTGACAACCCCAAAACCATTCCGTTCTTGCTGGGAATGTACCCCACGTGGATTTTATACCTCACAGGCATCAGGTGATGGGGACAAACTCCCACCGCCTCAATATCCGTAACCACTACCATCTCATCATAATCACAAGGGAAGGTAGTTGATAGAATTTCCTCTATTTTGTCTCGCTCATAGAGTCCTCGACAAAGTTCCCGAAAGGCTCTAGCCACTCGTTTCGGAGTGCCTTGGAAATTGTCTTTGAAAATAGAATCTATATCAGGATCTTTAAGGTTAATTCCCAAGCCCTTTATTAGGTTGTAGACTGCTAACTCTACTAAAGTCTCGTCATATTTCATTATTTCACCTGAATATACTTATGGACCTGCACACTCAACCGCACCCCATAGAACTGAGCGATCTTAATCGCATCTTCCAGGTTCTGCTCATAATTTTCATCCCACACAGGTTGAACAGAGACGACCTTTTGCTCCTTAATCCAACCCCCGGCAAAGTCTCGGACTATTGTCTTTGCATCATAGAAATCAGCCCCAACAAGCAACTTTACCTCATCTGCAGCGTCAAAAACTTCTTGCTCTGGCCATTGGCTTTTGGGAGACACACAAACCCAGTGAAAACCAAACGGAATTGGATTTGTGCCGTTTGTCTCTAGTGAAACCATATAACCTGCGTTACATAGAGCCTCACTGAGCAAGAAAAGTTCTGAATGAATGGTAGGTTCTCCTCCTGTGATACAAACCCAATCGTCCCGGATATGAGCAACAATATCGTTAATCTCCATCTCAGTATAACCATCCTGCGGGGTGTCGCACCACCGGCAACTTAGATTACAGCCGTAGGTACGGATGAAGGTCATGGGCAAACCTGTGTTAGCGCCTTCACCTTGGATACTTTGAAAGATCTCATGGATTCTCAATTTTATCTCCTTTCACAGGTTCCACTATAACACGATCCTTTTCAAACACTATAGGAATGTGTCCAAATTTAGAATAGTAATCCCCTGAGTCACAAAATATAGGAAGGGAATCTGGTCTATATGTTACTGAGCAGTTAGGAGATTCCCAAACGGTCACCTCAGTTAGATTAACATTAAGTTCCTGGAGATCTACCTCCTTTTGCATCCCCATATATATCGCCTCTGCAATCCTCTCAGCAGTTGGATCTGAAAGCCAGTTCCCTAATACGCTGGCCACCATTGTCAGTTCTGCCTCATATTCAGGAAACATGGAAAGAAGACTAAAAATATACTGTCCAGCGTTTAATGGTTTGTGATCGGGTATCACTTGCTCAATGAGATCTTTAACAATCGCAAAGTCAACTACAAAGCCGTCTTTATTTAGTTTATTTGATTCCAACACTACCTCCACCTCCCACCGGTGCCCGTGTAGCCGTCTGCACTTGCCTCCATAGTGGGGTAGAAGGTGAGCGGCGTCAAAATGACTCTTCACTCTCATGGTGTACATCTTCAATCCTCCAATGACTTCTGAACTCTTCTCCAGTCACCTGGAGATCTTGCCATATTCATTAAAGCTTCGTATGGCATCTCAGCACACAGAATTACCCTAGCATCTTTGTTCACGCTCTCAAACAAATCCGCCAGGTCCCTAGGAGAGCGAGATAGCAGCATAAGTACCTCTTTTCCAACCTCCGCCAAAGCCTTTCCAGCTTCCTTAGGTCTTTTCTGTATTAACTTAGCGATAACAGACGCACCGCCCGCTGGAGACTTAGCTGCGCTTAATAAGGCTTCTTCCATAGGTCTCTCAGGACTCCTGCAAAAAATAGTATACAGATAGAAGCAATTATATGTCTAACAGAAAACTCAAACATCCCTTTCCAAACCACTGGGCCCACACGAGTCTCAGTAGCAACCTTAGCGTACATTTTCAATCCTTCTCAATACTTAAATCTAACATCACATTCTACAGGAACAGACAGTGTAGGGGTGCGGCGGTTTATGTTGCAGTTGTAATAACTGAAAAACCTTGTGTCTCCGTGAACTTCTTGTTCCAGGTCTTTTGCCCTACTACAGATCATGTAGTCGTTTACCACTCCTGGACAATCGGCCCATAAAGAGTTACAATAACTTGGACCTCCTGGAGATGGAGCACAACTCATAAGGAAAACAATTATTAGTAGAGCTATTGTCACCACAATCCTCGGCACTTAAAAATCTCCTACTGTCATTGATCTTACTCTGTCTAGATTTTCATACAACGAAGACGGTCCAAACTTCTTTGATAATGAGTCATCAGCAAATCTCGTGCAAGGTCCATCCCAGGTCAAAGGAATCGCCCCTGTTGGGCCATCTCGGTTCTTTTCCAAAATAAAATAAGCCTTGTCTTTATCGTACTCATCGGGGATAGAGAACTCCTCCCCCGCAGCAAGCATAGCGGGTATATTATACAACTCCCCGATGGCATGAGACACATGCTGAGCAACTCCGGTGTAGCGCAATCTACCCTTGCCCCCCAGTTTTGAAGTAGTCATCTGTGCCCCTCGGTTGAGTTGGGACACCATGTACGATGTAGCACCAATCGCAACCAACCTTGCTGCGTTTTTATAGATTCTAGATACCCTCAACTCCTCTGTTTCTGCTTTATCGGGAACCAGCTCAGCATAATCAATTCCCAAATCTGTCAGTGGCCCACAATTGGCATGTAAGGCGTTTGATTGCCAGTGAATAGCATCTGAGGTCATCATTTGAGAATCATCATAGTAAATTGGTAAAGTCTCAAGAAACTCCAAAGCCTCCTGAACTCGCCGAACTTCATCGCTGTCTTCTTCATACTGTCCCAATGCCAGTTGGTGCCCATCTACCCCCGCCAGGCAACACGCTAACCTCTTTGCTAACTTCCACCCCGGCATCTCGTACGAATTGAACGCGACGCAACCTGGTTGGTTGTTGGCTTTCATCTGAATTACTCGGCCTAGGAGAATCTGTAGGAGCAACTGAGTCTTGCCCGAGCCCTCAAGCCCTGAGATCACCATTAAGCCCTGCTTCGGAGGTATCCCCATTTGAAAAAGCGCTGGCCATCCCATAGGAAGTATCTGTGTAACCTCTCCCACGATGTTATGCGCCAAGTGCCGCCTAAACTCCTCCACACCCTCTCGGAATGGTCTATACTCATGCCTCAGCAACCCCTGCGCTTTTTGAATATCTCCCACCACGTCACTCATAAAAGCATCCACATCGGAGACAGTTGATACAAGATTCTCAAAATCCTGATACTTTTGGTGGTAAGTGTCAATCACCATTCCCAAATGTCTCAGTCGACCCGCATCGTCCACTACCTGCGCCCAACTAAATACCGCAGGTCTATTTATTGACAATCTCAATTTTTCAGGAACATCCAGTATGCTTCTCAAATATACTGAACCTCCTGCCATCTCTAGAGTGTCGCCTAGTTGTTTTTCAAGGTTGGCCAGGTCTATAGGTTTCTTATTGATTTTTAAGTCCAGTATTCCTTGATATATTAACTTGTGACTGTCTGCTCTTTCGTGACCTGGCCCATAGCCGAACTTGTCTTCTGACAGTTCAGCTGCTATTGGATTTAGCAACTCACTCGGGTTTAGCAGAATCCCCGCTATCACCGCCCTCTCGTAATCTGCGACTTTCATCTACACGCTCCGGACAATATGTCATAGGCCATAGCAAGGTCTTCTTTCCCTCTGTTTTCTTAGGTACTAAGTCGCACTCTTCTTTTTTTGCGCAGGTTTGACAACCATACCAGTTTGGATCCATTTTTAATACTCATCGTCGAAAAGCTTAACTCGTTGGAATTTTCTATAACTTATAACCTCATCAACTAGCGCCGGGACTAGATCAATAGCCTCCACAAAAAACTGACCGTTAATTGCGGCTTGCTCCTCATCTGGCTCCTCTAGTACTTTTGAGCTCGTCGCCAAATTTTTAAAGTCAATTAGCTCTCTATCAGTCGCCATAATACCCTCCCAATAAATTTTTAAAAATTCTCGCTTCATTCTGTAAACGAAACTCACAATAATCTGTGAACAGACCTTCCGGCCACTCAAACACTTCACAACTTAGGAGATGAGCTAGCTTATAACCCATCTGCTCCTCTCCTCGGTCAGGAATGACAATCATATCCCTAGATCCTAGCATATCCTTCGTTTTTGAGGCGAGCTCAGCACGGCACGACGAAACTCCCACTGTCTGTCCAGGAGCTGCGACCGCTCGTAATCCGTCCTGTCTTGCCAAGAGCGCATCCAACGTTGAGAAAAAGACCAAAATAGTTCCAGATCCCTTAACATCACCCAAGTTGAATACATGAGGCTGACTCCCCAACTCCCACCTGTACTTTGGTCCTCCACCACTGTTCCTCCTACTTTGAACTGCTACAACTTGGCTATTACCCGGTTCCCTTGACCAGAAGGGAATTGAGAAACGTATACCTGTCCACCCAAGTCGGTATTTGTTAATTGTTTCATCTGTTAACAACCTTGAATGAAAATATTCTCTGTGATCTCCTAGAAGCGAATGCCAGTAATCTACAACCTGGTGAGAAGGTTTGGCTTTCTTTTTCTTTTTGAACTGTGGGGTGAACTGCGGTTCGGGGATCTTGCCTTCTCTTAGGTCGCACCATTGCTTGGCTTGGGAGTAGGTCATTCCCCTTTCTATGAGGAATTGAATAACTCCACCCCCACGACCACAACCGAAGCAGTACCAACCACGGTCTCCCGGGTAAACAACTAAACTACTAACTTCGTCGTTGTGAAAGGGACAAAGCCCAGTGAGACGTTCACCTGACGGCTGTAGTTTGACAAATTGGGAGATGGCGGATGCTGAAGTTAACATACCCTTGCCTTGGCCAGCCTGAACATGCCCAGGCGAACCTCGTCTTGCCGAGCTCTGCCCCACCTTACCGGGCCGGTCCACGCCTTGGTTTTGTAGATGATTGAAAATCCCCTGCCTAGCCGGGGCCCGCCATACCTGACCTAGCCCGACCTGATCTTGTCCTACCCTGCCGGAGCGAGCCAAACCCAGCCTCGAGATTTGGCGAGTATAGGAATCGAACCCATACTCACCAATTTCACTAATCCTTCCACTCAACAGTGAACCGACCAAACCGAGGTCGCCAGTCCATTAGTCCCACCTGCTCACCAGCAACCTCAATCCACCGCCTAACGGCTTCCTCATCCAAGAGGTTCTCATTGAACTCAGCAGTAATATCAGCCGACCACTGTTTGAAAATAGGTCGTATCCGCTTAACCTTGCTTTGCCCAACATTTACAAGGGCCTCAAATACAAACTTCTTGTTCTTTTGTAGTTCCTGTGGAATCCTAGAGCCTTCATACTTCAGTGGAGCATCATCTAGAACCCAGAAAGCCGCTGCGGATTCCTTGCCCATTCTCTCTTTCCTAGCAGCTCCACCCTTTCCGATAATGCAAGCCTCGAATACATAGCTAGGTATACAGGGTTCATCATTTTCGTCCAGGTAGAGGGCGCCTAGGAAGGCTAAGCGATCCAGCTCTTCGAAGTCGGCGTCGGTCTTTTTCCTCTTGGATGTGATCTCCCCCATCTTTCGAGCGTACGGGTCGTCTCTGTCTGCCAGCCGCCCGTTGTGCATCAGCAGAGGTGCTATTCCTACGATTGTAAAGTTCAACTTTTTCACTTTTCTTTTTCCTTTCGGGCGGTGTAACCACTTTGACTTTTCTTTCTCTTTGGGGAGTAATATCTCGAGCCAAATAGCGCTCTCGTCTTATCCCATCAGTTAGAATGTCATGGCACCGCCTACAAACGGTTATTCCATCTTTGAGGAGTTCGTATCCATACCTTTTGTATGTTTTATGGTGTACTTCTAACTCCTCTGAACAAGGTACACCAGTCAGTTCAGTGATTCCGAACAACTTTGATAACTGACACTCAAAGCTGTCCCTTTCTAAGACTTTCTGTCTCCAATCGCTCACATAGAATTTACCCCCTTTGATAATGTTCCTTGCCCGGCCCAACCTCGCCCCACCTCACCATAACAAATCCCGCCCCACCCTACCACAGCCGGCCTCGAACATCAATAAAAATGATGCCTTCTTACCCCCTGCCAAACCGTGCCTAGCCTTACTGTGCACTGCCTGACCACGCCACGTCAAGCCCCACCGAGTCAAGCCTTGCCATACCTAGAAATCTCCTTGTATTGAGGATATGCCATAATCCAAGCACTCAATAGCAGCAAGTTCCAATTCTAGCTCCGGCCAGGCATATTTGTGAAGGTTGTTACCAGAAGCATTCCAAATCTCAACCGCCTTAACTACTCCTTGATAACTAAACCTTTTAGCGTCCTCTGCATTAGCAATTACTGCTTGATCGCCTTGTCCTGCCTGTATAAGTAATAGTTCGTGAAAATATTGAGTCACCTGAGAACAGAATTCTTTCAAATTAACTCCACTGGTTGTCACCTCGGCCACTGTGTTTAAACACAAGTCCAGCTGCTCGCTTGCAAGTGAGCTTATCATTTTTCTAACCAGAGCAATATCAGCCATCCCTAGCACTTCTTTTGTCTTTGTTGTGCTGACAAACCCAAAGTTGGAGAGGAGATCCAGCACTGAGATGCCATCACGCATTGAACCTTGTACCTGCCGAGCAATCATATGAAGAGCATCATTTTCAAACTCAATCCCTTCCTTCTCACAGATCAACTGGAGTCTTTCCTCAATAGCGGTACTCCCAATAGGTTTAAAACTGTGCTGCTGGCACCTAGATTTAATAGTTGCGGGGATCTTTGAGATTTCTGTTGTACACAAAACGAAATAAACTCCTTGCGGTGGTTCTTCGAGGATCTTCAGTAGGGCATTGTTGGCCTCTTTCGTTAACATGTGACATTCGTCAATGATGAAAACCTTTGTCTCCCCGTGGATGGGGATGAAAAAGCTTTCCTCTTTTAGACGACGGGCGTCGTCTATTCCTCGGTTTGAGGCCGCGTCAATCTCAACAATATCAGTCCCTTTTGCTCCCAACTTCTCGGCTAGGATCCGAGCTACTGTGGTCTTGCCTGTCCCATGCCGTCCGGTGAACAAAAGAGTTTGAGCAACTTCGCCTCTTTTGAGGGCGTTCATCAGGGGAGTGACTATGTGGTTTTGGGCCGCTACTTCTGACCATTCTGAGGGGCGGTATTTAATATACAGGGTCATTTAGAAATTGCTCCCACTGCTCCTTGGTCATAAGTTCCTGCAACCGGTCAAGGTTTGGATTCGCCCTCCAATCCCCCACCTTGATAAACTCAACCTCATCAAGGTCTCTCCTTATGAAGTGCTGCTCTCCAAAGACGTTGACAACATGGGATTGAACCCAGTTCCTAAACTGCCCATAGTTGCCGGCGATGATTAGCTTGTAAGGTTTGTATCGTTTGCTAGATGCTCTCTGGTAGCTATCAAAATAAGCTAACCTAGCCTGATCCAGTTTATTGGAGATTACTTCCAACCGCCAGATTATCGCTGCAGTTACCGACAAATAAACCAAAACCATCAAGAAGCTAGTGCTCATTGATAATCCTTTCTACAAACCGAAAAGTAAAAGGGAACCTCGAAAGTTGACTGGCTCTCTTCACCGCTCGAATCAGATCATCGTACCCATGCTTAGCCATAAGTTTCTTCGCAGGCTTTAGATGTCTGCCAAATGGTTCCAGAAACTTTAACCCCGCCTCTTTGTGGCACTCCTTCAACCACCCCGTCAACTTCCAAGGAGTTAAGGGTAAAAGATCGTCGGGGTACTCAAAATAAACACTGGACGGGTCGGACCGTTTACCCTCGGTCAGGCCGATTGGATCCGACCCGTCAACAATGAAAGGAGGAGAGTAATCTATTTGGTTTCGCCTAAAAATCGGCTCCCTCGTCTGGCTTTTCGACATAGTTCTCCTGAACCATCTTAGCTATGTCTTTGTACCCCATAGCCTCCAAAGCGATGACAACATGCTCATCTGACCACTCGGCGAAAACATTGCCGGGTAACTCTTTTTTCTCGATCAAGGGAGCAAAGACCTCACGAGCAATGTCAATACCAGCTTTATTAAGTTTACCATCAGGACCGAAAGCTTTTGCTGTCTTCTTTGTCCGCTTCCGGACTTCTTCAGTCATAGCTTGGTAGAGGTGTTCGACAGAAGGAGCTTGTTCGATGACTTCCTCTTCTTGCTCCTCGACCGCTTCTTCTTCCTCAACCGACCGCCCATCCTTATACCGTTGCTTAATCATCCAGATAGGGAGTTTGACCTTATTGGCCCGCTTGCTCCAGATCGTATCCCCCTTGAGAATGACACTGGCCTCCCGAGCAAACTGGTCCCACTCAGGAACGACATTGTTTACATCCGACCAGCCCTCATTCTCAAGAAGAGCTGGACACATTGCCTGGATTAAATTGTAGCAGTTGACTTGGGCTGTATTGCGCCCATCGTCTCCTTCGTCAATGACAAAGGTCGGCATATCTGGATTTTCAGGATCTGGAGCGACACGGTAGGGGACAAAGATACGCTCCTCCCAACCATCGTATGGAGTTGAATCTCCATCCAGGTCGCCGATGATCTTAAACTTGAAAATGACAGACCGACCATAACCATAGTCTCGCCAGGTCAGGTTCCCTCCCTCATCTTTAGTTTCACAACCTGAGTACACCAGTTGGAACGACTGATCTCTCGGCAATGACCACCCAGGCACATCCGAAACCCAGCCACCAGAGACTGTGACTTCAACTTCTTTGTCAGCTTTTTCGACCGCTCTTTCCACTTCTGTCAAGAACCGAGAGCTGTCCTTGATTGAGTCCGGCCACTTCCGGTCTACCTCAGCTCCCAGTGCCCTTGCCAAAGCCACGATCTGCCCCGGGCGGACACTTATTGGCGGTCCGTCATCCTCTTCTCCTTTGACCAAAAGCCTAGCCCGTGCAACTAGTTCTCCTTGTTGTGGGACGTAAATAGGCTGCCCATTGTCGGTGTGCTGCTCGTCATCAAACCATTTGAGACCGACAACTGTGTACTGACCATCGTCCCACTGCCGAGCTGCTCCTTGAGCAGCTCGTTCGATATCTTCTTGACTCGGTACTCCACCAATTCCCATTAGAAATCCTCCTTCCTCATGTTCTCTTGCTTATCCTCAATTTTTACAAACATCCTAAACGGCTCAGTCAATGCCTGAACCATCTGTTCCAATATCTTCGCTAGGTCCTCAGGGGTCAGTTCCTCATTCTCCACAGCAAATTTGACAATGCACTGACCCCTTGGGAACAGAGTATATCCTGTCCGCAGCTCAGACCCTCGGACCTTCAGATCTACATACATAATAAACTTCTCAACCCAAAAGTGAGCAGACCCATCTTCAATAGCAGACTCTCGGTTCACCCACACCTCGTACACTGGTTGAGTTTCAGTCTTAATTTCCAACTGACACCAGCTCCTTCAATTCCTCAAGGCGAATGCTCTGCGGCCACCGCAACGCTGCCCAAAGAGCCATTCGACCGTGGTAAATCCCCTGAGCAGTCATGTCGTCTCTCTCGGCGTCGTTCCAGTAGTACGCAACCATCGGATCCTTGTGCTTGGGATGTAGCGAGTGCATCCATTGAATAAGCTTTTCCTGAACTTTAGCCTCGCCTAGAACATACACCTCAAGGTCATTTGGGTCTGCATCTGCGTCTGACAATAAAAACTTTACCAACCAATCCCACTTTTTCTCCATCAATCCTCCTTCACACCAATTATAACATAGAATCAGTGTTTGTCAATAGCCCCAATCTTAAAATTTTGCTCAATCTGATTCTTTCAAAAACTTGATTGCAGTGTCAACTTCTCCAGAAGTCAGTTCCCAACCTTCGTGGTCCAGACCAGAAGTAACCAACCACTTGAACCTCTGATGGAGACGAACTGCTTCTTCATCATCTCCCAAGTGATGAGCCAGGATCGCCAGTGCCAATTGAGCAGGACCCGAACCCCCATAACCCCACTCAAATCCTGTTGGGGAGTGGTTCCAAAGGTCCAGCCGGGGATCTAGTGGCTCTCCGTCAACTGTCACTTCACACTGTAGTGGCTCGATTCTAGTTCCTTTATAAACTGCCATTGGTTACTCCTTCACAAAGTCACTGATTAGCTGCGGGGTAGCAGTATCGAATCCCACCACGTCGAGCATCCCAGCATCTTGGGGGTCTGCAATTGAAAACCCATTGCTAACCATCCCCACAACAACTAGCTTAGCGGGGATCTCAGTCTCCCTGCGATACTTCTGCAAAGCCTGCTGGGGATGAATACTACCCGCCCAGGTCTCATTGTCAGTATACACTACAAAAGTATCTGCACTAACCGCCGGTCCCTTTTTTACATACTGCCCAGAGCTCCAAATGGACGTCCGCTCTCTGTTGTATCCGAGAGCCCACATCATAGGCAACGCACAATCCGTCCCACCAGCAGCCAGCCCACTAACTTTTCTAATCACATCATCCAGGCGCTCTCGAGGACTAACTTCAATGGGAATCAGCTCATGAGCAAAAGCCATAATGTGGTAATCTGACTCAGTCTTAGCAGTCACCATGCACATCGCCGCTGCCCCATCCCGAGGAGTCAGACTAGGAATACCAGCAATGTCAGTCCAGGTCATCGAACCAGACACATCCAAAGCCAGAACCATTCTCTTTCCAGTCGACTCCACGTTATCAAACGCCAAGTAAAAGGCGTCATCAAGTGCATCTACCACTTGACTCACTGGTTGCCAGGAGTGTTTGCCCCTAGCACTATGACCAGATTGGTAGGTTCTCAAAGCTGCCAGAACAGCGATAGGGTGAACTCTGGCTTTGCGGATTCGATCCTCATCCCTCAGCTCATTGCAAACCCTCCGAGTGGCATCTGACAGTGGAGCAATTAATCCCACTCGAGTCATAGTCGCTAAGTTGCGGATCATCGCCCACATGGGCATTTTCTCAAGGAGAGCTTCCCAAACATCAGGCTCTTTGAGAAACTCGGTGGGGATCATTTCCCTAGTCAGATTCCATTCCTCAATCAGACCAATGATAGCATTTTTATGGGGGGCCTTCTGAGCCAACTCAAATGCGGGAATTAGGCCCACCCCCTCATAATCTCCCACCAGTTCCCCTGTGGTAACCCAATAATAAAGGGCATCTCTCGATGCATCCTTAGGCTCTGGATGCGACAACCTCAAGGCATCTCGGTGTGTCCACCCATCGCGCTGGCGGTACTTCACAACCTGGTAAGCTAACCGATTGAGATCCTTTTCATTATACCAAGCGCCCACTGCATCGCGCAACCCCCTACCCCAACCCCGGAAATGCTGGACATACTCGAGGAAATGAAAAAGGTGGGTTCCAATGCGAGCCACACGAGGAAGGACATCCAGTGCTGCCGTCCGAGTAACCGAGTTGCTAGCACCACAGCACATTGCCAGAGCAAACAGGGCAGGATCGTTCTTGGGAGCTCTTCCGGCTTCGCTAACCTCCACGATCCGATTGACCGTTCTGACTCCATCTTCTTGGATACATCGGGCGACTGCTTGAGCGTTCTCAACTGTCAACTTCTGCTCAGTAGCATAATAAGAACCACCCTCCGTCCCTAAAATCAAAAAACGGTCTAGGCGGACCCAGTCATCGACAGGAAAAACATAACCCCCTGCTGAATTCTCAACCATGTCTCGACCAGGAATAGGCTCTGATTGCTTTGTCTCTTTGGTTGAGTAGTGTTGGTGAAACTTCTGCATTTCGACCCTCCTTTGTAATTCGGGCAAATATTGGTAGTCGGGTGTGTTCACATTTTCAGTATGATAACCGACTGCCTCCGGCCCGAATTTGTTTCCAGTGAAGGCGGGCAAGTTGTTGTGCATCGGAATTCTCTGCGATAACCAATGCACTCCGGCCCGCCTATTGGGGCATGGTGAGATTTGAACTCACGACCTCGTCTCCCCAAGAGATAACCCTCACCATTCGACCCTTGCAGATAAGTTGTTGGCAAGGGAATTTACGCGCTCTGCCTCTGAGCTACATGCCCCACGATTTGGGAGCGGCTGGATTCAAACCAGCACTGTACGACCTCCTAAAGGATAACCCTATTCCAGCGGCCCATAAGGCGAAGGACGGAAAGGGAATTTTTCGCGCCTCTGTCAATTGGGCTACACTCCCATGTTGTTGAGGGGCGATGCGGGCCGGATTCCCCACCACGGCCTCCGATATGCCCATTACCCAGAAGGGACAAGCCTTGACAGAGAACTTGTTGCCCACCTGGCGTTCTTAGGCATTCCGCCGATACTTTCGTATCCCAGCTTCAACCGACCCAATGAGGTAATCATGTTATGGTCCTCCCCCTGAGGGTTACTCGGTCTTGTAGCTGACCCTTACCCAGCGCTGCCACGCCGCCGCATCGCCCAAAGGGCCGGGCAGGATTCGAACCTGCATCTTTGGCCATGTACGAATGAGCCAACCTCATATGGTTGTTTGTAACCCATCTCATCCAGCACTGTCTACCATTCGACCACCGGCCCATGAGAATGTAAGCCACCCCGCCGCCGACCCTACCCAATCACCACCACCCGACCGCCCGACGCGATGCTTTCTGCACTCACTTACTGTGATTTCAATCCCTCAGTTGGTATTCTTAACAATCATACCTGTGAACGGGCGCAGCCTACATCTCAATTGTAAATCAATTATAACACAGTTTTCTATTTTGTCAAGAGGTCGAACCTTAAAATTTTCAGCCCTCTTCTTGTCCGTCGTAGAAACCCTCATCGTAACCTTCATCACGAATGTTCTCTACACACTCGGGGCATGGTTCAACTTCAAAGTAAGGAATAGCTGTAGGTTGTCTACCCCTCTCTAATTCTAATTTTTCTCCACACTGGGCGGAGTACAATTCGAACTCGACCTCAAAGATCATTTCCAAGCCCTTCCTCTAAAAATGGACAAGCAACATAGTCATAAGCTACCAAGCATAATCCCTCACTACTGGAATTAGCAGCGTTATTGGGATGAGCACAACCGAAATAATCCCACTCCTCTCCAGTTTCCTCATCCCACCATTCGTCATATCTTAAGTAGTCACAGTCCCAATGACTATCCACTGACGATCTCCTTCCAATAGGTCAACCACTCGGTCAATAGCATCATTTGCCACATCCAGATCGTTTGACGATATATCGCCGTCAATGACAATATTTGCCAAACTGTTCACTAGGCTAGCTAATTCTTTACGCTCTTCCAGTAAACAATAAGCACATAAGTGACTGGTTCGTAGGTGGTTGTGTTTTCGACAAGTCACGTCTCCACCTCAACTGTTTTACCAAATCCACACTCAAGGCATTCGTAATAAGTTTTAGTTTTGCCCTTTTCTTTGTAGGTGTAGATTGGAGTCATTTGGTCACCACATTTAGGACAAGTCATTTTTCAGTTCCTCAATACTCCTCGTGGTTAGAATAGAAATCATCTTAAACTGCCAATCCTCAACCAAACCCTCTGGCAGGAGCTCATTGCACATAGTACTGAGGCGAATCCAACAAATCCTTTTTTCTTCAGGAGGTTTATAGCTAAAATCAGAGATCAGTTTGTCAAACCGCTCCCAATGAGCCTCAGGAACCACATCCCGTATTTGTTCTGCTACCTTAGATGGACATCTCATCTCGCTAGAATCCTTTCTTTCCTTTTCATAATCTCCACAATTTGATCTAGAGATACAGGATAAAAATCATTATTGTCTACCCCTACATCGTAAATCAGCCCAGGAGCCTGATACTGCTCATGACTGTGCCCATGTAGGTGCCAGGAGCCGTAATGATCCCGATCCCATCGGGCTAGGGGATAGTGACACAGCACAATCGCTGGATGCTTTCCCTGAGGCTCCAGTACAGCCATTGGTGGTAGAACATTGATTGAAAATCCAGTAAAGGAACGACAATCTGAAACCATTGGAGCTGTCTGAATCCACCTTTTGTCGTGGTGCCAAGAGTTCGATAGAACATTTATCAACCCGTGCAGCTTACTAAAGTAACCTTTTGCAACCCTCAACCCACTCAGAGTAAAATCTCCCAAATGATAAACTACATCCTCTGGAGAGACTTGTTCATTCCACCGCCAGATCATCTCCTCATCCATCTCCTCGGCGGATGAGAATGGACGGTTGCAATACTTAATAATATTCTCGTGCCCAAAATGCTGATCTGCAGTAAAATAGATCATTTCACCACTCCCTAATCAAAACTATTGCTGCAAACAACAAACCAGAACCGCAGCAGACTAAGGTAAGGTAGACCAAACTTACAACCAGCACTACACACCAATAAGTATATGCTAACTTAGTTCTCTCATCCATTTCTGTCTCTCCAAAGATGACTTAGAGGTGTGTATCCTATATGATGAAGAGTTTCAGTAACTAAGCGATTAAACTTATCGTTTAACTCTTCTGTCAGCTTAACCCACTCCTGGATTTGTTCCTCAGATACCATCATATCATTCTGAGCTACAGAGGCTAGAGTAGAAATGTGAGCACCAAGGGTTCTCCACTCATCGAAAATTTCTTCATTCCCGGTTACGTATATCATCAGAAATCCCCCTAAGTTAAGTGAACAGGAATCTCAAGCGCGCTGAAAGCCTCTTCCAAGATGTCATCCAATAGGCGTTCCTCAGTTAGTACGATCTCATCCTCAGCATCACCGCCGCTGAGAAAATATGTACCATCAGTAAAATCTAGCACAAGGTACCGCTCTCTGGTCAAACTGCCGGATTTGTAGGCGTCTATAAGCTCCTGTAAGCTCTCATAAACAGTGATTGTTCTCATCCTAAATCCTCCTTTTATTTTTAAAAATTCCCGTCCGGCCCTAACAGACCTCGAACAGGACCTCGACAAGCTCAAACCAGCCGTAACAGGCAATTACAACCAGGGGTAGGAATACAGGTAAAATTAGCATTTTTTGAAAATCCTTTTTGTGGTAGAATTTTGTGTGAAGCGGCTAAGGCGAACGAAGTGAGCCTGCCGCATTCTATGAGTATCTATTGTAAAGTAATGAGTATATATTGATGAGTATATATTGTTGTCTGTTTGTTAACATGCAGTGCAGCTCTGTTTGTTAACAAACAGACTAGCTATGTATGTTAACAAACATAGCTAGAAATCACCAAATTTCGAGTTCTGGCTCCTAGCTTTCTTTGTCTGTTTTCTTCTAGCTTCTATCCTATCAGCCTTCATCTGTTTGAGCTTATCCCAGTTAATTTTTTCACCTTTGAAAGGTCTCTCACCTACTCTACTTAAGCCGATCTTTAACTTTCTTCCCGTCTGTTGGCGGAAGATAATGTCCGCCTCCTCCAGCTCGTTTAGTGCTTTGTACACCTTTCGCTCTGATAGCCCAGTGCAGCTCTGGAATTGAGATATACTGATATAATCAATACATTTCTGCCACCCATCCGTCTTACGGATAATAAATATCAGTATTGTAAAGGCTTCTGGAGTTAGGTAGGGCATCACCTCATCTATCAGCGCTCTAGCCACTTTGACGAAATCTTTTTTGACTCCATAAGTCTCACTCCACTGGTTGCCGCTTTCCTTTAATACCCTTCCATAATTTAGAATTCTCAAATAAAGAAGCCCCCATCTCAGAAGCCTAGGCCTGCTCATGAGGAGAAAGAGCTAAAACCTCATTGCCCAGGCCCCTGAGATGGGGGCTTAACTCTTTCTCCTACCCGTGAGCAGACGGGCTTCTTTGTATTTCCAGTATTGTAACATAGGAGGAGTCATTTGTCAAATTCAGTTTGCTCACCCATCAGAAATTCCACTATTTTCCACGGAGCGATGTAGTATGTACATTGGCTGAATTCTAGAACAGCATCCCGTTCTTCACTCAATGCTAAGATAGCCGCCTCCCTCAGAGCGGACGCGTGATCTGCTCCTTTCTCTGGTTCGATGCGTAGCACAACCTTACTCAATCCAGACATGTTTTCTTTCCCCTCATTTGTACTCTGTCTCATAATGCGAGCATTTAGTACACCTCCAGTGAATCACGATCACACTGTACTTATTGCTCACCCCTCTATCTTTTTCTTTACCTTTCATTTCGTGTCCACAAACCGGACATTTCTTCTTGTCCATACTACTTTACCTACCTTCCTCCAGAACTTTTTCGATCCTGCGGATCTTGGAGCAGACAATGCACTAGAGAACGTTCTTTCCCAAGACCTTGTGACTGGTCTCCATATTACATCGAGGACAATAGAGCTTAACGAACGACTTGGTAGTGGATAAGTTTACATTCACTGCATTGAACTCCTTTCTCACGAGCAGTGTGTTCTGTTTTTCTTCTGCAACTGGGGCAGTAGATTTTCATTCCCAACACTCCCTACCTTGTAGTGTAGCAGGAACAAACACGTTGTGCTTCCTGCACCATAACTTAACTCTATCCTGGTTGGTGACTTTCCATTCGGAGTGCCTACAGTCATCACAGAGTTTTTTCTGTTCTCTTTTGTTTTGGTGGGCAGTTAGTTCTACCACAGCCATGTTCTTTAATCCATTCTAAATCCTTCTTGTCACGGACTCGGATTAGGCCCCGGCAATGAGGGCAGTTCATTGTTTTTTCTTCTGGCATCCACAGCCTTCTTTTTCGATCTCCTCGGCTCGTTTAGTGGTCATTGCCAGAACCGGTTGCCCACATCTGGGACAAGCGACCAATTCGGGATTTCCTTCAACTATTGTACTCATCTTAATCATTCTCACAAAGAAGATCCAGCATTTCTTGCTGCTCCTCTATAGTGGCCATTAGTTCTGCGATAGTGCGCGCAGTGTCCAACAAATAGAGTTCGATTATAAGTGACCGCTGCTCCTTTTCTTTTGGATCTAACTTGTCAATTAGTTGAGCTAAATCTGACTTCATTGTGAATCAATTATAACATGACATTTGAGTTTGTCAAGAGGCCGAACCTTAAAATTTTCAGAACCCACCAAATTGCCTCTTGACAACTGGAGTATTTTGTGTTATAATGTTTATGCAATAAAATGAAAGGAGTAGACAATATGTGTGAGTGCATAGCAGGGCGAGAGTTTGTCAGTCAAGTAGTTACAGCAGAAGGTATTTGGACATTTTATCGTTGTGTAGAGTGTGGCGCTCTCATCGAAGAGTGGGAACCTACAGAGGAACAGTAGTCGTGGCAACTCTAATCCGAGTATTCGAAAACGGCAAGTGTATCGGCCGCTGCGACGCCTCCTGCTACAACGCCAAACACGAAAAATGTGTCTGCTGTTGTGGTGGGAGAAACCACGGCAAGGGCCTAGACGCTGCAATTGAAAATACGAGAGAAATGCTGGACGAGCTGGTCGGGGCGGAAATCGGCCAGGAAGTCCTGCAGATGAGATTGTTTTGAAAGGAGGTTACGCATGCCTAGGAAAGCAAGATTCAAAGGCGGTCCAGTCTGGCTAAATTCTGGAGGTAGCGGCCCTGATGACTACCTACTGAAACCAATCGAGGGCGGTCGTTGGACATATGTCATTTTCCGCTTTGGCCGGAATTTTCGCTGGTCTCAAGACGGTAGGATTGAGAACCTGAAGGAGGCGCAGGCGAACGGAGCTGCTGATAAGGAAGTCATGGATCATATTTTCCCAATCAAGCAGATTTGTGTACCTGACAACGCTGCTCGATACCGTAGAATGAAGGAACGCGGGAGTGTTCCTACAATGAATGCTACTGAGTTTTGGGAGCGATACAAAGACAAGCTCGTGGTGCAGTATTGGAGGTCAGGATGGTAGTGGAAATTTTCTCAAAGAAAGCATTTGAGCAAACTCTCCCCACCCACCGACTGACAGATGAGAGGCTTGTGGGTTCCTTTAGAAACTCCGGAACCCCCAACTGACTATCAGATGTCTCTGATATATGAGGAGGATTGAAAATGGGCAAAACATTCAACGTCTCAAGATCAGTTGAGAGCAGAGTCATAGGCCGCCCCACTCAGCAGGCTGGCTATCTATTAGACCAACTAGATGCTAGAGGCCGGCAAGGTCCTTGTGAGAATTGTGTTTTCTATAGAGGTCAGCCAGGACTCTATTGCCTCCGGTATGGAGACTGTTTTCCAGAGACTAAAGTCTTGTGGCGGGAACGGGTTGAGGGTGTTACTTATGGTCATCAAGATACTCGGTGTATTCTAGAGAAAGGAGGGTAGTATGACGGAGTTAGAAATTGTTATGAGGTATACTGGTTGGGCAAAACAGGTAGCCCAGGCAGCAATTTCTCAGTGGAAGAAACATGACCCTACTTGGTCTGCTAACTACATACTGGAATATATGAGGAGTGAAAATTTTAAGGCTCGACCTCTTGACGTTTGAGTTGTTTTGTATTATAATGTAAGTACAACAATGAAAGGAGGTCTTGAGAATGGAAGTTCCTAATTGCCCCAATTGCGGGGCCGAAATGGTTGAGCGGTCTGGAAAGTACGGAGACTTTTGGGGTTGTCCCAAATACCCCAAGTGTCGTGGAACCAGACCTCGGAATGACAAACCAACTTTTGGGAAGAAGGAAGTCAAGGAGTTCACTCCTTCCAAGTACCAGGAGGCGATTTTCGAGTTTGTCAAGTCTGGCAAAGGTAACGCCGTAGTTGAGGCTGTAGCAGGTTCGGGCAAGACAACGACTATCATCGAGGCTCTCAAATTCACTCCGGAGGATGCTCGAGTGGCTTTTGTCGCGTTCAACCGAGCCATTGCGCTCGAACTGGCAGACCGAGCTCCTCAGCATGTCCAGGTCCGGACACTTCACTCCTTAGGATTGAAAAACTACACTGATTGGTTGGGAGCTAAACCTCAGGTGGACTCCAAAAAGGTCCGGAACATCTTGGAGAGCCTTCTGACAGACGATGACTGGGAGATGGCTTCGCCCCTGAGTAAAGCAGTCAGCTTGGCCAAGGCGACACTGACGGATCCCAATGACCCAATCGCCCTCGAGTCAATGTGTGATAGATACGGCATTGAACTCAACGGGTATGGAATGAAAATGTTTCGGCTTATTCCTGAGGTTTTGGAAAGGTGCAAACGGATGACGGGGGTGGTAGATTTTGATGACATGCCATGGCTTCCGGTGGTGCTCGACATCCCCTGTCAGAAGTTTGATTATTTGTTCGTGGACGAGTGTCTCCCCTATCACATGCCTGTTCTTCTCTCGGATGGGACCTCGATGCCTATTGGAAAAATTGTAGAGGATGAGTTGCCTTTAGAAGTTCTATCCTACGATACAACTACGAAACAGCAAAAACCTTGTAGGGTAACAGGTTGGCATAAAGTGCCCAATCGAAAGCCTTTGGTCAAAGTTTCGGTTAGAGAGCTAAAAGGAAGTAAACATGGCCCACGTAGTTTCGTTGTGTGTACCGTTGACCATAAAATCTGGGCAGACGGAAAATGGATAGATGCCGAAAAATTACTGCCAGGAATGATAGTACAAGTGGAAACCTCAGCACAACGTACCCAAAGGTACAAAATTGCAGGAGAAGGTCAACGCAGGTTAAGTGAGAAAATGAGGGAGTCAAACAGTTTAGGAAAGACAGGATCATATTGCCCCCCAAAAGGCGCTCCATGGCCAGGAGAGAGAGGAGGAAACGGTGCTAGGTTGCCCTTTCCTCAGCAGATCCTCCTTGAAGCATTAGGAGACGGGTGGACCCCCGAGTTTTGCATTCCAACAGGAATTAAAAGATTTGGCTCCTACAAGGTTGGATTTGTTCATTCTCGACCCCTTCCTGTTCACTACAAAATTGATATAGCCAATCCAGAGTTGAAGATTGCAGTTGAAGTTGATGGGCCGGCGCACGAGAAGATGCAAGAAACTGATGAAAAGAAAGACAACTTTCTTCGAGAGATTGGGTGGAAAGTGGTTCGTGTAACAAACATGGAGGCAGTTAAGTGCACAGAAAGAATTGTATCGGAGATACATACACTTTCTGATTGTCCTACAGACTACTATGTTTATAAAGTCGAGCCAATCAATATAAAGGGTTACTACGTGTACGACATATCAGTTGAGGATTGTCATAACTTCTATGCAAATGGCATTTTGGTTCACAACTGTCAGGATCTCAACAAGGCCCAGATTGAGCTGGCTCTAAGGTCAGTCGCCGAGGGCGGTCGAGTGATAGCTGTGGGTGATAGAAACCAGTCAATTTATGGGTTCCGCGGGGCCGACATTGAAGCGATCCCAAGAGTCATCAAAACCTTGAATGCCAAAACGCTCCCACTGAGCATCTCCTACAGGTGTCCAAGGGCGGTTGTTGAGCTGGCCCAGACTCTTGTACCAGAGATCGAGGCGGCAGAGAAGGCCAGAGAAGGAGTTGTGGACTTTGCTGCAATGAGGCAGGCACTGGGCGATATGGAGACAGGGGATATGGTCCTTTGTCGGACGAACGCTCCTTTGGTGGAGGTGGCCTATTCGCTCATCCGGTCAGGACAAAAAGCCGTTATGAGGGGTAGGGATATTGGGAAGGGTCTTATTCACATCGTCAAGAAAATGAAAGCTAGTTCAATACATGATTTCTGGACGAAACTCCGAGCGTATGAGGCCAGGGAAACGGGCAAGCTCCTTCGCCTTGAGAAGCTCAATCAGTTACAATCGTTGCAAGACAAGTTAGACACAATCGTAGCCATCGGAGAGGACGTTGAGACAGTGGATGAGCTGGTTCACAAGATTGAGGGGCTTTTTTCCGACGAGATTGAGGGAGTGGTTTGTTCGTCAGTGCACCGGGCAAAAGGCCTCGAAGCAGACCGAGTTTTTATCATCCGTAGAGACCTGATGCCCCATCCCATGGCACAGTCGCCGTGGGAGCTGGTGCAAGAAAAGAATCTGGAATACGTAGCAATAACCAGATCAAAGAATGAGCTAATATTCGTGGAGTAAAAGAAAGGAGAGAGCAATGGAAACCGTGAGACTCAAAAACGGAACAGAGGAAGACAAGCCATCAGTTGTGATGACGATGATGAGCCTAGAGCATGTCATGGATGAAAGGCCGCTGGCACTATATGATCTCGCGATGATGTGCCGTGACCGCAACTATGAGCCTTTCGGATCGAATGGCAGCTACCTCAAAGACCTAAACTTGGTTGACCAGGATGGCTCAATTCATAACTCCATCCGTAATATTGTCTTATCTGCCATAAGTGGCGATGGTTTGGACATAGTTTTGAGAAATCCAGTTGCCAAGGTGTAACTGGAAGGAGGAAAAATGAAAACTGTCTACAACCGCAAAACGAAAAATGGGAAAGTTCACCAAGTGAAGGAGGAGGAAAAATGAGAATCCTATTGCCCTTACTGTATGACTCGCACAACACAGTACCAAACGACGATCTCATTATAGAGCTTGTGGCTGATCGCATCCAACTTGAGTTGGGAGATCGAGAGATTCAGGTATCCAAATTTGAGTTCCTACAGGTAAGCAAGTTGTTAGAGGAGGAGAGTAATCAATGAAAGCGAGCAGGGGCGATACATGTTGTGTTTGTGAAGGACCTGCGGTGGAGAAATCTTTTGACGGCACTGGTTGGTGTCAGATTCATCTCTCAGATTGGAATGCATTTCTTCGATGGGAACGTGTGAACTACAATAGCTTGGATGAAACCTTCTCAGCGTGGTTGGAGCAAGTTAAATCATGCTAATGAAAATCCTTGTACTTCTGGTTATGATCCTGTGGTTGGTAGCCAGTCTTCCTCAAACGAGATTTATCTGGGTCCCCGACTACAGCCAGAGGAACTTCGACTGGGTCGCTGCCAACCTAAGGGCGGTTATCATTGACTTCCTTCCGCTAGTGGTGGTGTTTGTTGAAAGCCAACTTCTCAGCAAACACACCGACCGAGCAAGGCGTTCTTTCAACCGCAGGGATGATAAAGAGGAACTTGACTTTGACATTTGGAAGCAATCCTACCCAACCATAGAGAAAACAGTCGCCAAACAGATGCCTAGACTTTTTATCGCATCGACTCTAGTGATCTCTGTTAGCTATTGGGCTTACTACACTGAGTTTGGTCGGGACTTGGCTCTATATGAGATTCCTTATGTGGGGGGAGTTGTCAAGTTTCTGGTGCTGGTTGTCTATCTGACCATTAGTGCACTCTTCACCTACGGTTGGGGTAAGTTGATGAGTGCGTTTGAGGTAGACACAGTCTTGGAGGATTTCGGGAAGTGGCTGGCTAAAACCTTTAGCAAACCTAAATCTAAGGGTAGTCAAACATTGGCAAAGGTTTCATCTGAAGATAAACCTAAACCAAAGGTTTCAGTAAGGGTTATAGTCAAAAGGCGTAGGGAAACTATATTTAAACTTCTACTTGAAAACGTTGAGCAAGACTCAGAACAACTCGCTAAAAGGTTTGGAGTTTCCTCCCAAACTATTAGAAATGACTACAAAGCTTTAGAGAAAGAGAACAAAATTTTATATGAGCGAGGTAAGGTTACAATAAAGGAAGAGCCCAAAGGAGATTTCTAAATGGGAATAAAACCACCTGATGTAACACACCCGTTTCCCACCCCGTCAATGATAAAACGAGGTGGGAACCTACACGTCCAAACACAAGAAGACGGTTGGCTAGTTTGGCAACCCGGGCATGAAGCACACCTAGTAAAGAAGGAAAAGCTCTTCTACACTTGTGACTGCACTGGGTTCCAAATGAGAGGCGTCTGTTCTCATATTGCGGCAGTGAGGATCAAACAAGGCGAGCTAAACAGGGAAGCGCTATTCTAATTCCTCCCCCTGAGGTGGGGTCTCAGTTTGTATCAATCAAAGTTTGCAACCACAACTGCTCCGCCAGTGTTTTGGCGCACGGTTCGCAATTTGGATTAGCGCCGTCAATTCTTGTCTGGTCATTTTTTGTCAAATCCTTTCTAGGATGGTGTCAATCCAGTGGTATGGAAAAAGTCTATGCAAGCCACGCGAGTACCGGAGGCACTCGCGGATGTTCTCTTATAGGAAATCCCAATTCTGGAGGCTGCCGAACCCCAATTGTCCAAATCGCCGATATTGCTACCAAGAAATGTCAAGCGATTATATGGGGCATCGCCAAATCCGTAATAGACATAGATAACATTGGGTGCACCCGCTGTAATACGGATAGCAACCGGACCGCACGGGATGGTGCTCAACAATGTGCTAGAAGTGATACCCCCGCCATTTTCCTGATACCTTCGCTTTATATCCATTGTGGTCTGGCCATCTGTATGACTGACAATCAATTCCCCAAAATCATTTTCGTTGGCATCACTGCCAGCATCTATGCGGATAGCTACATCTGAACCCCAAACGCTTGCGACTCGCATGTAAACTTCCCAATCGCCACCGGACGGATCACCAATGCTCCGATAGCGATAAAAGAAGTCATTTTGAACACTATCGGTCAGCAACACACAGCTCTCAGGAATTGCCGAAAAGTCTAGGCCATCTGGTGTACCATCAAAAACAGCTCCGCCAGCCCACCCAGTAGTTAGCCACTCAAAATCACTCCCGTCAAAATCCTCTTGTGGATCAATTAGGAAATTATGCGCCCTTTTGAATAGCCCCGCCTCATCCTTCTCAGCATACACATCCCCCGCCACATAGACGGCCCCCCACCCATGCGTGGCATCCCCCAAGTCCACATCATTGTCTGTATTTGGGTACAGCTTGCCATCTACCAAGTGGATTTGGTCAGCGGCGGCCACCTCAAAATCCATCCTGCCGCCCGTTGGATCACTGATGCTAGTTTCCTGGGCAGCATCTAATTGTAGACAGTCTGCAACGCCCCCAAGCCACAAAGGGCCTTTCCAGACCTGTATTTTCCCAGAGGCATAAACAGTAAACAGATCGGCGCCAGTAGAGTCCTGTGTAAAAAGATAGCTGTCTTGCTGGTCACACAATTTCCACCCCACAGAGCTGTTCCCGGCCACTGCGTCGTCAGCCAGGTAGAATATGGCCGTATCATCATTGCTTCCACCCACAAATTGCAACTGCGGACTATCCCCCGCACCGTCATCTAGGACGACATTGACTGTCGAAGTAAGTGCGCTCGCATCCAGCGTTGCAACATCAGACCCGCCAGCCTCAAAATCTATCTGGTCATCGGTAGGTGCTGATAGCGTGGTATCACCGTCGGTATCCAGAATCACGGCATCGGCGTTGCCGTCAACATCCACTGCATCAACTGTTATCTTGCTTGACATTTGTATCCTCCTTTGCTGCGGCTGCCCGCAGCTTGTTGAGTAGGCTCTGCGCCCACATGAGTTCCGCCTGCGACATTGGCGTCCTGTTGAGTAGCTGCACTAGTGCCATGAGTTCTTGTTCGTTTAGGATGTGGGTTTCTCCTTATAGGTTAAACCCACATTAGCCACAGTGCAACCTTGAACGTGTCCGCTCCCGCTGTTCTTTGTACCCAAACACTGCCATCGGCGTTTACTGACAACGCCACGGTATCTACACCATCGTCATAGATATTATAGCTTTCTCCGGGTTCTAACCAGCACTGGTGCTGCTCCTTCCCCGCTCCTGTGTTCTCGGTAGCAATCGAGTTCGCCCACATTACCTCCGTTACGTCCTCAGACCCGTTGGTAATGACACCTGTGGCAATATTATCAACGGCGCTGTAGTCCCAGTGCATAGCGCCGCTACAGAGCCTATAAGAATAGAACCTTACCGACCCATACTGAGTAAGTTGTGCCTCATTTCCATCGTCATCCATATAGAACAGTTCGGTATCGGCGCTAACATCTTTGGCATAGAGTCGACCTTCGTTGGCTGCATTGGTTGGAGCAGTCGCCTCAGACAACGCCAGAGTCCCGTCCTGGTCGGCAACAGAAGTTCCTAGGCCAATGCGATTGGGGATTATCTCATCGCCGCCCTCGGCTGCGGAGCTGTGGTCGTGGACAGCATCGGACCATATGTTATCCCAATCTAACTGACCACCTTGGCCTGCCGCGGCAGTATGGGCGTGGTCTCCCAAAGTAACTGTTACATTTCCGCCTGCCCCACCATCTGCGATGCTAATACCGGTCCCCTGAGTGAGGATTCTCTCTTGAGTTAGAGTAGCGTCGGCCGCCAGAGTCACGTATTGGGCATCAGTGGGAGCCCCTCCCCCACCTCCACCCGCTCCTTCCCAACAGTGCCCAACGAGAAACGCGTCCACAGTACCAGAAGAACCCGCAGCATTCGCAGTGAGAGCAACCCCGAAAACTCCTTGGTCGAACGTTGCAGTGGGTGTAGCAAACCCTCTTGCAGCACTAGTCTTGAGAAACTGCCCGCGAGTGACGTTCCCATCCACATAGACAGGAGCTCGGCCTAGGACTGCAACCTGGACGAGTGACCCAGAGGCTCCGCCGACCAAAACAACCCCAGCTACATCTATATCTCCCGAGGAGGTAGTGGTGGTGACGGAATTGTCCTTAGTGGAATCGAAGACCACTACCTCGCCTAACGACAACGTTCCTGTGGCATTGTTCGTGTACTCAGCCCGGAGGCAATCAGATCCCAAGTTCCAGTTAGAAGTTGACCAAATCACAGAACCGCCGGGTTTGAAAACCTCCCACCGCATTGAGCGAGGGTCGTAGAGCACATCCACGTAGTCCCCAACTGCGATTGAAAATAGTTTCTTCCAGCCGCATTGCTGGTTGGTTCCGCCCGAGATTTGACAAACGATATACCCGTCATCTGCATCGGCAACACTAGTGACCAAGCATCCTGGGTACCAAACCAACTGAGTTAGCCATTGGTGGAGAGAGTCTATTAAACTATCTACTGCATTTCGCACACTGACTTCATCAGACATTATAAACTCGTATCTGCTGCTTCTTCTAAGACGAAAGTTGAGTTTCCAATCCGCTCTTTCTGATTGTAGTTCACTGCGATCTTATGAATGAAAAAATCTTTCTGGCTCCAGCTAATTCCATCCTCAGCACTGGAATAGGTGATTTGGATCCGATCCATTAGCTCGAACATAACTCCTGCCAACCCAGCGCGGTTGACTCGTACGGTGTAATCCCTGTTCTCCCACTGGTACCGTCTCTTGGCCCAGAGGTCAAGCTGCGCTTGAGTGTTGCAACGTAACCGAGTGAGTTCTAGTTTCTCCCCATACGCCTCGGGTTCAGTGACCGCAGGGTTTGTGGGATAGGACGATGTCAGAATTGTCCCACTGTCTGTTAAAGCTTTGAGAATGACTTGGTTGACTCGAGCATCTGTTCGGGGGATAATCTCTAAAGGCTCAGTGAAAAAATCATCGTCCCACACCATTGTAACAGCCGGCAAGACCGCATCGAAGGCTGGGTGGGGGATGTAGTGAAATTGATCTTCTTTGTCACAGTAGCAGATGTAAAACTCATTCTCTGCCAACTGCCGAATCCGCTCCCAAATAATTCCCTCGTGAAGAGCCAGAACAGTTAAGTCGGCGGAGTTTGTCTGGTCAATATCTGAGATGTCGAGCCAGCCGTTGGGAGCAGGAGTAGACGGACCCATGTTGGTGTGGTCGTCTATAATGTGATCTACGACCTTCCCAGAGGTCAAGTTGGTCATCTGATGCTCATTAGCAGGAGCTGCTTGTTCCGTGAAGTAAATACCTTGGACCCGACCTCGTTTCAAGTAAGCATCAGAGGTATTGGCGATGAAAGTAGTCTCAGACCGGTCGTGATAGCGGCGGATGTTCTGGGGCAGGGCATAGCCCACAAACCGCCGGTAAAAATTAAAGTCCCAGGCCCCATCCGCCTTTAGCCGCACAAAGACCTGGACCTTCTCGTTCTCGTCTATGGCATCTCCGTCATTGAAAATAGTGCCCCGAATCTGCCACCCACCCCGGTCTATATCTCCGTTTAGTTGTTGAATTTCTACAGTTTTGTAAGTTCTCATGTGGTGATTTCTACGTTAGCTATACCAGCAGTAACATCCAATGTCCCAGTAATATCGGTCCAGGTAGTTCCTTGGTTGGGGGAGTGTTGGATTAACTGCGCTCCCGCATCGGTTCGAGCAATGACAATCTCATTGGGATCTTCATCCAAAACAGCGATAGCCGAGAGGTCATAAGGAAGTGCAGCATCTAAAGTTGACCAGCTTGCTACATCGTCCGTTTCAACCAAGTCGTCGTTTCCATCCAAAGCTAGGTATACATGGTTATCATCGTTTGGGTCTATGGCAATAGGCTGGGCTCGGCTGGTTCCCCAAGAACCGGGGTCAATTCCGGTTGTAGTAGCTCCACCATCTGTAGACAACTCTGTTTGTTCGTTATTTCCAAAATACCCAGAGATAACTACCCGCTCACCGGTATACTCTGTTGCTTTGACATTGATCGAGTCCCCTGCTCCTGGGTCAAAGGCTTTGGTCCCCACATGGTCATCTACAAGTGGGAGGTCTGCTGTGACCATAATAGGGTTGTTTGAGGAGTCATAAATCCCTAGGTACAAAATGTCTCCATCCCCGTCTACATCCATAGATTGTGGTGGAAGATCTGAGCCAGCACCGATTGGGGACAGGGTGTAAGTGGGGCCGTTTCGGAAAATATTGTCGCCACCACCCATATACCAAGTAACAGAGTCCCACTTTATTCCCCCACAGCCTGCAGATTCACTAAGAGCAGATACAGCAGTTGACCAACTCCCTCCAGATCGGGTGTAAAGCTGCGCAGTGGATCCTTTGTCAACTCCAATCCAAAGGTTCCCGTCTGACCCTCCTGACAACTCCGCAGCTCCCGTTGTCAGCACCCCAGGTGGGTCTAGGTCTTCGGTCCAGCTTCCTACATACCTCCAGATCTCATCTTGAGTATAGCTAACTGCGTAGAGGGCTCCGCTGTGTGTGTAGAAAGCTGAGTATCCCAGGCTAGAAACTGTTGGTTCATCTTGCCAAGCCCCCGCTCCCACAACTCGTTTTATGAGAGTTCCTTCGCCACCAATAACTGTTGACCAATATGTATAAGTTCCAAATTTGATAATATCATACGAAGATATACTATTCGACCCACCTACAGTGTATGAGGTATGGACATCGTGAGACCAACTTCCCCCCAACGTTCTTCTGGAGAAGTGAGCTTCTTGGATTAAGTGTCCAATCAGTTTTCCACACACAATATATAAATAGCTTCCGTACGCATTGGCGCTGCGTATTGTGTACGCAGCATCTACAGTTGAAACATCTAGATCCTTAGTCCAGCTCGTTCCGTTTGTGGTGTAGTACAGATCGTTGATGGATGCCCCCCAGATTCGGCCGTTCCAAATGAAAACGCGTTCTAGGTCAGAAGCTCCTGCGGGATTCCTTTTTGTCCAAGTAGCATCACCCGTCCGCTCATACAGCCCACGGTCACCATCGGAAGTGCCTCCCTGACACCAGAGTTTACCACCGTAGATGAAAAATTGTTTTGCTCTATGTGGCCCAGAATCATTAGCCCACGCCATAAAAGTATCCTCTCATATTGACAACTCTATGCAAAACGTACTTGCCAGTTATACCAAGTTGTCCCGTAATCATCTGTCCAATAAACCCACACCCGAGTAGCCGACCCGGCTAGCACATAGACCTCATCCTCGTAAGCTGGGTTAAATGCAATACAGTACCAATCCAAATCGCTTACAGCGGGAGCAGGGGAATCTCCTGCATCGTTCTCAGGAGTAGACATGGTAAACTGAGTCCAACTAGTTCCTTCATCAGTACTCCTAGCCACCCCCGCCTGAGTCGCGATCCAAAGAGTCTTAACGTAATCATATTTAGTAGCAGGATCTATTTTCATATCCCGCACATTTAGCCAGTTTCCTGTCAAACCGGTGTTCTTCGACTCCCAAGTACCTCCAGAGCAGCTACTATACTCCATATAAAAAACACCAGCGGATTTGTGGCCAATGAAAATGTCTGTAACCAAAGATGTATTAACTACGACCTGCGCATAGGCACTGCCTTGGAGCCCAGTTCCATCTGTAACTGTTAGGGTGACAGTGTAAGTCCCTGCTGAAGTGTACTGGTGGGTTCCGTTGGATGCGTTGGATGACCCGCCGTCGCCAAAGGACCAAGAGTAGCTGGTTACTGTTCCGTCTGGGTCGTACGAGCTTCTCCCATCGTAGGTCACAGAGTCGTTCACACAGATGACTGTAGGAGTCAAGCTAATAACCGCAACTGGCTCTTTGACTACTCCCGTTACGTTTCCAGCAGTACAACAAAAGAACCTCGGGCTCACTACGGGTCCGAGGATTACTTCCATCTCTCCTGCGAGTTTGGTGGCAATTAGCCTTGTTTTTTGGAGGTCACTGAGTGAGGTTCCCATATCTGTGAAATCTGTTTAAATTTTTCCAGTCCTTCTGGCTGCTTGATTTTTACAGTTGTGCTAAAGTTTCTTTAGTAATTGTGTAAAAATCCCCTTTAATATCTTTCAGTGTATAAAGAAAAACACTCAAAACTCCCCTATAATTCGGGGGGTGTCATTTTATACACACATTGGAAGCTTAACTAGTCTGCGCCCGTCTGCTAGAGTTAGACGTTAACATTCCAAAACTCGACCCTAACGTTGGTAAATCTCATTGAGGAGTTTCCAGAAGGGTCAGCCACTCGGTACTCAACTCGACCCATAGTAGGGCTTGTGATTCTCTGGATAGCACCATTCACCAGAGTGTCAAAGGAAGTTAAGACGGACTGTTGGTATTGCGTCCACGATTGGAGTTGAGTCAAATCGCAAGAAGATCTCTCCCAGACGACCTTGCCGACCTCATTCCAAATCCCAGCACCGTCAGTTCGAGTACCGATTTGGTTATATTCGATAGGAGTGACAGATTCCGGCTGGGCGATTGTACTCGATCCGTTTATAGCAAATGTAGCCATTAGTCAGGCCTCCTCGAAATCCCTTCCTCTATTGCTTCTGTTACTCCGATGATTAACATATTAGCGGCCTCAGGGGATAGGGCGCTCCCAGTGACATTGATACTTCCAGATACATCCACAGATACCCGACCTCCTCCAACAGCACCACCGGTCAAAGGAGTCACTCGGACGTGCTCTGCCACTCCCCCTTCGCCCACAACTAGGGTGGTAGGTCTTGAAAATACTGCGTCTAAGCCATGTTGAGCAAACTCAATCTCACCTCGGCCCGTAGGAGAACGCCCTGTTCTTTCCTCCTGGCGACGCCGAGCAGCAGATACACTCCAAGGATCCGCATCGGCTATCTCCTCCAAAGCCTCTGCCGTTTCTTTGGCCTCCTTCTTCAGCAAACCTAAGCTCTCTCTACGCCGCTGATCTGCGTCTATTCCAAGTTGGACTTGATCCACATAATCTCCATAAGCTTCTCGCCATAGGTTCATTATGGTGTTGGCTGTTTCTGTATTCATATCTTTCTCAGACATCAGAGATTCGCCCACCGCCTGGAGTTTTTCATCACGGCTTTGGAGGAGGTCGTTCATCCGCTCTTGGTAGTTTTGCTGTTCTGTAGCTCGAGCTTCTGCTGCATTCTCAGCAATGGTAGAAAGTGTCTCTTGGAGTTGGGTTTGGATGTCAGACATCCGCTCCTGGAATTGGGATTCCCGATCCGCCATCTCACGCCGGAAGTCCTGCTCTCGCTCCTGGCGTTGTGTCTCTCGGTCCTCTTGCATATCAGACCGAGCATCTTCTTGCTCCCGAGCCCGGACATCCTTTTCGTGGGCGTACCGAAGCCTCAACTCCCTTAGGGCGAGAGTGTCACCTTCAGCAATTAAGCGCTCCTCCTCAAACTGGAACTCCCACTCGGCATCAATAACCTCCTGATGCTGGTCGCGGATGAGCCGTTTCCACTGCCTGTTAAAGTCCTCTTGTTCGTCAACTTTCTCTCGGTTGTACTCCTCCCGGATCCGAGTTAAATCTTTTTGATAATCTGAGATTGCGTCGGCTTCACTCTTTTGGGCTTTCTCGATTGCTTTTTCATGCTGCTTTTGGTACTTCTTATCGATATCGGCCAGCTTTTTGCTGTGATCTTGGTTTAACTTCTCGACGCGCTTTTGGTGATCTTTGATAATATCTTCGATCTTCTTGGCGCCTTTGAGGGCCGCTTTCTCAGCCTTCTCATCTAGACCAGGAGGAGCCTTTTCCGTCGGTTCTTCTTCAGGAGCTTCCTTTGGAGCTTTTGCTGTTGGTTCTAACCCCCACATCTTACGGACAGTCTGTATTCGACTCCTCTTAAACGCCTCCTCTAGTGTGCGTTTCCGCTCAGCAAATCCCCTGATTCCCTCCCCTCGTCGGATCCGATCAATTAAATCTGCTAACATCAAAACATCAATAATTAACTGATCGATCTGAGACAAGACTGCGTTTGTAATAACAAAACCCAACTGTTGGAAGCTAGTAATAAGAGCAGTCGGTTTGGCGGATATGTTATCAAGGTAGTCAGAAGTTAGCCCAATCTTCATTGCAATCAATCCCCATGCCTCTACCAGACCCTGAGTGACTGGGTTGAGTTTTATTACAAAATCGAGTATAGCTGCGACCTCATCTCTACTCTCGACTAAGAAACTCACAAAGTCGGCAACCCTAGAAGCTAGATCCCACATATTTGATAATAGTGTCGCCACAAGCTCACCTAGTTTAACTGCAGTGGCGATGATCTCTTCTTTATTTTCCTTGACCCAGCCTACTACCCCCTTAAGTGCGTCTTCTAGTTCAGCAAATACTGGTTTCCCAAACTCAAGCAGCACCTCACTCCAGAGCCCGCGCAAGAACCCCATCTGACCAGCAAATGTTCCCAACTGATCTTGAACAAGGCCCCAACCCATACCATACTCCTCTAGGAGCTGGTTTAGGGCTGCCATTTTTTCTTCCATGGTGCCTTGCATCTTGGTAATCTCAGCCAGCTTTTTCTTTGGGAGCTCGAACCTCATAGCCAGAGAGGTATAGCTACCAGACAAAAACTCACGCAAGGCGAACGCAGCCCCTATCATACCCTGAATTGGATCTGCTGCTGCCAACCCCTGCTGGGCTCGAATCATATCGAGGAAGGCATCCTTGCTTCCCTCGGCGTAAGGTAGGAACTGCTTAGCAGCCAAGGCCATATCTACGACGCTCTGCCCGGTTTTGGATGCCTCTTCTCTCATCGCCTCCAGGAATTCTTGAGCCTTGACTTCGCTGCCCAGAAGGCGGTTGAACGTTAGTGTAACCCCTTGCATCCCGCTAGCTAAGCCAACGGCTTGCTGAGTTATTCCGAGGAGTGTAGCTCCCACCTGTTTCAAAACTCCGAGAAACATCTGGACGCCCTTAAAAGCGAAAGCGATCTTAATCGCCTCACCTACAGATAGGAAGGATTTCTCAGTCCCTTCTGCATCTTTGCTGATCTCTTCCATCCGCTTTTTTGCCACGTCTCGGGCACGTTGTGCTTCTTCTATTAACTTGTCTGTTCTTGCGATCAATTCGACGAATAACGTCTCTACAGGTTCACCTGGCATTATTTAAGAAACCATAATTTTATACCCTGCTTTGGTTCGACCAAATTAAGTTTAATCGCTGCGTCCATAAGTCGATCAAGATGATTGACTTTTAGGATCTCTGGGAGTACTTCGAGCACATAATGAAAATCCAACTCCCCAGCCTCAGACGTTGGGATCCCTAACGCATAGGCCATAAATGCCACTACACTTTCTGTGTTCTCTTCCACTACTTCAGTGAGGGCTTTTGATAATAGAGTTAGTTTAACTTGAGGATTTTTTTCCTTCTGGAAAGCTAGAATGTAAGGAGCCAACTGATCTAAGTGCCTCGCCACCACACAGATAGCCTTTAAGCCGTTCCGGAGGTTCATTGGTTCAACCATCTGCACCCCCAGTCACAACATTTCCAGTTGGCTTTAGGTTGTTAGGAATATTAGCTCCACCCTGAGTCGTTCGTTGCCAAGGGAGTTTTTGATAATCCTTGTACTGGCCTTTCTTGTCGTAGGCGACCTCAGATAAACCGTACTCAAATTCCTCCCTTTCATGCCTCGATAACTGAACTTCCTGCAAGTAGCACCAAGCCACCTCGGGAACTAGATTCAAGATTGTTTCTTGGGCCCAGGAGTAGGCTTCGGCTAGTTGGTGGACGATTGAGGCTAGGCCACGGTTGGGGTAGTCAGCATTTGTTTTAGCGACTTTGGGTTGGATGGTCATCCAAGGGAGAGTGGCTAAAGGCTCGTTTAGGGCGACAAGTTTGATAAAAGCCTCAGCAAACTCAACCGGATCCTGGCCCTCAGTCCAATCCTCAGAGAACCCCGTTGCATGGGAAAACCATTCCAGGTAGCAATCTACAGTGTCATAAAGCCCGATGTCCATCCACTCCTTGAGCTTCCCCATAGTTGCTTCCAGGGCATAATACCCCCTCAACCTTTGGCGGGGAACTACAAAGAACTCCCCACCAAAGGCGATGGTTTCTGTCTTGTTTTCGAGCTCCAATGCTTTCAAGAAGTCCACTGAGCTCCTCCTAACTTAGTTCACTGGGATCTAGCCTGACAACTGTTGCAAACGCCTGAGCATCCGGCTTTGTGTCATCTGCATAGAACCTGACAGTGAACCCGGTCAACGTCCATGGCTGACCCCAAACCGTTGCTAACTCCCAAGCATCTACAACCTGACACCTGTGTCCTGTTACTGAGAAGCAGTCTCCCGTGGAGTCGTCATAAACACGACTCCAGAAGCACATGTAATAGGTATCGTTGTCAATCTCACCGAGACCGAACTTACTTGTACCTTCGGAGGTGTTATTGGTGACTCCGCTACCCTTCATAAAGATACTAAGGTGCTCGAAGGGTAGAAGACTCTTGAGGGTGAACGTGCATTCCAGGTAGTTCCGCTTCTGGGTGACTGACTTAACACCAATCGTATCACATTGGATGTCATTCATCGTCACGTTGTCACGGAACCGGAAATCCTCGTAGCACCCAATCTGATAGGCGGGGTCTGCTGCGGTTCCCGCAATACCCCAGTAGAACCCGTCGGAGTCGGGGTTGTTCTGTGGAACTCCCCCAATCCAAAACTCGGGACCGCCCTCCAAGAAAAGATCTTCTGACGAGGTGGTTGTGCCTGTAGGCTCACAATAACTTGAGTTTAGCGGCATTTTTGTTTACCTCCTATTGAAAATGAAAAAGCGCGCTAACACATATACTAGCTGCGTCAACGCGCTTCCGTTTATCTAAAATATGGCCTAACAGGCTTTTGAAAGAATTTTTAAAAATTTCTCAATGCAAACACTGGGTAGGTGACAGCTTTCTTACCCCCTCCCCCACCACATCCCCCACAGCTCCCCCTTTGGATTTTTACTTTTTGTAGGAGCCCGTGGATGTCTCTTTCATCAAGCTCCTCCCCAATTATTAGGCAGGGAGCATTGTGGTAGAACCTATAGATATTACCCGTCTCGGGTCCTTCGTAGATGACAGAACCGCCTTTCGAGATGCCTCGTATGTAGCATAGCTTTTTCAAACCTCTTTCAACCTCATCTCACAAAGGACTTCTCCCCGCCAACCACCTGGAGGAGGCTCTGGAACAGGAGAATTTTGTCCCGTTATGTTGACTGCTGTCTCAGCCACAAAGTTCCCAGATGACTCAACCTTCTCTCCAAATAGCGCTGCTGTACAAAGGTTCATAATCTGATTACACTGGTCTGACGAGAAGTTGTACACTCCACCAGACGATGTAGGTTGAGTTAGTACCAAGGTTGAAAATGTCACTGTCCAGTTTTTTAAGTGACAGTTTCCTGTACTGTTGGGGGTGAGGAGATTAAGAGCCACTCGCACACAAGGATAGGCCCAGTCCGTTCCTGGCCACTCATCTTCTCGGATCTCATCTCCTACCACTGCAACTAAGTCGGTATCAGCTTTTAACACAGTAATTACTGCGCTCTGGACGTCGGAGCCATTGAGCATACAAAACCTCTTTTAGTAATTCAAGGTTCAACATCGAAACTATCAGGATCAAAGCCATCAGACAACCCCTCTGGGAGTTTAGTGGGTTCAATATTGAAAATAAATCTAAACATAAGACCTAAAAGCGCTGACCAGGGGATGAGGTGCTGAGTCCCTTTCTTGTTCTGATTGTGAGAGTAGCAATCCTTGCAGTAAACTAGGATCCCTCTCTCGTCATATCTAAATAAGAGAGTGTTGTATGGACTTCTCCGGCATCTAACGTCTTTCATCCTCTTCTAATCTCCCGTATAATTGAGTTTAAGATAATATCTTTTACCTCAAGCCCTTCTAGTTTCAGTGCAGTACTCATAAATGGAAATGCTTCTGTCCCAAACCTGGATATTTTCAACTGGACTGCTCGTGCTACTGCATATAAGGCATCTTTAGGAGGTGTTCCTGGTTTTACCTTTAACCACTCGACAATGTTCTTAAACTTAGGCCATCTCTGCGGAGGAGTTTTCTCATGCAAATAAATTGCTTGGTGTGTTCCAGGACCAATTCTAACACTATATGTTACTCCAGAAGATCGGACTCGCCCAACTGTAATAGACCGAACTGTCGCTCCAGTGGCTGTTCCCCTAGGTCTGAAAATCTCGAATACTCGCTTCGCTCGAGAAGCTACTCGAACTCCAGCAGTATGGAGACCCTTTCTCATCCCAGCATCAACTAAAGCTGGAAGGTCGTCAATTTTTCCTTCGCTCCATACACGTCCAGACATAAACCCTCATAGCATCTAGGTAAGCTTTATACAACTCTGGTGGCCACAAATACCAAAACCCCAAAGCGATTGGAGAAGTCTCCAGTGTGCTAGCGATAATATTAAGAACTTCGAGAGCTTCTTCGTGGCCCCGGCAGAATTCGAGCTCTTGGGTTAAGCCACGGACAGTGGAAACTAAACTCATCTGTTCTAACTACAACCTTCTGAGTTTGGGACTGCTGAAGTATGTTTGGATATCCAGTGGGTTGAGTCCATGTACTCGTTCATTCATAGCAGATTCTACCCACTCCTTAACTTTGCTTCGGTCTTTGTTTGAGCCAGTCCACTGGCCCATTGTACCTGGCCCAAGTACCTGACCCAGATACTTTACTTGCTGTTTGCGCGATTTACCTTTCCCGGTATATGACACCTTCTTATACACTCCCCCTCGGATCTTACCTTTGGGAGTATCAATCTCTGCTCGTTCATCCCCCCATCTATCCTTCTTCCAAGTTACATTCTGACGAGTGTATGTCTTTTTACCTGCCTGTTTGCGTTGGGCGGCTACTCCACCACCCTTCCGAGGGGCTGAGCCTCCTCGTTTACCTTTTCTCCCCTTGTGGCCCCAGTTACCAGACCCAGGACCACCTCTCTCGATAAAATCGATCGTTTCTGTAACTTCTTTGAAAATATCCCAACTCATTGTACTATCCTCCTATCCATCCTTTCTAGTCCCACAGACAAGTGGCTCCGTGGGTCGCTAGGGAGTAAACTATCTACTTGTACTCCTGTAACTCGAAAGTCGTAATCAGCCCAGGCACCAGTCTCGGGAGTTATTATATCCCTTTCAGTGATGTTTCTATCACTTGGCTGAACGACCATTGAGAACACCTTCCCAGTTTGGACTCCTTGAGCTCTTAGATCAGCGCTGGGCCTAACTGCTGAGATCCTTGCCTCAACGTGTTCTGCAATGGTTGATAATGTGTATTGTCGTCCGCCGGAAGCTGTATCTGCTGAGGCGTCTTCTCTTTTGATAGTGACTAGGATGTTTTGGCCTTGGAGAGACACTATTGTACCTCAAACATACTAAATTCTCTGAAAATCCTTTCTTTGAATGCTGGATGACATATAAACATCATCTTAAACTTGATAGGATCCATGTAAGAGTACATTGCTGGCTCTTTGATCTTTATAACCTTGGTTTTCTTAAATGGTTGCCAAGGAAATGAAAATAATCGTTCCCATAGAGTTCTGGGAACCTCTTCTTCCTTTTCAGCAAGAGAGTTAGTATCCCACTTGATATCTATAAAACCAAGGTTAACTGCTCGGCCTTTGTAACCTAAGTCAAAGCTTTTGTATTGTTGAGTCATGGGTAACCTCTTCCAGTAATCCCCAGGAATCTCTTTTTCTTTATCATGTTTAGAAGGTTTAGGGCCTGCACCACTCTAGGATCTGAGCTAATACTGTTCATCCAGGTAGCAGTTTCTCCATAGCTCTCCGAGTAATCCATACTCGACCAGGACTTGATAAACTTCTCACCCTCAGCAGTTAAGCTAGTAATTTGAGGGAGTAGATACTTCGCAATCTGGCAAACAGCCATTCGAAGCACAGATCCAAGTTTAGTGCCTGTAAACGCTCCTGAAGCAAACCCCGCCGTGTACGTTACCCTTACTCTAGCAGGACACTCGCACCCACACCACCTCCCCCTAGCCGTGCAGCAGGGAAATGCGCTACAGGCTACGGCCAAGATAATTCCTTGTTCTGCGTCGAGAGTAACTGCGCATTCTTCATCGTCTTGCCATTCACAATCACAGTCTAAAAAATGTAAAGAGGTCACAGTGTCTATGGATATTATACGTCTTTTCTTTAATTGTAGTTCCTTCTGGAACGGCCAAGGGTACTCCTCAGTCTGAGCCGTGGGAGTTAGAGGAGTCATCAGGTACTCCTCAGCCAACCACTCCCCAATGTCAAGAGCTAACTGAACCTGAGTAGATGTGTATGAACCTGTCGAATCTCCACAATAGTCAGAGAAATCCGAGGTGGTGACGATATCTGACATTAGACCTCATTGGATTGGGCCTCTCGTGCCTCCCTCATCTTTTTCATTTTCAACTCAGCGTACTTGTTTAAATCTTCTTCTGTAAAATCAAAGTTCTCAGCCAGGATCTCTAAAGTCATAACTTCCCGTGTGGTCATTTCTACGGCCAGAGCTTCTTTGACTACTTCAAGTATCCAAGTTCCTTGGGCTGCTTCCTTTAATTTTCCCATCACTCATATTTTAACACAGAAAGGGCGAAAATCAAAATGTTTCGCCTCGAGTTCTGAAAATTTTAAGGTTCCACCTCTTGACAAAAACTGAATTCTGTGTTATAATGTAATCACAACAATGAAAGGAGCGCAGATCATGAATAGAATAGCGATATGTGATTTTTGTGGGAGTAAAATAACAATAGTCATCAGGATGTCAGCCAATCGGTTCGATGACATGTACGTAGTATGTAAAACCTGCGGTAAGAAGGCAGATATTAACATTGAATATGACAACGAAAGAACCTCAGAGTTTGACTAGCTAAGCATAACTCCATTGAGTAGGTTGCACCTTAGAGTGTGGACACCTTTGGGGAAGAGCAAAGTCCTCTAGCGAAAGCTAGGGGCTTTGCCATTTTTCCACCCAATCCCTCACCAGAACCTCAAAGTCGTAACTCCTAGCACATTCCTGAGCAGTGTGCGCCATATTCATTAGTTTGGCTTGATCCATTAGGAGCGAATTAACTTTCGACACAAAGTTCCAGTCGTGCTCAGAAGTCCCAACTTCTCCTGGAATCAAATAACCCGTTTCTCCATCTACCACTCGCTCGTGTAGAGCAGCCACGTCGGAACAAACCAAAACAGATCCTGCTGCTGCTGCCTCTAATGCCGATATACAACACGTCTCCTTAAAGGCGGTGGGGTACAAAAACAGTTCAGATTTAAGCTGCCACTCTCTCAACTCCTCTGCTCCAACGTGGACATGGTTGACAATGTTGTGCCCGGTCTTTTCTAAAAATTCAGCTTGAGCGTACTGAGCAGCGCACATATTCTGGTTCTCCTCGGGTTTCGCTCCCCAGCCGTAGTAACTTGAAAATAAGTGTAAAGAAGCCTCTGGCTGGAGGACTTGGATTTTGGGCCAGATGTCGAGGATATGAGACAAGCCACGTTCAGGAGTACTGGTATGGATGCACATGCCTCGAACTTTGTCAATTTTCTTCTCAAACTCCTCTAACTTGATTCCGTTGGCTGTAACCATGCAGTATTCATCTGGAATATTCTCCTCAGTGGCAATTTTGTCTTTTTGCCACTGAGACACAAACATCACCAAATCAACCAACCCATTTCTAACATCATCTCCTAGTCCAACACTTTCCGTGTCAGCCAGGATAATGACCTTGAGTCCCTTAGGGCGCTCTTTGAAAATCTCCCTCATCCGGAAACTGACGAAGACATCTCGGTCCTCCTGGGGGTTGAAACGAGAGATGTTAGACCAGAAAACTTCACTGGATGTAGTTTCAATGGGAGAGCGGTTATAGAGCCTCACTTGGTGGCCCTGTCTGGCTAGTTCCCTTGCTGACTGGACGATAAACCCCTCAGTTCCACCTAAGCCTTTTTGTTCTAGGTCGGAGTCAGTAAATGGGGGGTTGTTGCTATAATGCAGATCAACCTTCACTTTAACCTCCTCAGGACTTTATTCTGTAGCTTCTCAATCTTCTTTATTCGCTGCTGCTTTAGCTTTTGCAGTTTGGCCTTGTGCTTCTCTGTTACTTTGATATGAGCTTCTCTGTACCAATCATGCAGTCGTTCCTGCTCTTCTTTTGATAATCCCGACTGCTCAATTAGTTTGTAAATTTCCTTCGCTTCTTTCATACTCCTCCTTCCACGGCAGAGCGAATTTGTAGTCGTCGTACTTCATAAGTTGGCTCATTCTAAACCGGAAAATCTGTTCGTTCTTCTGAGCAGTTGCTGTGTTACCGCTCCCACCAGCGTAGTGCACCAATTGTGCTTTTGGTTGATAAACTACCTTGTAGCCTAGCCTCTGAGTCAGGATGCACAACTCACAATCTTCAAAGTTTCCTGGACCGTAAATCTCATTGAATCCCCCAACTTGTTTGAAAATATTTCTCCTAACCATCAAACAAGCGCCAGTTACAATCTGGTGTTCTCTGCGAATGTTAACTCTCGGGTCATCTGGTGGCCAACCTACGCAGATATGGAATGGCTGACCTAGAATATTCACAGCCACCCCTGCGTGCTGGATTGTTCCTGCAGGCCGTTTGGTGTCTCCCCCAGTGTCTTCTGGAAAAATGAGTTTGGCTCCTACGACCCCAACACTCCAGTCGTCAAACTCATCTACCATATGCTTCAACCAACCGTCTTCAATGATCTCGATGTCGCTATTGAGAAATAAGATTAGTGGGGCAGAACATTTCTTGCTAGCCCAGTTGTTTATTCCAGCAAACCCTCTGTTCTGGCCAGATCTCAGAACTTTGGTGTGGGGACGGGATTGGATACTGTCATAATATTTATAAAGCTCTCCTCGTCCCCGTTTGTTGGGAGTACAATCGTCTGCTATGATGAGATTATAGGGTACTCCTGCATCGAACTGGTCCAGAGTATTTAACAGGCTTTTTAAAAATTTTAGCCCACCATAAACTGCAACTATGATGTCTACAGGAGCGCCGGTTGGTTTTCTCTTTCTTTTTTTTCTCATAAAATTTTAAGGTTCGACCCCTTGACAAAATGATGTTTTTGTGTTATAATGTAAGTACAAACAATGAAAGGAGAATTAGAATGGCTGATAAAGAGTTATTTGATAAGATCAAAGCCTACATGATTGAAGTTATGGACGAGCATATTGACCCCCTCACAGATGAGACGAACACAGCCACATTGGTAGAAGATGCTGCTGATAAGTTCGGCCTATATGTGAAGGACAAAGAGGGCAGTATCTACCCGGAGGATTGGCTATTCGACCTTGCGTTCTACGTATACCGAGATTATTGCCCTTAGTCAACTAAGATCTCCACACAATCCTCCCAAGTTGGGTAGTCACTAAAATCTCCCACCATTTCCGGATGATTGAAAATATGGTCGATTGCTTCGGCAGCAGCTTCCTCATCTATCCAGTATCTCCTTTGGTTGCCGAGTGGAAATATCGTGGGGGGTCCCTTAGGCGGAATTTTTATTCCTCCAGGAGCCTCACTGATGGCAGTACAATCCGTTGCCACCCAAGGAAGCCCACAAGCTGCTGCCTCCCTTAAGATTAACCCATACCCCTCCGCCTGACTAGGAAGTAGGAACACATCTGCTGCTCTGTAGTGCTCTCTTAGTAAATCTTTTGATAATCCCCCTACCCAGACAAAGCGGTTCTGTAGGTCGTAATCTCTTGCCAGAGCGTGCAGATCCCACCCCTCGTAGGGGCTCCCCTTGTGCTCTTTGCTCGGGGCTACAATGACTAGCATCGCTTCTTCTTTGAGTCTAGACACAATCTCAAAGCAGGCGGGGAGGTTCTTGCGGTCATTGTTGTCTGCAACTGTCAAAACGATTTTACTATTTGCTACGCGACTTAAAACATCCACAGGAGGTTCATTTGATTTGATCGCTATGTGCTTGAGCCAAAGTTGCCCACACTTTCCTCTAGCTAGGTTATTGTCCCCGGGAGTCCAGTAGTCTATATCTAAACCAAGAGGTAGGTAGGTAGTCTCTAATCCTGCTTTCTTACAAACTTCAACTCCAAAACGAGAAATAACAAACCGTCTATCTAACTTCTCTGCTGCCTCCGGCCAAAGGAGGGGCCAACTTTCTATAGGAAAAACTGCTGTGTATTCCCAATCTCTATCTTGCAGCGCGTTCTCTAGCCTAAGGTGTTTGTGAAGGTCAAAGATGAAAATAGTGTACTTAGCTTTAACTGCATCTCTTAGGTGGTTTACGTGGGCGGGGAGGGCTTGATAGATTCCAGAGATCAATGAAAATGGATAAGTGTGGTATTCTCCTTTGTAGCCGCAGTCAATAATATAGACATCATAGTCTCTCCCCAAAACCTTTCCAATCTCATGGGAGATAACTCGGTAGGAGATTGCGTCGTGGTTGGCAATGATAATACTTTCACACACCTACTACCTCCAGGATTTGCTGTGCTCGGTGTCTATACGTATGCTTTTCTACAATCGAATTATGAGTGTAAACAGTCTCACACTCCAACGCTTCTTTGATGGTTGGGACAATTTCTTCCAAACTCTGGTAGGTAAACACTCCGGGGCAATTTCCCAAACCAGGAAGAAGATCCAATCCTAGAACATAGTTTGTAACGAGCGGAATTCCGCAAGACATGATCTCGAAGACTCGCATATTTATATCGTAGGCGATGTTTTGGCCGTAGAAGGAGCTAATGTTAAATCCAACTCGACTCTGCCGGTAAACTTTGGCCCCATCTTCCATAATTGCGCCTTCGATCCCCGGCCAGTAGAAGTTGAACTCTTTACCCAACTTGTCTAAGATCTCTAGGCGGGTTGGATCATAACAATTTCCCACAAACGCTACATCGTAAAGTTTGTTCTCCTTGGGATGGCTAGCCCAGACCTCGGGATCAGCAGCCAGCGGGAGCCAGGTAGAATCTATTCCCTTATCTCTTAATCTTAAAGTATCCTCATACTGAGCCTGAAAAACCCAACCACCAGCTTTGAAAATCTTTTCAGCCTGGGAATCATCATCTGGTTGCCTAACATCAGGATTGCAGTTTCTCCTTGAGTCAATAAACCAAAAAGCGCATCTGGACGCCCAACTATCCTGTACAACCAAAGGGCCGCCGCTGTCTACACACAAGTAT